GATATATGGCCCAAATCAGGGAGTCTAATATTATCCTCATTTTGTAAATAATTACTTATGGAACCAATAAAAGGATATTTAGATAGTCTTGAATATAAATATTCTCATTCCGAGAGCTATTAATTTAGCTCTCCCTAAATACAGCATTTATGACTAAGATATACATAACACTTATTACAGAAACAATTATTCCTGCTGGAAAGTTTGAAATTAATAATGAGGCAAACACTATTATTATTGATTCCGAGCTCTTATATAGCATTAATGATATCAGTAAAATTGAATTTGTTCATAATTAGAGTATTTAAGTCATCATTCCTAATAAATTATTTACTATGAAGAAGTTATTCTTTATTTTTATAGCGCTCATTTCATTAGTAGCCTGTAATGATGAGGTTTACAATCAAGGATTTGGTCTCATTAAAAACGTAAGGGCTAAAGTGCTTGAAAATGGCACAGTTACGTATTGTACGCTTGATGACAGGAAGAAAGAAATATATCATCCAAACGATACAGTGTGGTTAAATCTTGCTACACACCAAATTGATGATACATCTTCTAATACAATGCAAGTTGTATTATTAGAAGATTAAAATATAAACTTGGACGGTTTATGGATAACATTTTAGGGGAATAAAACTAACATCAGCTCGCATTGAATGCTGGCAGTATAGCATCCTGAATTGTTCATCTCAGTCCTTATTTTATTAATCGGGAGATACATTCAAGATGATGATATGCAAAAGGAGTCTGTTTCTACAGCTATTGAGGCATATCATCTCTTTAATCCATTAATACTCAATAACTTATGCTAGTACTTAGTATTTTTCTCATCATCTTTGCCATCATATACATTGTTGGTAAATATCTAAACAAATAAATCGTATTCTTTATGAACAAGAAAATTATCGCAGTTATTATGTGTGTTACTATTGCTATTTGTGCTATTTCATGCGCTGGTCCCAAATCAGGATGTTATGGTACAAGAGGAATGATTGGATTTGGGCACAAATAATAAATCATTAAACACTCTAGTAATGAGTGTTTTGTTTAATGCAACTATTGCATAGTAAATATGTGGAAGGAGCTGGATGGGCAGCAACCACATATTTTACTTACAATATAGGTCACAAGTCCTAATAAATGCAGAGTGGACAAAAATTATATTTATGAACAGTATAATAGATATTTGTGAGGAACTCCTTACAAGAATACGTAATGGTGAGACTATATCTAATGAGGAATTAGATAATAAATTAGTAGAAATTAAGTCATTTGCCTATGAAGAGTTAATGGGCGAGGACTTGTAATATATTATTAACTAAAGCGTATTGTCTACGATACAGACTAAATTACTATGCTAGTAGATACAACTATCGAACCCAAAGAGATTACACATGATGTTGATACTGATACACAGGTGGCATCATTTGGATATTATGAAGGTATTAAGTTTGCCAAGCTTAATAATCTAATACAGGCAACAAATTTCAAGGAAGTATTTGCAGGTACACACTATATTGTGTGTTGTGGAGATGTCATGGTGAAAGTAAATCCTAATGATTATCAACACATTACACGCAGAGTTATTTAAATACTTTAGTTATACCCAATATCATAGAAGTATGTGAGGGTATGACTATTACCCTCTAAATCAACCTATTATGAAAAAAGAAAAAATTGCTGAAATATTAAGGGATAATGGTATTACAGCATTTCCTGCTCCTGATGATGCTAACAGAGCATTTCTCCTACAAACTGACACAATTCATAGTGATCCTCTTATGAAGTTAATAAGAGCTGGCGTCACTACATTTACTTCCATTAATAATGATGGAGACCAGGAGATAATCCTCGAGTATTAGTAAACAATATTATTAAGACCTTAAATACTATGGCATTTATGAATACATCATTATTTATAAGCAATCTTATTGCTCAAAAAGGCGAAGGTTTCTATTGTATTCTTAACGAAAAAGATGAGATTACCGAAGTGTTCAAACTGACAATCAATACTTACGGAAATGAGGTTGTTCAGGTCATTGGTAATTGTGGAAAGTATTCTCCCAAGGATATTATCCATATGATTGAAGAGGAAGGGGCAGGTAGTAGATTTGTGTTTCTCAGTGATATCATATCTATACCTACCCCGACTGATCAGGAGATTGCCCAAATATGGTGTGAAGCTCCCCTTTCTTTGGAAGGTAAAGTTATACCCTTCGAAACCAATCAACAAAACAGTGAATCAGCTCCTGATTTAATCGGGCGTGAAAATATGGATTTTACTATGTAAAATATAGATTTAGCTAAGAGGATATTGGATGAGAGGTCTTTAAGGCTAAATCTCTGAGGGATGATACATCTGACTGCATCTTTGAAACCACAATATCAAAAAAAGCCGTCGAGCTTGTATCTCCCTCTTTTTATCACATTTAAATTAACCGTCCATGGATGAAATATTTGATGTATTAACAAAGCACGGTGTTAATGTTGAATTACATGAGGAGGGTAGTAAATCTATTGTACTAATTACTAACTCATTAAGTTTTAACATTATTACTGATCTCCTCTATGTTGGTATTAAAACTATATGTGCCAGCACTGATGGGAGAATTATTATTGAAGCATAATTATTCACCAAACAATATACATCTCTATGCCTAAAGGTATTCCAAACAAAAAGACAGGTAAACGTAAGTATACCAAACGTGCCATTTCAGAAATGACCACCGAAATTACGCAGGAGGCCATTAAGTCAAGAAAGCAGGAAATCATTGAACATCTTGAAAGCTATCATGTCAAATACACTGACATGGATGGCCACCTATGCATTAATCAGTTACAAATGGTGAACGCTGTAGTAATTTCTGACCTGGTTGATCTCGGTATTCAGGCTATGAATGCAAGGGTGAAGACTGATGGCACGCCTTACATTGCTCTCTACTATTAGAGCCCTGTGTTAATCTCTATCCAAAAAACACTATTAACTATTAAATTACTATCTATGAAGGTGAAATTGCTTTATGTAATCACTCTATTCATTCTATCCTGTAAGACTAGAACCAGTGAATTACAGGTAGAAGTTAAAAAGGATCAGGTAGTTCGTGAACTGTCACCTTCCAAGGATAGTTCATGGCTAGTACGTTCGGATGGTACTTATCAAAGAGTCCATGACCAGGATATATACGTAATTGGAGGAAGACAAGTTCTCCCCAATGGAAAATTATCCTCCGATACTATCAGAAGAGTTGTAACCAGAGACTATCGTCCTGGTGATACTGCTTTTATTGATTACCAGAAAATAAATATGGTTGTTATTTACGTTGAGAAACGTGGTAACTAAGGCTTTTTTCATATGGCAAGCAATCGTTAGAGTTGGGGTGTTTCTACACCTCAACTTCATTTTATTTGCCTAAAGTTATTGGTGATAATATATTTCGTTCTTTCACTGTATTGCAAACTCCAGTGAGGGGTACAGTGTATTGTCATCATGTCTTTTCGGGTTATTAAATATCCGGTTGCAAACGGTCTGGGACTTTCCCGACCATATCAGGGTACTTGCGGAGAGAATGTCTATTCTCTCCTAGTTTTAATACATCATTCTCACGTAGATATAAAGACTTCTTATTAAACTAGTGTATCACCAGCGGAGTGTAATCTACGATTTAATAAGATGTGAAACTACCTAATTAATAAAGATAACCTCACAAAGGCGGAGGAGTAGCTGGAGAGAAATAGGCACCAGTATTAATTAGTTCCTAAGGGTGAGCTGTTAGTAGAGAATAATAGTTTAGGAGATGGACTGCCCATTCCCTACTAACAGAATGTGGAAGGAAACATTTTTGACCTATCTATTTAAATCACTATACCAATGCTAGACAGGAAAAGCGAAAAAATCACTATTTTAAGAGAGGCTCTCATGAGGATTTCGCAAGAAAAGGAACAAATTAAACTTACTAAGGAAGATATTGAGAAAGGAACTAACAAGTTCATTAATTACACAAATCTGACTCTTAAATCTGAGGAGATTAAAGAGGATATAGTACTATCTTGTAAAATCCAACCAACTTATAATTTTGAAGAGTCTTCTTTTCTGCCCCATTTCTCGAATTGACATACTACGGGGCATTTTAGAGGGTAACGTAACGGAATCTATTTCTATAGATTCCTCTGTCGTAGGACTGTTGTTCTACCTGATGAAAAGATAAATAGTACCATAGTGAAAATGGCAACGTGATAGTCCACCTCACGGTCATTCAGTAAAGGTCACGCTCTCTGGAACTATTAGTGGAGGCGCTATGGTATTATTTATTGACCTAACTGAGGGTCGAAACAGAAACACCTAAAACTAACTAAATTATGAAGAAATGCCTGCTGTTGCTCACAATCTTAATGAGCACATTTACAATGTTTGCCAATCCATGGGACATTAAAACAAAGAATTTTGTTTCTCATGCACCATGGGACAGACCGCTGGAAAAAAAATTATTTACACCGGAAGTCTATTGGGCCACTATTACAATTGTAGATGATTATAATGTAATAGTGAGAACATCTCTCACTGAATCAGATCCCAACCATACTTGGAGGTCTCGAATGAGCGTTAATGCTGAATGGTATGTAAAAGTAGGGTTTAATACCTGGCAGTGGCAAACTGTCACCTATTTATGGGATATTGATATACCTCCCGGAAATAGTTTGTATGATAAATATATATTGTTGCCTCGTAAGACCAGATTCTATTCTATAGATGGAGGCCAAACAGTAGATGAGTCGCAATATAGTGTATATGACTTTTTCCAGTTGTAGCACTTAAATCCATTAATCAATGATTACTGATGTAGAGAGTGGAAATCTCTCAGTATCAATTTATTTCCTTATTGCAGCTACTATTATAGCTGTTATTCTCTACCTAATAAGAAAGAGAAATAATGGAAAACAATATCCCAACGAATAACACTATCGCTTATGTCCTGATTGCAGCAGGTATTCTGCATTACATTGCTTTAATTATCTCTAACTAAATCGTATGAAGTCTATTTTAAGCTATTTATTAGCGTCCGTATTCAGTATTATTATGCTCACAGTAGCATGTACAAAATCAAATGAATCTGTTAAGCAGGAACATCAAAAAGCGTATTATAATGTGCTCGCAATAAGCACTGATACCACTGGAACTCCATGGATGTATGCAAGGACAGAGACAGTTGGTCTTGTAATAGCTGAGGATGATAAGCTCAAAGCAGAGCTTATGTCCTTTAGCAATATTAATGGTCATGCTCACTACATGGTGAGAGTAACCAGTAAAATATCCTGTGATATGACCCTAAACTGGGGATGGGATGGTCTTACGATTGATGAAATAAGCCCTAATAACAATCTATTGCTAGCTAATGAGGTAAAAACATTTGAACTTATTGGTGATGCAAAGATTGGTAAAATTAAGGTACAAGGTCAACATATTGGTAATGATTGTCCCAATTCCAGTACACTCATTATTAATATTACTATGCAAATACTTCCTATTAAGTATATTGCATACAGTACTAAATATGATGAGAAGACAGGTGATGTAACAATATCCTTTGAAATTGATGATCCAACAGTAATTGATCGCTTTGTAATTCAAAAAGAGAAGGAAGGAAAGATAAGTGAATTAATGAATTTTAAATGTGATAAAAAAACAAAGAAATATTCCATTCCTATATGGGAAGGAATTGGTAAGTAATTGAGCAGCTGATAGTAGTTGCTCATAAGTCTATGGTGGGTGCCTTTCTTAGGAGTTTGAGAAAAAGACCTGTGCTTACCTCAGAATTAGGCATCCACTATTCTTTAATTATTAGATTATGACAACGAAAACAAGGTATGTGGTCATTTACAAAAGTAATGACCCTACAAATGAGGAGACCATTTCGTTCGGTGTAAAAACGAAGACAAAAGCGCAAGCTTTAACAAGAACTCGTGAATTCATTTATGCAAATGAACTTCATGAGAATTCAACCCTATTCGACTACAAGCTCACTGCAGAACCTTCAATGAAGCCTGCATTACACGAAATACCAGATGAAGAAGGGCAAGTAGAATATCCTAACACAGAGGATATTGTGTACGAAGATTTCTAATTATATGACGTATGTAAGAGTGGATTGCTAGATTTTCCAAATTTAGGTGGTCATGAAGCTCTTACATGTGTCATATAAGATTTTGGTTTACACTTGTGTGCATATGGAGTTAATTCGCAATTACTTCATAGGTCTAATAACAAGAAGAGTGCTTGGGTGCAAATCCCATCTTAAATGAAATTGGTAGGAGAAATCCGAGTCCATGACATCTTCAAGTTATTAGGTTTAGGCCAATTAACAGATTAGGCGCTCAAACACAAAATTTATTAACAATGAAAAATCTACTGTTTCTCAGTGTGGTGTTCTTATCACTGATCGCTATGGCGTTTCAGGATAAGAAGCCGTTGCCTAAAGGGCATTGTTTAGGAGTTAAGAAAAACGGTGATTCGTGCAGAATGATTCCAAAGGACAGTAAGTATTGTCATTGGCATCAACCAATATGTGCGAAAGAAGGATGTAGAAATCCAGTTGATAACAAAGGAGATTTCTGCATTTGCCACCTTAAGTAATACTATTGTAGCGTACCCCTTCATCCAACATTTTCTAATAAAAAAAGTTAAATGTATGGAGTTAAATGAGGATTACGCGGTATTTATTTATTATAAACTTCCTGTAATAACACGAATTGGTTCAAGTGTTTACAATATACTTGTAAGCATGGGAAAACAATATTTTACAGGGTTTTTAATAAATTGCGAGAAATTCGCAGATGATATTGTAGCTATAACTGAAAAAGAGACTATTTAAATGTCTCAGCCTATTTAATGTTAACATTGATTTGTAGAGAACGAATTGTTCAGTAATGAACAATGTGCATTCTATTCGTTAACATTAAAATTTTCAGTTATGATCAAAGTTTTAAGGCACGGAAATACTATTAACGTGCAAAATCCAGTTACTGGTACATGGACTGAGATGATTGTAGTTACATTCATTGAGGAAGGTAGAGATGGTGCAGACAAGGGTATGTCTGAAACTTCAGCCTTTTTAAGTGCTATTACCGGTGAGAATGTAGGGCTTAGTCAGTTGCGTACACATTCACATCCTGTTAAAGCTGAGATGATAGGACTATTCCCTATTGACAGGGAATTCCCTGGACACATTAACAGAGGATTATTTAGCACTCCACAGATTACGCAACAGCTTGACAAGGATCCACGTATTATTGATGGTAAACCTACCTACTTTAAGACATGGATCAGTGACAAAATGGAAGATGATGTGGATATGCGTATGGATAACAATGTGTTAGCACAAATGGAACCTAATCGGTTGTTTGGTGCTGCAGTGGGTGCTGCAAGGGTTCAAAGAACAAGCAATCCTAATAGAGGATTTAGTGACAATCCACCCAATCAACCAATAAGTCCGGAAGGCGGACAACCAGTTAGCACACTAGCTGGTGCATTTAATCAGCCACGAGGAGAGTAGACTGATTTTAGGAAGAGGAGAAATCCTCTTCCTTTATTCTTTATTAAACCCCACCGTATGATTTCTTTTACCCTTAAGGAATCTTTGGACGAGAAAGAATTTAAGAAACTGTATTCCCAGGAACTAATCTGCAATAAGGAGAAGACTGGTAATCCAGCATTGGACGCTCTTATGGAGAGTTCAATGGCTATGAAATTTACGCAATTTAACTTCCACCCAAACTAATTTCATCTATGAAGAACTACATCTGTCCCTATTAGTGGGACACAGTAGAGAATAAAATCTTAAGTATGGAAATTATCAAAAGAAAACGATCGTTAGTAGTACTCAAAGATAAGAAGGGTAGATATTGGTTAACACGGAGAAAGAAACCTAAGCACAACAATAGACGACAGCGGCCTGCAAGAGTTTACTATAAACCCCTTCTCCAGATAGACGAACAAGAGTTATATTTGTTTATCTCCTGAGTATTCTCTACTATGTCCTTAACTTTACCCTAATTGCTTAATTGTGAATTTATGATAACAAAGCAAGAAACCCTTAGTAAATTTGTACAGATTCCAAGATCACACATCTTCGCTGTAAACCGTACATTATATACACGAACAGATGGTGTTGAGAAGGAAGAATTACATTACTTACAGAAACTTGGTCCTAACAAGGCTATGACACTGGACAAGAGTGTAATTATACATATGTTACCAAACGATGAGGTGTTTGTATGTAGCATTGTGAAGAACAGCGTAAGCATCAAACAAGCCTCGTAGAAGTTATTATATTTACAGATATTACGCAAGATTTCAGTATTAACTACATCTGTAAACCACCTAAGAACTAAAAATAAGACTGAGACCAGTATTTTATGGAATCCATAAATACATAACAGTTTTATGAAATTTCACGCCCCACGGAGTCAATCGCTAACCAAGGTTCCATTATTTGCAGTGAAAAATAACACATTAATATGTCCGGAGAAGGAATTCCTTAAGAAGGATTATCCCAACCTTCCCTGTGATATGGTTAAAATTACTGCACAGGATGGAAGAAAGATATATGTCCCACGACATAAACTTAGTTCTGCTGATTGTTAATCTGATTTGTAAACAATTTATCTTATTTTATTATGTCCACTATGTTAAATTTTCTAACCCGAGGCTCTAAAGTTATGATCGCTGTTAGTGAAGAGGGTGCACCAATTATTAAACCTTTCAGAGACGAGCAAGGTAATCCAAGAACAGATAACCGGGATCGCCCAATTGGTAGTATTATGCTCACTCAAAGCGTTCGTGTGATGAATGGTACATTTCTTAACGGTGCTAACAGAGTAGCATTTATTTCTGGCACTATTGAGGAATTGGAGAGTATTGTTAAACAGAACAAGCTTAAAGCTGGAAGCGAAGTGCCTGGCAGGATCATCCAAAAAGAATCTCTGAAACCCTTCTATCCTAACCAGAATCCTAAAATCAACCCCAGCAATGGTGAGCAGGTTGGATTCACCATTAATAACGTATTTCATCCTATCTACATGCAACAAATACTTGTAGAAGATGAAAATGCAAAGGATACGTTGATACGCAGCGCCGATGAGGTGGAGGCGATATTAAACGCAAAAAAGATTAATAGCATCACAAATGAGCAAGCCGGAATGATGCATGAAAATGCTCGTGTACCCAACGGTGAATAAACCAGTAGGTAGACATTAGCAATGTAATTCCTTATTTTTTAACAAGTTGTGGTGTAGGGAGTTAACAAATATTAACTCCCTATTTTTTTTAAAACCTACATATGTTGAAAATATCGTTGATTGGTAAACCATACAGCTTCTACACATTTACTGAGATATTAGGCTTTATACAAGGCTTAAAATCTTCTATACAACAAGAAGCTGTTGCAGAACAAGCTATCGAACTCCTTAAGAAATCCTCACTGGAGTTTGACCTAGTTGAGTATTATACGGCACAATTTAACTCATTCATTCCCAAAAAAGAAGAGTATGAATCTCAACAAATGGTGCTTCCGAATTGGTATTGTAATTTGTGGGGGTTTTGTCTTTAATTATGGATGTGAGCTTGCAAACAAAGGTGATTTGTCGGCAATATTTGGCATGATGATCTTTGTATGTTCTGCCGGTCTATTCTATAAGGGTATATCCCAGTAAAAAATTTTTTGAACAAATATTTTTTTTAATTCTTAAATTTCTTTTCAGCATGAAAAAGAGTATTCCTATTGTAGTAATTCTTTTAATAGTAGGTCTTGGTAGTTACAAATATTATAAATGGAAGAATCCTGATCCTGTAAAACCAGATGCTATTCAAACAATTGTTCCTAATAGCACTTCTGTAAATATAACCAGCACGTCCTTGCAGGGTGGAGATATTGCTAAAGCTCAAGCTAATAGTTTAAATATTCAACTTGAACCTGTAATGAACGGCGTTCGAAAAGGTGTCATCGAAGTAGGTGCATCTGGATTCAACGCCTTTGTTGTTGACATTGACAAAGACAAAAACTGGGAACTTGTATCAAAAGAATTTGGAGAATCCCTGGCCTGGGAGGGCTTCGCAAACACTTCCGACATTTATACCCAAATGAAGAAGTATATTGCTTCTATTGCTAATAAAGGTGTTGCCGGTCGCAATATTCAATTCGTAGTATCATCCGGTGCCATGAAGGTTAAGAATATTAGCATGGTGATGCAAGCTATTCGTGAGAAAGGCTTCGTAATTAATGAAGTGACAGCAGATCAGGAGGGTAAATTTGCTCTAAAAGCTTTACTACCAAAGAATTACAGGAGTAATAGTTTCACTGTTGATATTGGATCGGGTAATACAAAAATCAACTGGTATGAAGGCGATCGTCTTAAAACAGTTGAATGTCCCGGTGCTAAATATTTTGCAATAGGTAAAACTGACCAGGAGGTATATAATGAAGTTGTCACTGCTTGTAATAAGATTCCTGCTAATCTGCGTAGCAATTGTTTTCTTATTGGTGGGGTGCCTTATACACTTGCCAAAGAATCCCGTAGTGGAAATGAACGGTTTACTGCTCTCGCTAATCCCGATAATTATAGCGCCGGTGATGATGTTAAGAAGAAATCAGGATTGAACATTTACCGGGCAATCTACGAAACCGCTAAGTGCCAGAACTACATTTTTGACGGGGATGCCAATTTCACTATTGGTTACCTACTGTCAATGAACTAAGCCCCGTTTTAACTCCAATATACTCTAAACAAAAAGCATGAGATGCGAATGTGTGATGACAATTGCCGGCAAAGTATCCACCTCTCATGCTTTTTTAAAGCATTTTTATGTGGATTTTAATTATTTGGATAATTGGAACATTATTTAGCTACTTTGTATCCAGAAAAATGTTTAGAAAAGAAAATAATTGGACAATAAAATCTAGAGCATTTACAATTATTTACGCTATTCTTGCATCATGGTTACTAGGAATTATTGTATTTTGCGTGCTTTATTTTAGCGACCTTAACTGGAACAAAGAAGCTAAATGGTAAAATTTTTATCATGAAATATGTTTTATTTGGACTGTTAGCGATAGTTTTTTTCGCTTTAGTTGTCCCAAAAATCTTTAATTTCTTTAATGCATGGGTAGCCTTTGGTGCAGCTATTGCAGGTATTATTGGAATTTATTACTACATTAAGCACCTAATTAACAAACATCTTTAAGATGAAAAAGCTCATTATTGCATTTTTTGCTCTTATTTCTGCCTTGACATTTATAGCCTGTGAACGTGTAGCACCGAATTACATTGGTGTACTTATGGAAAACTATGGTAAAAACGGTAAATCTGACTTCAGCACTACTAAAGGACGTGTTAATGTTTCTTCTCCCGGCACAGAACTATTCCAAGTTCCTTTATGGGAACAACGTGGTGGCTTTGAAGAAAAGATGCACCTAAAAACTGCTGATAACACTGAAATTACTGCTCAGCCTTCCTATAGCTACACAGTTATAGAAAATCGCGCTGTTGATGTGGTATTTCAGAACAAACAGCTAGGTTCTGGCGACACATTCATGAAGTCATTAGAGGATAATATCCTTGAAATGAAAATTCGTGATCTCGCTAAAGAAGAGAGCCGTAAGTACGTTACTGATACATTAATGGCCAACTCTGGTTCTTTAAGGTTTGAGAAAGATGTAGAGAATATTGTGCGAAATGAGTTTGAGAAAAAAGGTTTAAAGCTTGAAAGCTTCTCTTGCCAGCTCGATTTTAGTGATAAAGTAAAATCTAAGATCGACAGTCGTAATGAAGTAAATACTAACCTGTCAGTATTAGATCAACAAATTGCAGAACAAAAGAAGAAGAACGAGCTTTACGATTTACAAGCTGAAGGTGATCTTAAACGACAAAGAGGTATTACACCTGCTCTCTTACAACAACAATTTATTGAAAAATGGGATGGTCATACACCTATTTACGGTTCTGCTCCATTCTTTATCAAATCCGTAGATAAGTAATGAACCGACTATTATTATTTACATTAGTATTCTTCCTCTTCACCGTAATTGGTTGTATGAATGAAGCACAAGAAGTGACTCATAGTGGAGATTTCAATGTAGAGCTTTTATTTGAAAAGGATGGTTGTAAAGTGTACCGGTTTGAAGATGGAAGCCGATATATTTACTGGTCAGACTGTTCAGGTAAAATGCAATCTGATACCTATCATTCAACCGGCAAGAGTAGTGGGTATATAGAACATATGGAATCCACAACCAATTAATGTGCTAAGTACTAACAAGTATGAAGGTAATCTTCCGGGATCAAAAAGGTGAAATTACTTCACCACCCAAACAAACACCGAAACAGAGAGCTACTTGGCTCTCTTCTCGCTTCAACTCCAAAGAAGATGCTTTAGAACATTGTGATGGTATAATTGAGATATTCGTAGATCAATTACCACCTTTAACTAGCAACTACTGGAGGGATGTGAGAAAAGAAGTTGAACTTCTAAATGAATGGTAATGAAGGGTAAATTCAAAGTAATATTTGATGGGTTTGAAACTCTCGCTCAAGCCCAATCATTTGCGGATTGGTACGTAAATGATGCTGAAGGAGTTAATCCTATTTTCTATGAAAAGAATGAGGATAAACTAATATTTGTAGAAGCGAATCATTCACACGCAGATGAAGAAACGCGAGAGATTATTATACCACTAAATCTGTATAAGAAGTGATAAACATGAAAACAGTGGATTTAACAAACTCCACTCAAAAATTCATTGCTGCAATCGTATTAGTAGGCGTACTTGTGATCCTTTACTTACTACTACCCCCATTAATTACAATCTTCACCAACTTGTGGATTGCGGCAGCATTGGGTATTCCATTACTCTTTCTTGTATGGAATTACGAGATTATCTGGACGCTTTTCAAGAAATTGTCGTGGGATATGACCAAGAAAATCATATCTTCTGACAAGCTTTGGTATTTATACCAGTATCATGCATACATGGTGCGTAAAATTGATGAGCTACATATCAGTATTCTCAAAATCGGAGAAATTAAGATTTCTACCAGCCGTTCTATCAATGCAATGATAAAGGAATGTGAAGAAAATAAGGCTAAGGCAGTAAAAATGGAAGAACAAAATGCTGCTCCTGGTATTATTAAAGTGGCAAAAGCTAAAGTTGGTTTACTAGATCAGCAAATTAATGAGCTATTACCTAAACTTGATTTTATCAAAGCCCAGGAAAAATCCCTACAAGAGCTACATGAGGCTTGGACTGCCGATACAGAGATACTTAAAAGTACATTAGATGCTAAGGCCGAATATTACAAAATGATGAAAGAACTAAGCACTGCTACGGACTCTGCTAAGGCATTTTTACAGAAAGATTCTCCTGAACTTCAGCGATACAATGAGTCGATTCTTCAAATCGAATCATCAATTGCTGAGTATACTTCTAATGTTGAACAGTTCCAACGTGACGTAGCACCGCAGCTCACCAAGATGAGTGCTGCTAACGCTTTAAGCGAAGAACAAGGTACTGCTCTCATAGAGGAGTATAAGAAGAAGCGTCTTTCTGGTTTAGAATAAAAATTTTTGAAAAGAGTTGTTTTAAATGTAAATTATGGAAAAGAATGATTATAAGGATATTGCAACAGCATTATTCTTAGTTTACACCAAACCAAAAGCTATAAGATTGAAGAATCTTTTACATAACCCTGAAAGTACATACTGTAAGGCTAAATGTAAAGAGAATAATCCCGGATTACCGGAATGCAGTTGTCATAACTTTTGTAAGTTTGATGGTATTCAATTTGATACTTCTCTTGCATAATTTATAAAAACAACTCTTTTCTTCATATCAAAAACATTTATGGAATCTAACCTAACCCCGGAATACATTCAATTTATCAATGAAGGTCAGAATTTAACTACTTTGGTACAGCAAGTTATAGATAGGATACAATATTTACCGGGGTTTTTAAATGAACTAAACATCTTGTTGGTAAAATATGAAGACCCATTCGAGGAGGTTCCGATAGAAGTTCCAGAATCTGAAGAGATTTTGACAAGTGCTGTCGGAATTCTTACGGAAAGAAGGTTAAAACCAGAATATTGTAAATAACTCTCTATGAAAAAATTTGTCATAAACACCATATTTTTCTATAGTACTATGATTTCTTGGGCAATGTGGTCAATGTTTTTTGAACACTGGTTCTTCGCTATTTACTTCCTCTGTATTACTCTAATTGTTTTCTTTATTGACATTAGAAATATCATTAAAGAGGATCTAAGGAATATTGAACAGGCTTCATGCTGATTCTCTATCTATAACAATGAGAAGGAGAAATCCTTCTCTTTTTATTTTAAATTATGGACTTTTTAACATCTTTAAATACAGCATTTTCTCCAAATCCTATTGTTGTAGTAAATGGTGTAATTACAAGAGAAGATGTAGCTGAACATTTATGCACAATAATGGGTGGAGAACCAATTATCTTCCCCGCCAGTCACGATCAGAAAATTCATTACTTAAAAATTCAAGGCAAGACAACATAACACTTTAATGCCAAAAACTTGTAAACATGAAGGCTGCAATAATCATGTATTCGCTTGCAATTATTGTAAATTTCATCAATATCTCCGCACTGATAAGAAACAATCAACAAATAAAAAGCAAACTCGAATTAATAGACGTTCGAGTAAGAGAGCTAAACAAGAAGCAGAGTATAGTGTACTACGAACAGCCTTCCTCAAAGAACATCCAATATGCGAAGCTCGACTCAATGAATGCACGAGAATAGCTACAGAAGTACATCATATGAAAGGAAGATCGGGTAGACACACTTGCCCCCTTGCTGCGTAATCAGCATTGAATAAATAACTATTAAAAAATTAGTATATGGTACAGAAATCAATGACAGTTGCTCAACTTATAGAAGAGTTAAAGGACAAAGACCAAAACTTAAAAGTAGTAGTACATTGTGAAACAACAGAATCGCAAGGTATGCTACAGGGTATTCTTATCTGTAACCATGTAACAATACCTTACGATAAAGGCGATACTGTTTATAGTGACGGAACGCTTAGTTCTGGAGAGAGCTGCCTAGTTCTTTCAGCTCTTGGTATCTATACTAATAAAAAGTAGTTGTTTAACTCAGAATATCGGTGAAAATCTTTAAAAATACAATAATGTTAAAGCAATACAAGAAAAAAGTAGATGAAGTACTTCTCAAAATGTGGAAAAGTAAAGAGTCTGTAATACAATGTATTACAAGAATTCACAGAGAAAAATGGTATTATGAAACAGAAAGAGAAAAGATAAATAGTTTTTATACTGACCTTAGCCTAAATCTTTTTCTTAATGATTTCTCTGAGGAGTTTGAATCTGGACTGTACTTTGAAATCAAAGGAACTGTCTATATTCATAAGGATGACTTACAAAAATTCTTAGATAATATAGATTTTTGTTGTTGGGAAAGAGACTTAGACCACAAATACTCTTTTAATAACAACTACTATAAGTTCAAAATTAAAAGATGGTACTATAGTATTGCTAAAAAACAATTATTTTACATGTAAAGACAATGCCGAGGGATAGATTAATTAAATTATTATGAAAAATACTTACAAGATTATATTACTAGTATATGTTGCTCCATTAATAAGTGGAAACAATGGAAAATATGAGCAAAGAGCTTATATTATGAAATTCACGCATGAAGAATTAGCTGAATATTGTAATAACAATCATGTTTGTGATTTTCAATTAATTAATAAGCCCGTAGAGACTACCAATGAGCAGCCTAAAGATATTATTGAGAAAGCTAAAGACATCATAGATGATTTAGTAGCTGGTTGGGGAATGTGTCCTGATATAGAGATAGAGAAGGAACACATTTTACAACACTTATCAGAGAATCTATAGGCTGAAGGTATAGTCCGAACTGCAAATATAACAAAAAAAACATGCAAAGAATCTCAGATTTCATCTCTACTATGCAAGAGCAAGGTAGAACAAGATGTGATGGTCTTCCACACGAAAGATTTGTAACTAAGCTCACAAAAGAGGAAGTTATAGATTTAATGATAAAAGTTGTGGGATGGGCTAAAGATGAAAACCCACATCTACGAAAGCATGGAGAAGAAGCTGTAGAAAAATATACTCCTTATTTACATAAAGAGTTGAATGAAATTCCATATGATGTACTCAATGGAATGTACAACAACTTATTAGTAGATGATCAGGGAGAAGTATACAGATACGATTCATGTTGTAATTAAATTGCAGATAACACATTGAAGAACTTCCTTGATGTGTCTACATGGTTAGCTGTTTGCCATAATTGTCACAGGTGGATAACTGATAACAGTAAAGAAGCTATTGAACTTGGTCTAAGTCAATCACGTCTAAAATAGTTTTATGACCAGAGAACAAAAATTTCTTCAGTTCTTAGAGGACAGACTAAAGAATGCAGGCTATTCAGAGACAATATCTGCCTATACCACCATTATGCACCACTTTAAAAAGTCATTTACTGAAACTAAAGAGCATTATCTAATCCAGTGGTCTTATTGGGAAGATGATAGTGAATACACTGAAGTTGCTGTAGGATGGTACACTGACGAAGAACTTATGAAGTTCTGTAGTGGTCGTCGTAAACTGAGAGTCACTCACATAAGATAACTAAAAACCTTAAAGATCAATCCATATGCACATTTATTTCATGGGAGTTCTTGTAAGTCTCCTGATTATAGCGGTTACATTTCTCACTAAGCTTCGTAAAATCCACAAATCGAAGCAAGTATTTGTCGTTCACCTTGACGATTTATTTTTTGCCTCAATATGCGCATTCGCATCGTGGGTAACTGTAATAGTGTTTGTAGTAATGTGCATAAAGAGGGACGTGGAAACAGTAGTAATTAAAAAATTTTGAAATCAATATGATTAAATTTCAGGTAATTGAAAAAGGCACAGAAAGGGGTCAAGCTTTGATCGAAAAGCTTTATCGCGATTCTAAAAATGGAATGTATTTCGTCACATTCCAACACCTAAATCCTCAGTCTGACGAAGACCAATATCGCGCTGTTTACTTTAGTAAGCTGCAAGAAATTGCTGATGAGACAGGTCATTCTAAAAAGGAAATGCATGAGATTATTAAAGATAATCTAATCGTTCCTACATTCAATAAAGACTCAGTTTCAAGAGGTGTACTAACCCTTGAAGAATGGGTAGCCCTACTTAAAGCAATGGAAATCTGGGCATGGCAGGAATATGATGTAATCATTGCATAATGCTGAAAATAAACGCAATAGACATTATTACAAATCCCAAAAAAGTAAACGCAATCATGGCCAAGGCAATCGCTAAAGCAAAAAAGGCTGCTAAAAAGAAGCCTGTAAAGAAGAAAGCAGCTAAGAAATTAGCTGTTAAAAAGGTAGCCGTAAAACGAGCACCTACTAAGAAACAAGTAAAAGTTTCTCTCAAATCCCTTATGTCGGACATAAACTCCAGAGGATATAGTTTAGACATTGACGAAGATGGTAGCAGCCGAACATATATAATGCGTTCTACTAGTAAAGATTACGATTACAACAACATTCGCCTGCATACAGATGGCCTTCCACATTGTTGTGGCGTAGATGAGATCGGTGATGTTACAATCAACAATCGTTATCCAAAGAACCGTGAAGTTCTTGACCTGCTCGTTGCTTACGCCTTCTTGAAGGAGAAAGATGACAGTGTTTCTGTTCCTGCTAGAGGAAAAGGTCTCACCAGAGCTACCGGCTTGATTTTCTGCAGTAATGGTGTAGATGATTGTATTGTTATCGAACGTGTATTCAAAACGATTCTTAAGGATCACTTTGTACCCACACCAAGCACAATTAATCCAAACAGCGGTAACACAATAACTATATTTGTTGCCAAGTTTTAATTTTCGTATCTTTGTTGAATGTTTAGTAATTTTCAAGGACTTGATATAGAGCTCTATCCTAACTACTTTCAGGTTGGGATACGAGACTATGTAACTAAGAAAGCTATAAAGTTTGAAGTTGACGAGAAAAAAGACGATAGGGGAAAACTCTATACTTTCTTAGTCAACTATCAAGGTTATTTAATCACCTTTAATGGTGTACATTATGACAATGTTGTCCTTGCTTACTTCGTCAAAGAATATAAAAAACTTTCTAAACTCTCTAGCATAGAGCTAGTTAGAGAGCTAAAACGGTTCTCTAACTATGTGATTGCTGATGAGCACGATACCATCAAGTGGTACAAATGGTATAAACATCCATGGATAAATGTTGACTTATTCCTTTACTGGGCTCGATCTCTTCGTATATCCAAGAAGATAAGCTTAAAATCATTAGGAATACAGCTCAATCATACAAGGGTACAGGAACTTCCTTACCCACATGATTCCATTCTTACCGATGAACAAAAGGCACATGTTCTTGATTATAACTTGAACAATGACCTTATCATTCTTGATAGCCTCACCAAAAGAATGGAAGAGGATATTAAGCTCCGAAAATATATATTTGAGGAGTATGGTATACAGTGTTGGAGCATGGATGCACCAAAGATTTGTAGCGAGTACATGCTTGAAGTGTATTGTAAGAAAACATATAAGAACCAATATCCTACATATGAAGAATATAAACGTGAGGTTAAGAATAGCCGATACATACCAAGTCCAAATTGGAAGCTCGGTGAGTTTCTTCCTCACGTTTCTTTCAAAACTAAGTATTTTCAGGATTTATTTGAAGAGATTAAAAGGTCAGGATCAGAATTTACTAAGGAGTTCCTTTACCAGTCCGGAAATACTAAAGTGCATGTTAGTATGGGTATTGGAGGAATCCACATTATCAACGATAATGAGTATTACGAGTCCAGTAAGACTCACCTGATTATTGATGAAGACGTTACTTCTCTATATCCTACACTTCTTGAAAAATACCGTTTCATTCGTAAAGAGCTTGAAATAGTATTGGATGAGTATCTAAGACTTAAGGCTGATAGGGTAGAAGCTAAAAGGTCTGGTAATAAAATTAAAGACACATTCTTAAAATTGTGTCTTAATGGATTTACTGGCATCGTTGACCAAGACGTTAGCTGGCTTTATAGTCCAGAACAAATGACTGCCCTGCGTGTATTCGGTCAATTGATTCAGCTTCGTATTCTGGAAGAGAAGTCTCTCGCTGGTATTCAAATCATTAGTAACAATACTGATGGTACAACCTGTATCGTTCCAATAGACAAAATAGATGATTATCATAGAATAAGTTGTGAAATCGCTGAGGAATTTGGTATAGGTTGGGAATTTACTAACATTAAAAAAATTGTTTACACAAATGTCAATAATTATATTGCGTTCCCTAGCAGTACTTATATGCTTGATAATAGGGGCACTAATATACAGATCATTGGATTAAAAGAAGATACAAAACCTAAGAGGAAAGGACTATATAAATATGGGAAAGATATTCCGTTAGGTGATTCAGTAAATGAGCAAGTAGTCGCCAAAGCTTTGGAGCTATTCTGGAAGGATGGTATATCCGTTTCTGAATCAATATCCAACCCGGAGAAATATGGATTTCATATTTATGATTACTGTAAGAGCAATCGTATTGATAAAACGTATGAAGTTTTTTATGAAGGTAAAAAGGTTCAAAACCTAAATAGGTATTATTTCCAGAAAAAAGGTGCTTATCTTCTAAAAAGAAAGAAAGAACCTAAAAATGGAAAGAAATCCAACTTTGAACATGTCAATGTTGGAGAAGGCGTATGTCTTTTTAACAATTATGAGGAGAAGTCCTTTGCGGAGTATGACATTAATTACTCCCATTATATTGAGAAGGCATGCACATTAATAACAGAAATTCTTAACAGACAATTAACTCTTTTTTAATGATATTATTTATAATAGGAATCCTAGCAGTAGCCTTTATTTTGGGATTCTGTATAGGACCACCCAAATATAAGTGATAAACGAAGAGAAAAGGAAAATTCAGGAAGAGGCATTCAACGCTCTTGAAGCTAATAACTTCAATGGAATTGTAATATTGCCTACAGGAACAGGTAAAACCCTTGTCTTAATAAATTGTTTAAAGGCTTTATATAAGCCTGGTATGCGTGTATTATATGCCTGTGATTCTCAGATGCTTAGAGATGGAGGATTTGATGAAGAGCTTGTAAAATGGGATGCTAAAGAGTATTGTAATATTATAGAGAAAGGCTGTTATGCTGGACTCTATAAAAGACATGGAGAATATTACGATATTCTCCTAGCAGATGAGGGAGATTATGCTCTAACCCCAGAATATTCTAAATTTTTTCTCAATAACAGTTTTGGTCATATTATATTTGTTAGTGCTACTCTGGAAAGTAAAAAAAGAGCGTTAGCTAAACAAATAGTACCAATCGTTTATGAGAAGAAAATCAAGGAGATAGAAGATAAGAAAGTAGTGAATAAAGCTAACTTTATTCTTATTCCCTATCTATTAAATCCATCTGAGAACAGACAATATGTAGCTTTTAATGAGAAATTTACTCATCTTCTAAGAGAGAATGATTTCACTAAATCAGAAAAAGCTAAAGAGAGGATTAAGAAGGACTTAGAATTTCTTAGTCTCCAGCGTATACATTTTCTTGCTAAATTGGATTCTTCTGCGTACATTTGTAGAAAGCTTCTGGATTATCTAAAACAAAAGAATCCAGAATCTAAAACACTAATCTTTTGTGGTGTAACAGAACAAGCTGATAGGATTGCTCCTTCTTTCCATAGTGGAAACGAGGACGATGATAATCTTAGGAGATTTGATGACGGAAACATTACAGAGCTTAGTGTATGTGGCAAAGTAAACAGGGGTAAAAACCTGAAGAGTGTCAATACTATAATACTAGAGAATTACAACAAAAGCGAAACCCTGATGGTTCAAAGAACCGGTAGAGGACGTAGGCTAGATGTTGATGAAATGCTAGACATATATGTATTAGTACCATACTACAAAAAACGTAGAGGAAAACAGCTTGTTAATACACCTACCATTATGTGGGAATGGTTAAAACAAGCTGGAAAGAATTTAGGTATAGAGAACGCAAAAACAATTTATTTAAAATAGGAGGTTTAATGCAGAGTATTGAGATTCAGTTTAACAAGAACATTATCGACAAAGTAAGGAGTTATAACTTCCAAGTAGACCAGTTAGGGTCCATTCTGTTTGTATTATTTGCATTATATGAAGGTAAAATAGACCTTCTTGATGAGTTTGATGATAGTAATAAACAGAAACGAGCACTATTTTTGTACAAAGAATTGGAGCTTAAAGACTTATTAACATCTTCTAAGGAAGAAGACAACACTATTTATGTCTTGACACAAAAAGGTATTGATTTAATTGAATTTATTAAAGAACAATCAAATGAAGTAACAGCAGAAAAAATAGCTGTATCCGGAGTGGATCAGCTTAAAACAGAAATAAAAACTGACGGTGTTGAATCATGGATTAACGAATGGTTAGAATTCTTTCCCAGAGGTGTAAAAACTAATGGTAAACCTGTTAGGAGTAATGCTAAGGAGTGCGCTCGAAAAATGGAGTGGTTTTTAAAAGAGTATAACTACGATAAGGACACCATTATGGAGGCTACTAGAGCTTATACAGAGTCCAAAAGACAAGTGGGATGGGAATTTATGCGTTGTGCAACATATTTTATCTTCCGTGTTGAATCCTCTATAAAAGACAAAACATCTGATTTAGCAACATGGTGTGATCAAGTAGTACATGACAAACAAAATCCATCACAAGAAGACACTTTTGAAGTATTAGCATAATGAATCTTTATCAAACTGCGCTTAATAATATTAAGCAAAAAGCTGAGAATAAGAAGCTAGGTAAGTTTAATGGTATTCCGTTTCCCTATTCTCGTTTCTCTCAGTATATTCCAAGCATTGATAAAGAACAAGTTATAGGACTCACTTCTTTTAGTGGTGCTGGGAAGAGTAGGTTTTTACGTCACACATTTGTAACACACCCTTATGAATTTTCCCTAAAACATAATTATTCTATCGAGATAGATTACTATTGTCTCGAAGATAGTGCAGAAAAAACTTTCAAATCCATCCTCTGTAACTATCTATTCACTAAATGTGGTGAGCGTGTATCACTTTATGATCTTGATTCTAAGTTTAAAGAACTTCCATCTCATATACTAAAATGTATTGTAGATGCTGAAAAATATTTAGCAGATTTCTGCAACAAGGTGCGTATTAAAGATACATTTACAACACCAAGGGCGATTAAGAACGATGTTTTGAGGCGTGCTTCTGAGATTGGTACAATCCATACTAAGGAGCATGAAGGTAAACAAATTATCGTAGGGTACACACCTAAAACAGATGTACATCGACTAATGCTGTTTGATAATCTCAACAATCTCGACAAAGATGCTGAACATAGGGATAAAAAACAGGCAATGGATGAATTTGTCGGAAAAGATTGTAGGTTATTATATTCTAAGATTCTTAAGGGTACACCAGTAGTGGTGCATCAGCAAGCATTAGAAGCTGAAAAACAACAGTTTACCAGTAACGGAGGAATGATTCTTGAGAAGAATAAACCTTCTCTAGCAAATCTTGGTGAAACTAAAGAGGTAACTCGTTCTTATCACCTCGTGCTTTCTCTTTTTACACCACATAAGTTTAAAGTCCCTAATTATAAGGGATATGACATAACAAAACTTAAGAACAATTTTAGGGAATTAGAAGTGTTGAAGACAAATGATGGAACTGATTCCTCAATTTGTTCTGCCTTATTCTTTGATGGAGGCCCAGAAGTGTTTTGGGAACTACCTCACTCTAAAGATGAAGCAGATAAACTTCCAAGGGTTTATGAATGGTTAGACCAAGAAAGAAACAAACAAAAAAATAAACATTTGTTATTCTAAAAACAACTCGTCATGAAGACAATAAAGAAGCTATACTTTGCTTACGGATCAAACATGAACCAAGAACGCCTAGAATCCCGTGTTGGAAAAGTTTCTAAAATAGGAGTTATCAAGCTCCCATACTGGAAACTTGAGTTTAACTGTGGCCCTGGAAGCCAACGGTTTGCAAACATTACAATGACGGGCAATCGTAAGGATGCCGTTGAGGGAGTGCTTTATGAGCTTACTCCTAAACAATTTCGCATTCTTGACGGTAGAGAGGGATGTCCCTTTGTCTATCAAAAGATGGCAGTTCCATTGAAAGACGGTAAAACGATGTTCGCGTATATATGCGTGAATCCTCTTTACCGTCCATTACCAAAAGCAAAAGCCTCTGCAGAGTACATGTCACATCTACTCAAGGGCTGTAAAGAAAACGGATTGGTAAAAACAATGAAACTCCTTCTTAGCCTTAAAAAGGCTGGCACGGTTCAGTTTGATTCGTGATTATTCTCAACAATTTTGTTGGTTGTTTACAGAATACTTTGTATCTTTGTAATAACAAAACAAAAAACATTTGAGTAAAGCAGTTTTAATTCTGGGTAAATCAGGAGCTGGAAAAAGCTCCTCGGTTCGTACCCTAAATCCTAAAGAGACGTTCATTATCAACTCTTTAGGTAAGGAGCTTCCATTTGAGGGAAGTGAAGACCTCTATACAGTTTATAATAAGGACAAGAATCCTGATGGAAACGTAGTAATTACTACTTCTGCACAAGCTGTAATCACTTGGTTAAATTTTATCAGTGCGAAAATGCCGCATATTAAGAACGTTGTAATTGATGATAACACTCAGCAATCTACAATGGAATATTTAAGGCGTATGGGTGAATCCACTTGGGATAAGTGGAACGACATCGCTGCAAATATGATTAATATAGCGCAACTCTCGAAAGGTCTTCGTGATGATCTTATGGTATTTATTATGCACCACGTATCAGAAGTGGGGGATGGTATTACCGAAGATAAACAAATGAAAGCCATGACTCTAGGAAAACTTGTTGATGACAAGCTAGGGACATATGAAGCGTATTTTACTGTTATTCTGTTAGCTAAGAAGCTAAAAACACAGGATGATGATGTAGACTATGTATTCGTAACAAGAGACGCTGATAGCACTACTAAGACTCCAATGGGCATGTTTAAAGATAAACAAATTCCCAACGATCTAAACTTAGTACGTGAAACAGTAACCAATTATTATAGTAAAAAATCTAAATAGTATAAATGTCAGAAAGTATTAATTTTTCAAAGATTCCAGCAGCAACTTCTAGTTCTTATCTCGAACCAGGTATGTATCGTTTAAAGATTGATCCAACAGGTACTAAACTGATCGAACCAGGCGCAGGTAAAACACCTTACGTAGCCGTAAAGTTCGTGTCAGACAGTGGTAGTGCATTAACTGAAAAGTTCTTCCTCACTGCTAAAGCATTACCTCGTCTTCAATACTTACACGAAGCATGGTTTGGTAAGAAACTGGAAAAGAAATTCAACACTTATTCTGAAATCGGAAACTACTTTGCAGGAGCTTTGGTTTTAAAACCAGAGGTTTCACGTCCTATGATTACAGGTGGTAAATTTACTGCCGACAATAAGTTCTTTTCTGGATTACCATATACTGGTTTCGTAGTAGCAGATGAGAGCCTTTTCGAAGAAGGTCCGTTCGACACAAATAGTGCACGTTACAAGAATGTAGTACAATGGGAAAAACCCAATCCTGCTGTAGCTTCTACTAACAGCACTATTTTACCAGAAGCAGATCTTCCAACAGGTGGTTATCAGTCTGTAGATGACGAAAGCAATCCTTGGTAATTCAATAAACCTTATCCAAAATTTAGTTTTATTTTAGTTTTTAGGTGCAGCCCTGATGTTTCTACACAGGGCTCTTTTTTTAATTTATAATTATGCGGCCACTATACTACCTAAACGAAAGATTAGTTGACAGAAAAGAAGTTCCTTCTCATGCTACCTTTATTAGAAGAATAAAAAGAGAGGAAAAGTGGGGAGGTAAAAATCATAAAATAATTGAACTATACTATGAAACAAGAAGTAATAGACAAATTAATAAAAGCAGCAAAAGATAAAACTCTTGTAGATAATACTGAAGAAGAAAGTTTTAGTCCATATGATACATTTGGAGGTAATATAGATGATGCTTATTGGGGAGGCTCCAGTGATGGAGAAACATTAATGGCTCGATTTGTATTAGATGAACTAGGAATCAAATATGACGACAATTAAATCATTTGTTGAAAGGTTGAGAAAGATTGGAGTGAATATAGAGCTTACAGCTAACTATCCTTGGATATATCTGGATAAAGTAAACGGTATACCAATAAGAAGCAGATTCTTAGGAAATCACGGGTTTACAGTGTTTTTTAAGGCTATACGCCCTAATCAACCAGACAGAATAACAAACATTTCATTCATTTTTAAAAAGATAAGAGAAGTGCTATGTCAGAAACAACAGTAGCTCCAGCAAAGAGATGGGCTGAAATTCATCTTGAAGCTAGTCAATACGTAAATACTGATATAGAGAAACCTATATATACAGCTTCTGTCCAGCAAATAGAGCTTTTACTAATTAAATTTGCTCAGGCTCATGTAAAAGCAGCTCTAACAGCAGCTTATACAAGTGTAGATAACAGTATAATACCTAATTGCGACGATCATACACCATATTATGGTCCATGTGCATCATGTGGAAGCTATAGTAATCCTCAAGTACTCCCTAAAAGCGACGTAGTATTAGAATTAATAAAAAAAGCATACCCGGTCGAAAACATTAAGTAATGAATAATATTCCTACAGCAGAAGAATTCTGTAAAGCACTTGATCCTATACATGGAGAATCACAAGATGTAGTACAAAGTCATATAGAGTTTGCTAGGTTACATGTAGAAGCTCTTTTAGAAGAAATTACTAAAGGAGAAAACATAGAGATTGGATGTGGATGCGGAGATGTAAATAATATTATTAATTACATAAAAGAACAATATCTAAGTAAAAGTATCAAATAATGAAAATAGAATTAAAAGTAGGTAAAGATTATAATGGCTCTGAAATACACGAAGTCATAATCAATGAAAATGTGAAAGAGAGCGTACGAATACATGATCTTTCAGAGTGTCCTGAAGATGCCCATATTGGAAGAGACCTTATTGATGGACGAGATATTATAGCCTATATCCAAATGGGTTATAGAGTTGCAAAATTAGGTCAAGAATTAGAAATAATTGAAAGTAAACTAGAAGATTGATAGACTTTAATTCCATAAATGTCCCTAATGATTTAACTGCCTCAGCTATCCTTTCAAAGATAGACGATAGTCAAATTTTTTCATATTATTTTGGATATTTTGAATTAAAACACCTCTATCCATCCAAACTTAGAAGGGACAGACATCCTTCAACATCCTTTTTTGTTAGTAATAAGTCTGGTAAAATATTATACAAGGACTTTGCAACAAATGAAGTGTTTAACTGCTTCACATTCGTAGCTCGTCTGTTTAATGTGTCTTTTAATGACGCGTTAGCTATTATAGCAAGAGATTTTGGACTTTCTAAAGAAAGTACAATTACAGTAGAGGCTAGGAACATTCTCCAAAATGTCAGTTTCGACAAACAAATTAAGGCTCAAACTATCATTCAAATAATCCCTAGCTCTTGGGAATCTGAGCATATTTCCTATTGGAAACATTATCACATTGATATTCAGAGACTTAAAAACAACAATGTCTATCCTGTCAAAAGACTCTTTGTTAATAAAGCTGAGTTTAAGACAGACAAACTATGTTTCGCCTATCTCGTCAAAAATATAGACGATGAAGGTAAGTTCCACGAATATCTCAAAATATATCAACCTCTCCGTACTAATGAGACTGGAAAATGGATAAACAACATCCCTATTTCCGTACCATTTGGTCTTTATGAGCTTAAAACCAGTAGAAAGCTTCCGGGTGATCATATCGTGATTGGTAAAGCTAAGAAAGACGAAATGGTGTTACAATCATTTTTTAACTACACAATCGGAACTCAAAATGAAAGTGAGTCAGCAATTTCGCCATCGCTGGTTTCGTATTTACATGAGCACTTTCCAAAAAGAACCATCATCTGGGACTCCGATAGAGCGGGTGTGGAAAGTTGTAAAAAATTTAATGATAAGGGCTTTGGCTACTTCAATACTCCGGCTTATCTGGTAGATAGAGGAGTAAAAGATGTATCGGATTACGTTAAGGCTTTTGGAATGAAAGCTCTTGAACGTTTGCTAAAATCTAAAAAATTAATATGAAAGTAAAATTGTATTGTTCCTATCGTGACGGATGTGATGGGTCTTTTACCATAAAATTTCATAGTACAAGACAAAGAGCACTTGATTGTTTACAAACAACAGAAGAAAAGTTAGATGAAGGAAACTTCTATGACGATGGTGCTGTTGAAGAAGTGGAAATAGAAGTTGATGAAAACGGCAAGATTATGAAGGAAGTATCATTTTCTATAGGATAAAAAATAGTTATGGATGAGTTTAAATGCAAAATGATTTCAACAACCTATCATACTCCTTATGGATCAACTAACAATCACGATTTAATTAGTGAATGTAATAGTGCTAAAACTTGTCTTGGTAATTGTCGTTTCTCAGAGAAATTTATTATGGAAATAAAAGCTAATGAGTTAAAACGAGGTTGGAGAAAACCATTAAAATAGTAATTTTATGAAGCAATATTTCGCTAAATATCTTCCTGTAGAAGGATCAGTAGAACATGGAGATTTATATTTTTTTAACGAAGATGAGTGTAAGAGACTTAATGTGTCCATTAATTCAGTAGGTAGAGCAAATACAAATGCGTTTGGTCAGCCTAAATATCACTATCATGGAAGACAGAAAGCTAAACTCTTCCTCTGTAGTAAAGACATACAAGTAGGAGATATTTGTTATTTCAATGATGATCCATTAGCAGCAGAAGTACAAGCTACTGAGAAGTCTCTTGACTTTTTAAAAAGAAAGAGTTTTAAAAAGGTAGGAGAAATATCTCCTAATGCTGAATGGGTGAAAGAAGGAGATGAGTTTGATGAAGATCAAGTGGCTCCTACATGCAACCTAGCTCGTGACGACCAATTCTACCTATGGTCAGCACTAGAGTTCTGCTCCAAAGAGAAAGGATTTCGTATAAAAGTAAAATGTCCTTGTTGTGGAGATTTTAAATAATTAATTATGAACTTTGCAGACGAATTGAGACAAAAAGTAAAGGAATACAACGACTCTGTGGATGAAGATGTCATCTTTATCATTAAAAAGAGATGTGAAGAAGCTGCAAGAGAAGGTAAATTCTATATTTATATTGATCTTAAATTAAGTAAAGCTACTAAAGAGGCTCTCGAAAAGAGAGAGGGTTTAAAACTGACAATTTCACTATCAAGTTACTTCACCTATCAAATAAGCTGGTAATGACAAAGATCACAATCGAAGTTAAAAGTTGTCAACAGTGCCCTCATTTCAAGTCTGAGAATGTTCCCACAAGAGATAGTTTCGACAGACCTGAAAAATGGACTTGTACTAAACAAAATCAAGTAATTTCAGGATACGTAGATTGGTATGACAAAGTACCAATTCCTACATGGTGTCCTATAAAAACTAAATGATTGTGAAACAATTTTTTAAAGAATATTGGTGGTTCATCGCTATCATTCTAGCCTTTCTAATCTTTGTTACTTTTGTTCTCCGTAGTATACAACAAGACAATATTAGAGCAAAAGAAACAAAAGATTATTGCGGCATAATTATTGATAAGGGGTATGATCCTCCCTCATCTGGATATAAATCTAGTAGAGATGCTCAGTATTGGGTAGTAATAATAGACGAGGATATTCATCAGGCTATTCGTATACACGTAACTCCTGGATGTTTCTACTCAGAAGAAAAAGGAAAGCGTGTTTGCTTTGCCCTATCCGGTCGTGAAATGGAAGATTATGGAAATACAAATGATTACAAACACTTAAAATAATGACATCAGAAAAAGGTAAGTTAAAAAAATTGTACATTGAAGCGTTAATAGAAAAAGGTGACAAACGCAGCTATAATGAGTTAAAAGCTGATTTAGAGCTTGATTTATGGCACAATCGCTTCAACGGTAACTTCGAGATCACTCCTAACACTAAAGAAGTGCCTACTGAACCAAATACGGAGGTTTAATGGCAATTGAAAAACACTTTGAAGAGGGATGGTACAAAAAACTACGCCCTTTTTTAATGTCGAATGAGTTTAAGATGATCGGAAAGTTTCTCAAAGACCAGCATAACAGAGGGTATACAATTACTCCATCCTTTGACGACATGTTCCGAGCATTTAAAGAATGCCCCTATAATAAGCTAAAAGTTGTTATAATTGGACAAGACCCTTATCCACAGAAAGGAGTAGCTGATGGGTTAGCTTTCAGTGCTAGAAACCACCTATTTGATCCACCAGCATCCTTCAAGTTAATGGTTAACGCTATAGAAAGAGAGGTTTATGGAGGCTTTGCTATTGGATACAATGAAGAATACGCCTACCCAGACTTAACTCGTTGGGCAAAACAAGGTGTTCTTCTTATAAATGTTGCCTTATCGACAATAGTTGGTAAAACAAACGAACACGCCAACTTATGGACTCCATTTATAGCCTATCTTCTTCAAGTACTAAGAGATAACAATCAAGGACTAATCTATATCTTCTTAGGAAGTGAGGCTAAGAAATGGAAACATTTTGTTAACACTAAGAGCAATCACATCCTAACTGCTTCTCACCCAGCATCTGTCACTTACAAGGGACAGAATGTATGGGATAGTGAAGGAGTTTTTTTAAAAACAAACGAACTTTTGGAGCAAATGAATGGTCCAGAAGCTAAAATTCTTTGGTGATGAAACTTATATGCTATGTCGCTTTATGTCTTCTATTCATTAATATGAGTATAAGACTCATTGGTGCCATCTGTCTTACAATTAAGATGGGGAAACCCAAAAATCTTAGTACTATTCAGTGGATATCTGAAATTACAGAAAGGTTTCTATATGTATATGCAAGCGCGTATTGCTTTATCTACCTATTAAATAACTAAAATGAGAAATCATCCACAACTTGAGCAAGATCCTATGTTCATTGAAAGAATCGTTCCATACGATTTTACAAAACATATGGGTCAGTACGCCATAGAAATCTATTACACTAATGGTAGCAAGGATGTCTTTACGACTAAGATGCCACCAGAAATGGGTAATGATCCGGGCGAGTTTGATACATTTGATGATATGAAAAAGTTCATCGAAGAACCTGAAAAGAAAAGGAGGAAATAATGAAATTTATAAGTGCAGAAGAGGCTAGAAACCTAATACCTAAAATACCTGAATCCTTCATTCAGGATTTTAACTCAAAAGTAGCACAAGCAGCAAAGAACAAATACACTAATATAGTTATAGATATGAGTGGTATACCTACTATTGTAAGAGAACTAATCTTGGAAGAATGGAAAAAAGAAGGATTTCATTATGCTGCTGTAGGCACTTACTTAGTTAGTGTTTCATGGAGGCAACTTTCTTAATATGAAAATAAAAAGTGAATGGGTAATCCATAGATTCCTAAGAGCTAAAAGTAAATTAGGAGATGATGTTATAGTTCACACAACTCGTCCCTCTGGACGAAATGGAGAATTCTTCTACAGAGGAATGGTTACAGAAGAGCAAATAAAAGAGATTCTTAGTAACAAACAATTCCAGAAGTGGAAGCGCGGAGAAAGCTCTGAATTTGTAAAACATTTCACTGTAGAACAAAGAAAACACATTTTAAAACTTAATAATAAGAAAAAATGATTCGGTATCGTCACAAAAAATTTGGTACAATCGTTTCCAAAGCTAAGGAAAGTGATTTATATTATAACATGAAAACCAATTCCTTAGTAAACATCCCAAGAAACATGGTTGAGGCTAGTGAGGAATGGATAAAGTTAGGTAACCCATTATTTATCACCGAAGACGGAGTACAGCTTTATGACGGTGATTTTTGGTGGTATGTAACTGTCACTTCCAATCCTCATGTAGCTCGAACTAATGTGGTGAACTATGGAGGAAAGCCTGAGAATATTAAACCCGTTAAAAGGTTTTCTAATGAGTTTGCTGCAAGAACTTATGCTAATAAACTCGTTAGTAGCCCTCTAATCACCCTAACAGAGTTAGAAGAGTATGCTAAAGATTTGAAAATCTCAAAAACAACATTATCTTTAATAAGAACCAAATTCTCCAAAAAGGCATGAGTAGAAAATTCCGACATACTAAATCAAACTTTGTTGTTACTCACAATGGTTATGGTAGGTATGTCAACGAAACCAATGCTTTGTCCTTAGCTCCAATGATGGTTGAGGATACAGCAGAATGGAAAGAAGTTCTTCCTATTTATGACGAATACGGTATGGAAATAAAGGAAGGTGATTTATTCTATTCCGTATGTCTGATGGATAACGGTAGCACTCTATTAGTGAATAGACACCCTCCAAAAGACTACAAAGTTCTTGCTATATATAGAGATTATAAAGAAGCCTGTCGATTTGAAAAAGTCTATAATGCTCTAAAGAAAATACAAGAATATATCATTACACCTTCAGGATTACCTTCAGCCTATCTTAAAAAAATTATTAAATTATTAAGCGAAAATAAAAAATGAACGAATTACAACAAGAACCAGTAGTACAGGAATTACCAACACCGAAACTCTATGCTGTGTATGGTACTCTCCGTCAAGGATTTGGTAACAATCGCTTGTTACAAAATGAATACAGTGAGTATTTAGGTACTCAAACCTTAACCGCTCCTTTCCGTATGGTGTCAATGGGTGGATTTCCCGGTATGATTTCTACTCCCGGTAAAGAAAGCACCATCACTATTGAAGTGTTTCGTGTTACTAACCCTACTGTAGAGGCTCGTCTAGATCGACTGGAAGGTTATCCAGGATGGTATGATAAACAAACCATTAACACTGAATGGGGTAAAGCATTCATCTATACCCAAACAGAAAACCAAGTTGGTAAAAATCCTCCTGTAGAAAGTGGTGACTGGAAACAGTATACAGAAAATAAGTATGCTAGTTACAGATAATATTTTTTAATTAAATTTTTGTTTGTTTATGTCGTTTTCAAGAAAGTTTGCTAATGATGCTATAAGCGCTGCAACTTACCATCGCAGTATTTATTTTACGCCCAGTGAAGGGACAACCAATGAGCAGATAATAAAGAAAATTCAAGAAGTGGGTATTGCTTCCTTCTGTCAACCTGATTATTGGAATGTTGATGGATATGCTGTCTTCAATGACAATCGCTTTCCTATAGGTCAGTTTAAGATTATCCAAAATGCCAGTTGCTGTGCGTTTACAAGAAATGCAGGCTATTTCTACTTATTTCCTATTCACCGTGAAGAATTAGCTGGAGTAGGCTTAGATGAGAACGACCTTCTCTTATGGATTAAGAAGTTTAATGATCAAAAAGTAGGGTTTGAATACCTCTACTTTGGTGAACAGGCTGCTCCTGCCTGCACGAATGTTGGTGAACCTCACCAATGGTTTAGCAACTATCCCTCAACACATAGAAATAATATATTCTATTGGGTGGGTGTACCAGTATTTGACCAAGTAAATATCCTTAAACCATACTTACATTGGGTAGCTTTACGTTACTTGTGGAATGGGTTAGTTTCTGGCACTAACAGAACCGTTGTCTTACCAAATGCGCCAAGATTGGCATATTACAACATCCCTCGCGTCACTATGATGCTACACGAGGATTATAAAATGTCATTCCTGAAAGCATTCTTGTACGCTCATGCAGCACATCCATGGAATTATGGAAACTCTATGTGTTTCAGTGATTACATGGGAGTTAGTGGAAATAATCGTGATATAGGTGATTACAATTTTAAAGCATCAGGTTTAACTGGTCCTTGTCTTAATATCACTAAAGCCCGTTTCCGAGCCTTATGGGAGGCTTATGGAAAAAAGTATAACGTAAAACTAAACGAGATGTTAACCCAAAATGCAATGAAGTATTTAGGAGGAGCAGATCTTAAGGGTTTAACTAGTCTTAAGCAAGCCTACGATGGACATAAAGTACTGGAGTTGTTCAGTAAAGGAGATTACGCTGGATTTATCAAGGAAATCAAGGATTCTTATAAAATCAAAAAAGAAGCAAAGAAGAATGAAAAAAAGTTAGTGCTTAATCCTACAATTGGTGCATAAGTAATTAACTTTAATTATCTATTCTAGTATCTGCTCCAATTTATGTATATTTGTGAAAAAAATATACATATGGAGTCATGTATTTATAGAATAGTAAACATTCTAAATAATCATTGTTACATAGGAAGTTGTAAAAACTCAAGAATAAGATGGAATAATCATAAGTCTGCTCTTTATAGAAATATTCATCACTCACTTCATCTTCAAAATGCTTGGAATAAGTATGGAAAAGGAAATTTCATATTTCAAGTGTTAGAGTACTGTGACTATTCTACAATTCTTGAAAGAGAGAATTATTATATTCAGGAAAACAAACCTGAGTATAATATTTTGCAAACAGCTCATAGAGGAAGATATAGAAAACATACAGAGGAGTCTAAAAAACTTATGTCTTCCAGAAAGAAAAAGAAAAGAGTATTTCAATTTGGTTTAGATGGAAGTTTTTTAAAAGAATGGGAAAGCATTTCTCAAGTAGTTAGAGAGTTAAACCTAAAAAGTACAGCACATATTATTGCTTGTTGTAAAGGTAAAAGAGCTACTTGTTCAAAGTTCAGATGGAGTTATTCTAAAGAAGTAGAACTTCTTCCTACAAAGTACAAATATGAGAAAAAAATTAGTTGAAAACGTAACTCTAGGAGCGGACATAGAGGTCTTTTTAAGAGACAAGATTTCCGACGAAATTGTTTCTGCAGAAGGTATAATTCGCGGAACTAAAGAAGAACCTTTTCGTTTCATGAAGGATAACCACTTCTACGCCACATCACTTGACAATGTAATGGCAGAATTCTGTATACCTCCTGCTACGACAAGTGATGATTTTCGTACTGGTATCGAAACAGCCCTAAACTACATTCACAATACCATTCCTGGTAATCTTTCTATTCTTGCCTTTCCATCTGCAAAAGTAGATGGAAGGTGGTTAGATACACCAAATGCACAAATGTTCGGCTGTGAGCCAGACTATAATGCATGGTATAGTGGAATGGTAAATGATAAACCTCAAGCTATAGACGGAAATCTCCGCAGTTGTGGTGGGCATATCCATATTGGATATGAGGATTCCTCTCCACAAATAAACATGTCTTTAATTAAGGCTATGGACATTTTTATTGGATTGCCCTCTGTTATCCAAGAACCAGATAATGATCGCAAATTATTATATGGTAAGGCTGGAGCATTCCGTAACAAAGATTATGGAGCAGAATACCGCACCATATCAAACTACTACATTAACTCCAAGGAGTTAACAAAATGGGTATTTGATAATACAATGGAAGCCATTGAATTCGTTAATCGTGAAAGTGTGATTAACGAAGAAGAAGGACAAGCTATAAGACTCGCTATTAACAAAGCTGATAAAGCACTTGCAGAAACCATGTGTAAGTACTTCGGCGTAAAACTTGCAGCATAATGAATAAATTCAGACCAAGAGTTCGTTCAAGACATTCGACACACGATCCATTACGTGAACTGCTTCCTAGAATGCCTAAAAGGGCTATTGTACGACTAGGAAGTACAACTCCTACACCTACTGACAAACAATTCATTGAGGTGAACACTATTCAAGCTATTCAGAATTCAGCAAATAAGCTTCTTATGAAGCAGTGTTTTGCGGCAGCTGACGTAAAAACTGCTTTATGGTGGACATATGATCGTACAGTGGAAACAATGCCTGAAACCCATACATTTAATGTTGGAAACACTGAGGAATCAGTAACTCTAGCACAAATATCTTTTCCACTTGTAGCGAAGCATATTTATGGTAGTCGTGGTACCGGTAATTATCTATTAAAGACACCTGATGACTTTATTAGATGGGTAAATGGTAAAACTCTCTCAAATTATATTTTTGAGAAGTATTATTCTTACAACCGTGAATATCGCCTGCACGTAACTCAGGCTGGTGTGTTTTATACATGCCGTAAATTGTTACGTCCTGATGTTCCAGCTGATCAACGCTGGTTTAGAAATGACTCCAATTGTAATTGGATAGTTGAAGAAAACGAATCATTTGACAGACCTACCAATTGGGACGCTATAGTAGCTGAGAGTGTAAAAGCTCTTAATGCCGTAGGTCTTGATTTTGGTGCTGTAGATGTAAAAGTACAGTCTGCATCCAGAGATTCCAAAAAGAAAGGGACTATTGTGAGGGAAAACCCTGAGTTCATCGTAATTGAAATCAACTCAGCTCCTTCTTTTGGTGAAATCACACTTCAAAGGTATTTAGAAAGAATACCTGCAATTATTTTTGCTAAAATAAATGCTCTGGAAGACGCTGCGGTTTAATTTAAATAATTAAAATAACAACAAGCAATTATGTGCGGACTATTCGGCTTTAATGGTAACCCTGCTATAATGAATGAAACTATGGCAAGGTTAGCTATGAACAAGATCAAAATCCTTGGGTTGTATAACATCGACCGAGGTAAACACTCATGTGGTATTTACATAAACAATCGGGTGGTAAAAGGTGTAAATGACCAAAAATTATTCTCTGATTTCATTGCTAAATTTCTTCTTCCTAATGCAATGGAAACTGGAGATTTCAATATTATTGGACACACTAGAGCCGCAACTGTAGGTTCGCATACTGCTGACAATGCCCATCCATTTGTCATTAATAATAACTTTGTACTAGCTCACAATGGTCAAATCAGAAATATCTGGCCCCTGTGTAATAAATATGGAGTTAATCATACAGGTATCAGTGTAGACAGTCATGGATTAGCTCATCTTATAGATAAAGTAGGATTTAGCATTCTTGAACAGTACGAAGGTTGGGCAGCTCTTTTAATGGCTCATAAGGACAGGCCTAATAGTATGTATATTTACAAAGGCGCCTCTAAAGTCACTCGGCACGGTGACACAATGGTAGAAAGACCTTTGTTCTATCTTCAAACTAAAGAGGGTGTGTACTTTAGCTCTATCGAAAAGAGCCTGTTTGCAATTTCTGATTATGACACTGATAGCATCAGTGAAGTACCTCAGAATGTTGTAATGCGTTTACAAGATGGCGCTATCACTGGTAATAACCATTATATTGAAAGAGGAGACATCAACGTTACTTACACTCACTCCCCAAACACAGGAGGAACCACAAGAGGAGGGGCAAGTCCGGCAAGCACTACTACGAGGACGAATACGACAACCCCTACAACCATGGCGTCGCATGGGACTAATAGTTCCGTGGGTAATAGCTATTCTAGTGGTTCCTTAGCGCCGGATTTGGATAAGATTATTCCGATGATATGGTGGGAAACAGTTCCTCACCGTGCAGGAAGATACAGATTCTCTACCGGTGTTATCTATCATCTTGGCCGTTACTGGTTAGTAGATAACGATGCTATCACACCAATGCATGGTGAGTACTACATCAATAATAAAGGAAAAGTGTCTCTTGAAAGAAAACAAGGGTTTAACTATTACTTTATTGAGGGTATAATGATAAAGAGCGAGGGAGCTTACAAAACTGCTAAAATTGACCCAAATATTGCTAATCCCAACTGGAATTTTGCAATGTACATAAGTCGATATTCAGAATATCCTGTATGTCACACTCGCCAAGACATTAACACACGAGCTAAGGAGGTACCTGCTTATTCTAAATACCGCTGGTTCCATAATGAAGTAATGTGTCACAACATGGGATTCACTCCTAAGTTCTCTGATCGTCATTACATCATCAAGGATGGTCTGATGCATAAAATTAAGAATGCTAAGGGTACAGTAGCTGAAGAAGAGGAAATGGTGAATACACAAGCCTTAATTGATGAAAGAAAGTCCTTGTGGCAAGCCAGCCCCCTCGCTGTAGAAACTAAACATCCTCATTTAAGCATTATTAAGGGAGGTGATAGTAAAACAATTGATGAGGTTCAACAAACAATAGATGATATGAGAGAGGCTTATGAAAAACGCAACAAGGAACAACAAGAAATTCCATTTGAGGAAGTTCCTACTCAGGCCGCAAATGATCTTGATCTCAAGAATTTCTATCGTAAGTTCTCTAGTATCGAGGAAGCTGAAGGAATCTTCAGTAATGAAGAGAGACGTGCTATTCGTTATTACATAGCGGATGTGTTAATGGATACAGGAGTCTGTAAGATTGAAAATGTCTATGATGAAACAGTTGATGTCTATTTGAATTTATTCTTTGCAGAATGTATTGAAAATGACGTTACTGTGATTGACAACTGGAACGATAAAAATTACAAGGATGTCCTTACTTATCTACTCATTGCTAAAGAAAACCCTGAAGGCAATATGTATGATGAAGACGATATCCACGACGATTCGATAGATGATGATTATGCCGAAGATTCTTGCTGTGTAAATTTTCCTCACATTCCAGAACCAATCATGATGGCTCCTAATATTAAATACAATCCAAAGGATTTTACTACCGTTCCGTCCATTATCAGCTCTGATGATGAAATACCTGAAAGCTGGGTGTGTACAGAAGAAGGCGTAATTGCCGACCCAAAGGACGATAAAGAACCTCATCTAACAGAAACTGAAATAGAAAAAGAGCATAAACTACGTATGTCCTCTGAGGGAATTCTAGAAGATGAAGAGATATTAGAGGATGAGGAAACATGGAGGCCAGTTGCTGATGTTTCTAATGCCTTTGAGGACGACAAGGAAGAAAGAAATTATCAGTTTGGAGAAATCGTTAACCTTGCATTCAGAATTCGTGAACATTCTGATGAACTGCAGGCCATCGAAGAAGATGATTTCGCTCAGGAAGTAGCTAATGCTGTTTATATTGCTGTAGATTCCCTAACCTCAAAGTTAATGGAATTAACAGACAAACATGAAGAGCCAGCACTAAGGAAGGATATAATATCATACGTTAAACAAAGGAGTTAATTTTTATGATACGGTTCAAAGACAATCCAAACTTAAAACAAAGAAAAGTAAAGACTGTTCGCGGTATTACAGAATACCGTAGAAATTGTCGTCGCATAGGAGATAAATTCTATGTAAAAGGAGAAGACTGCTTTGAAATTAACAAAAGGTGGTACAGGTTTGATTCAAAGTTAATAGCTTTTGATCATGAAAAAGAGAAATACGTACTCATAAAGGACACTCCTCTGGTCTATGGTGTAACAGGATTTAAGGCTGACGGAACTGCTATATTTGGGTACTTTACTGAAAATAAGTATAATAACTTAACAGTAACTATTCCTGAATATGGACAGGTGAAAACATTTAGCGAAAAAATGTTGGTAAAACATGACTTCGCTGAAGATCTATCTTCTGGCTCATGGATGTGCCGTAAAAACCTTAGTCCTAAAGAGCTTGAAAGAATGAGCAGAATCGAAAGTCGTAAAGTTCACACACACAAAGGATATAACATTGAAGATAATTCTGAAGAATTTGTACAGAAGATTGACGCCTTCAAGAATTATCCAATGAAAATATCCGCTGCGGCTCTACGCTTTGGAAAGCTTCTGGGAACTACAACATTTGGTATGGAAGTAGAAACTTCCAGAGGTCATCTTCCTGATCATATTCAAAACCGTACAGGTGTTGTAATATGTCGTGATGGAAGTATTGACAATGCCGAATTCGTTACTGTACCTATGGAGGGTGCAAGAGGATTGCTGAACCTAAAATATCTGTCTAGTGAGCTGTGCAAGCGGACTACTACAGATATTAAGTGTAGTTTACACTTCCACCTTGGTAACCTTCCTGAGGATCGTTTGTTCATTGTAGCCCTCTACGCTCTTGCTATTCGTATTCAGGATGAGTTGTATACAATGTTTCCTTATTACAAGACAAATTGTAAAGGTGTTAAAAAACAGGATTATTGTCAAAAGCTGCGCAAACTTGGTACAGGTCTTCTTAACCCTAAAATGAAAAAGGAAGAATACACTCAATACGTTGATGAAGCTTATTATCGTATAGCTACATGGCTTAATGATGACGTTCCACCAGATAATAACTTCAATCGCGTAACAAACACTCATCAACAGTCCCAGAAATGGAACCGTAAGAGACGGTATTTTTGGCTAAATCTTATGAATATGTTCTTCTCTCCAAGGAGAACTGTAGAGTTTCGCCTACACCACTGTACACTGAATGGACAGAAAATGGTAAATTGGTTATTCATCTGTAATGCCATCTGCCAATATGCTGCCCAAAATGCAGACGCTATCCTTTCTAGTGCAGAACCTATCAATCTGAATTCCATCTTAGACTATTATGGAGAAACGTTCAAGAGCGACCATGCTCAATTCCTTTCATCTTATTTAAAAGCATATGTCGCTGACAGAAAAGCTTATTTTTCAAGAGATAAGGCGAACGGTGACTATATTAGCGAGAATGAAATGAAGAACGATAAGGAATATGTGTTCACTTATGAGGGGGTTTCCTGGCTCTTCTAATTTTTTTAACAAAATTAGGAAGTTAAAACAAAATTCCCTAATTTTGTAGAATGCCTAAAAAAATTAAAAAAGAAAAGGTTCCTAAAACAAGAAATGCAGGAACTATGACAGAATCCACTTTTTGGAGTATGATAAGAAGTGCTCTAAGAAGAAGAAGCATGTATTGGAGACCAATTCAGAATGCAAAAAATGCTGCTAGAAGACCTTACAAAGGAAAAAACACTCGTCAAAAGTGGGAATACCAATGTGAACAATGCAAAAACTGGTTCGCTTCTAAACAAATAGAGGTAGATCATATAGAAGAAGTTGGTAGTCTGAGAAACTCCGATGATTTGAAAGGTTTTGTAGAGCGATTATTCGCTGAAGAAGGATATCAAATACTATGCAAAGACTGTCATAATACAAAAACACACAAATAATGCAAAAATCAGAGTATAGACAAGTGTCTGCTATCTCTCAAAGTGCTATTAAGGCTTTTCGAAAAATGAGCCTAAGCAAATTCAAGGAGATATACATAGACAAAGTTTCCGATGATGAGGAAACTACAGATAGTCTCACTTTTGGTTCTCTGGTTGATACTCTAGCATTTGAACCAGCCCTACTCAATGAGCGTTTTTATATACCGGGGTATGAACCAAATATTCCAGGTGATAAAGTAAAGCTCATAGTAGAACGTGTCTATAGAAAGGCAAAAGAGGTCATAGACAACAAAATACTATTAAACGAGCAAGGTAATGTGCCAGAACCACTATATATTCCAAACATTCATGATCTTTCCGAATTTAATGACCTCACTATAAAGTTTGCAAGAGAAATTAAATACGGTGGAGACAAATGGAGCACAAGTCGTATTCTCGATAATGTGTATGAAGATGGAAGTGGATATTTTCAACATTTAGCTGAAGCAAGTGGCCGTTCTATTATTTCTACTATTGAAAGTGCTGATGCAAACCAAATGGTAGAAAATCTAAGAAACCATCCTCGCAGTATGTCATATTTCGTCCAACAAGAAGGAGAAATACTTTTACATCAACAGGAAATCTATGAAGATTACAACTACGAGAATGTCATAATAGCACTTAAAGCTGCCGTAGATATTATCCGTATTGTTCCTGCTGAAAAAGCTGTATATCTTCCTGACTTAAAAACTGCTTACGATGTCAATGAGTTTCCAAAGAATGCTGAGAAATACGAATACGGCGGACAAATGTCTTTCTACCGATTTATGGTGCAAAGATTTCTACAAACATTCAAAGGAGGAGTTTTTAAGGATTTTACCATCCATACACCATTTGATATTGTAATTGATCGTGATAATAAGGTTCCATACATCTACGGATTTGACGAGGGTGACCTCTACATTTATGAGTATGGTTCCAAAAAATTCAAGGGATGGAGACAAATTCTTGACGAAATTGGATGGCACATTAAAAATGAGGTATGGAATGAACCAAAAGAGTTGTACGAAACAGGTAAAATAAAATTAAAGTTTTTTAATGACTAAAAATAAGGTGAACATTGAGGGTGTGCTAAAGGAAGATTATAAAGTGCCAGAGAGTGTCTTCGATCGTAAGAAGACAAAAACTTCTCATTTTATGATGCCTGCTGTCTTCCCTAACAACTCTTTAATGGGTACAGAATACTTTGTCAATGCGTTTCTAGATGACTATGGATTTGGTCACACGTTAGATCGTGTAATTTTCGTCCTGTTCAAAACAGATGTTAAGAACCAGAAATGGCAGATGTTAACGCAGAGATTGAGAACAAAGGGAGAATACATTTTGGAGTATTTCTGTGGAATACAGGATGGAAAACATCTAATTATGATGGTATTTCGTATTCCAGATAAGTACATAAATGACTATATTAACTTCCTTGATGGAAAGTATTCCAAATTCAGTGATGATTATAAAAAGCTATTTCCTCAGCATACTTACAACGAAAGAGCACAGCCTATAGAAAGCACCATATGGCGTGTTATTCATAAGAGTGAGTCTCTTAAGAAAGAGCTTGAAAGATTCTTCACTATAAATCCCGGTGGTAAAAATCCCACAGTTTTTGGTCCTGACGATGAACTTTGGGGAATTCCTGAACCTAAATTTGAAGTTTATAGATATGAGTGACATTCCAGAATTTAGCTTAAAGAAAATGGGAGGTACTAGACATGATACAGATAAAGTGCGTCATGATTTACTTCCTCCTAATGCTATTAATGAGCTTGCAAAAGTTCTTACCTTTGGAGCCAAAAAATATGCTCCCAACAACTGGATGAAAGGTATGAAATGGAGCCGTATTATTGGTCCATTAAAGCGACACTTAAATGCAATTGAGCGAGGAGAAGACTATGACCCTGAGACAGGACTGCTTCACTCTGCTCATGTTATGTGTAATGCTGCCTTTCTGACAGAATATTATAAAATTTATCCTCAAGGGGATGACAGACCGACACTATTAAACAAGCAAGTACGAGTTGGCATAGATATTGATGAGGTACTAGCAGATTTTCTAGGGGCCTATTGCGAAAGATTTAACATTCCACTACCTTCTTCTTGGATATATGACAGAGACTTTCCAGAGAGGTATGAGGAAGTTATAGAAGACCAAAACTTCTATAGAAATCTTAAGATGATAGTAAAACCAGAAGATTTGCCAGTAGAACCAGTTGTTTATATTACATCAAGGAATGTTCGTACAAAACAGTCTACTCTGGATTGGTTATTTACCATCAATAAATATCCAATAGCGCCTGTTGTATTTACTAATGATAAAATTACTGCCTGTACAAACTACGAAGTAGAAGTGTTTATAGATGATAAATACGAAACATTTCTAAACATAAACAACAATAGTAATACGTTCTGTTATCTCTTTGATGCTCCTCATAACCAACGATACAATGTTGGACACAGGAGGATTAACAAAGACACAATAACAAACATTTTATGAGTTTAGGGATAATGATTTTATTTTTCTACTCCTTCTTCGTAATAATTGTAGCTATAGCCTTAGAAGTAAAATTAGACTGGACAAAAGATAAGGAATTAATTCTATGGTATACAGAAACAGATGGCTATACTGGAAGAAAAGAACGGAAATTTGTTAAACTTTTAAAACTATAAAAAAACCATGTTTGGATCATCTATCTTTCCATTAAGAGAACAATCACTAAAGGAACTTATGGATAATTTTTTAGGAGTTAATGTTGAGGTTGATCTTAAGTACGCTAAACTGCTTGACACTCATACCTATACTGTAGATGGTATAGTATATAAGCAAAAAGTTTACCGACTGAAAAATCACACCATCTACGTTGATACTACAGTTGTACCTGAAGTATCATTGGAAAATCTTGAAAAAGAGCTTGATGAAGCCGTCAAAACTGAGAATTTTGAAGAAGCTATCATCTTGCGAAACAAGATTAAACGTTTAAAGAAATAAGACCAATCTAAAAACCATCTTAGTCCCCGGTAATTGCCGGGGATTTTTCATTTAAACTAATACCATGTTAATTCCAACATATTTTTGTGACTGTTGCGGACACGCATTCAGTCATCCTGATGCAACTTTTGTGCGTGATAAATGTCCAAAATGTGGGGATTTTAATTTTGAATTATTAATAACAACAAATGATAGGAAAAAGCAGCAAGAGAGTACGCCTAACAAAAATCAGCGACAACCGCTTCTTTGGAGAACACCCAAATGGTATTAACGTTGGGTATACTAAAGAAGGAATCTTCAAATATGGTCCAATAATAGGAGAACGCTTCTACATAGCAGGTCTTCTAACATCTCCTGTCACGGAGATTATAGACGAGTACACCTTCAAGACAGAAAATAGTACTTACAAAATCGAAAACATATGATTCTAAAGGCTCCAATTAACGAGAATTATGCAGCTACTGTTGTAGAGATTAAGAATATAATTCCTCTCGATAACTGTAACAATGTAGTTCATACAAATATCTTTGGCAATCTTGTCATCGTTGGTAAAGATACAAAAATAGGTGACAAAGTACTCTATTTTCCAGTAGAAACAAAACTTTCTGTTCAGTATTTATCAGAGAATAATTTATTCAAAGATAATACATTGAATGCTAATATTGACGAAAAAGGCTACTTTGAAGAAAATGGTCGTATTCGTTGTGTAAAATTCAGGGGACATCGCTCACAAGGTTTTGTAATTCCAATTTACTCCTTGTTGAAATTCGCAGATGTTAAGGATCTTGCTACCCTAAAAGCAGGAGACACCTTTGATCACATCAACGGTGTTAAAATCTGTGAGAAGTACATTATAATCACAAACTATGGTAGAGGTATGGCTCGTGCTGCGCAAGCTAAGAAACCTAAAGAGTCTCGTGTTGTAGATGGTCAATTTGCATTTCACGTAGATACTTCTCACCTTGGAAAGAACATCCATAAAATCACTCCAGATTCAATAATCTCTATTACTAATAAACTACATGGTACGTCGAGTGTAACATCTAAAATATTGGTTAAGAGGAAATTGGGTTGGTTTGGTAAATTATTGAAGTTCTTTGGTGTACAATTTGTTGAAACTGAGTATGACATGATTTATTCTTCTCGTAAGGTCATCAAAAATGACGATAATAGCAAGAATTACAATCATTATTACAAAGAAGACCTGTGGAAATACGCCGCTAACTACCTGAAAGATTACATGCCTGACGGTATGACTATTTATGCCGAAATTGTGGGCTACACTCCAACCGGAGAGCTTATTCAAAAAGGCTATGATTATGGTTACCAACAAAGAGAACGTTTATCAAAAGGTTTCGAATGGCCTAGTCAAGGAGACTATGAAGACTATGAAGAAGATGTACACTATGGTGTATACATCTATCGTATCACTCATACGAACTGGGCTGGACAGAAGTATGAATTCTCAGCATTTCAAGTACAAGAATGGTGTAAAAGAAACGGCTTGAAGGCTGTCCCCCTATTCTTCTATGGTAAGGCAAGAGAAATCTTATCTGATATGATAGAAGATAGTACAACCTTATCCGTATATCCTATGGAACTTGACAAATGGCAAGCTGAATTACTTGAAAAACTAAGCAATTCTTACAATATGGAGAAAGACTGTACCATATGTAAAAACAAAGTACCTGCAGAAGGTTTCGTTGTAAGAGTTGAAGGTCTAGATTATGACGCCTACAAGCTTAAGTCTTTCCGCTTTACTGAGCGAGAAACAAAAGAATTGGACAAAGGAGAGATAGATATTGAGACACAACAATCAGAATAACATGAACATTTTCATTTTAGAAGAATCTGCAACACAGGCTAAACTTGTGTTGCAGAGAGGTTTTGCAGCAATAAAGATTCCCAAAACCTTGCCCTATGCTCAACGTAAAGAAATTCGTGACAAATTTCTACACCTTATTGAATTAAACAAAATAGAAAACAATTGGGACGGTACTGCCCTAAAGGCCTATTATAAAATAGGTACTCCATTTGTTTTCTTAAACAGGCGAATTAATAGCCGTAAAAGAGAAACCGTAGCAACATATAGTTTTAACGACCTTTAATACTTTTCATCTATGCAAGAACAAGACAATTTAGTGCTAATTATCCTCTCAGGTATGCCATGTGCAGGCAAGAGTACATGGAGTAAGAGAATGACAGAATATTTATATTTAAAGTATAATTGTGCTCCTGTCATTATAATAAGTCGTGATACTATCCGTTTAGCGAAATACGGCAAGAAGTATGACTATTCTAAAGCGAAAGAAGCAGAAGTTACTAAGGAGTTTTATAAACAAATGGGGGTAGCCTCTACTTTCAAAAAGGCTGTAATTATCCTTGATAACACTCATTGTAGAGAATCTGGCATAGATAAATATCTCACAATCTTCAGAGGAATGCACTCAAGCAAGAAGATGAGTATTTATGTAAAATTCCTGGATATTCCTTTATGGAAGGCTAATTTACGCAATATATGGCGTAGAGTAAAGACAGGTAAATGGGTTCCTTTCAAAGTTATGAAAGAAAAGTACCAAAGTTATAACAAAATTAACAAGGACAAATACAAACACTTGATTTCAAATGACTTCTAAAGAATTTGCTAGGGTCCGAGAGTTTTACGGTAAGCATTTTAACCTTCAGATGAGAGGTCATATTTGGTTGTCTCCAAAAGCTGTAAAATATATGCCAGCAGCCTCCCATACAGTAAAGGAGTGGGCTAAAAGAAAAGATGACATCTACATAAAGCCTACGAAAATGAGAGTTGATGGAAATTATCTCAAAGTTATGTGCGCCTATAATGGTGTTATGCTTATTGATCGAAGATACATTAAAGCTATACTTCTATTTCATTATAATTATTAGTATGCAGAATATTTTTTTAACATCGGATTTACATCTAGGACATCGAAACATAGCTGGTCCAAAAACATCCACATGGAAAACAGGGTATCGAAACTTTGATTCTGTAGAAGAAATGGATGCTCTTATTATTGACAATATTAACCAAGTTGTAGGACAAAAAGATGTTCTCTATATTGTAGGAGACTTTGCTATGGGAGGGCACCACAAAATCCCAGATTATCGGCGACGTATTGTTTGCGAAAACATCCATATTGTTTTAGGAAACCACGATGAACACATCCCTAAATATTCAGAATTCTTCTCATCAATTAGTGCAGGAAAACTCATCTATGTAAATAAACAAGGTATTTATCTTCATCATTATTCTTGCCGTGTTTGGGAAGGTAGCCACAAAGGATATTTTCATGCTTATGGGCATTCCCATGGAAGTCTTGAAAGAACTCCATGGGGAAGATCTATGGATGTTGGGATAGATAATTGTTACCGAATATTTAAGGAATATCGTCCATTCTCATTTGATGAAGTAGCGCTTCTATTAGAAGATCGCCCAACTGCTTTTCCAGACCATCATTCATCTGAAACAAATGTACGATGAATAACAAATACGAATGTTATTTCTGTGGAGAATACTGTAAAGAGGAAGAACTTGAAAAGCATTGTAAATCCGAGGACGTACATGTTTGCAAAAACGAAGAATGCATTAGTCAAATAAAGGGTAATACATCTGGATATTGCAGCACATATTGCCAAATTACAGGAAAATGCGATTATTCATGTTAAACTCTACAAAATGAGAATTTTCCAACTACCTTTCTCGCAGGTACAAACCACAGAAGATGTTTTAAACTGGATGACCTCTGAGGATGTTGGAGGAGGAAAGAATTGCGAGAGATATTGGATGATAAGAACAGATGTGAGAATTGGTGATGCTAATTCTCACCAAGCTCTGTTCAACCTTGCAGCTTTTCTGGACATAGCACACAAAAATAATTATCAGACAGTACAAATTATTAAAAATGTATAAAGGATCATTCCATTTCTATGAAGTAGGTGGTAAGATAAGAGATGAGCTTCTTGGAATAGAATCCAAAGACATTGATTATGTTGCTGTTCCAAACTTTGATAGAATAACAAAAAATTCTTCTGTAGAAGATGTGTTTAATCTTCTTGTTGAGGATATTAAATTAAGAGGATATGAGATTTATCTCATCACACCTAGAGCTTATACAATACGAGCTAAAATGGCTGCTGGTGTTCTCATTGCTGATTTTGTATTAGCTCGAAGAGAAATAGGATACGAGGAAGGAACTCGTACTCCAATTGTTGTTCCTGGAACTCTAGAGGAGGATTTAGCTCGTAGAGATTTTACAGTTAATGCTATGGCAAAAGATCCTCTTACAGGAAATATTATTGATCCATTTGGAGGACAAGAGGATATTAAGAAAAAGTTATTAAGAACTCCTATTGACGGAAGCATTACTTTCTCTGATGACCCTCTACGACTTTTGAGAGCAGTGAGGTTTGCAATTACAAAAGGTTTTGAAATTGATTACAACATTCAAAGAATGCTTCACAGCTTCAATTACGAGGAAAGATTTGGAGTTGTTTCCGAAGAAAGAATTCGAGAAGAGTTATATAAATGCTTTAAATATAACACAAATAGAACATTAAATTACCTTCTAGAGTTTGGAAAGCTTAGAAACTATATTTTTACAAAAACCAATCTTTGGTTAAAACCCACAAATGAAAAGCAATAAGTTATGTCACTTTATCGAATTGAACAAAATGTAAGATTCACCCCACGGATAGGTAATATATCCATGAGAGGTATAATTATAGATATATTAGAGGATAGTGATAATGGCTCAGAGAGAGACACATACACTGTCCGAGTAAATGAGCCCTTCTCTCTATACAATGGAGATAATTTTACAATACACAATGAAGATGTTGTCGAAGAACAACCTCAAGAAGTTCGTAGAACAACAGGACAAATGACATACATTCGTCCTGAAAATGCCTTTATATGGGGTACTGCTGGAGAAACAAGTACAGCTATTCCTATACCAGAGGATGAAAATGAAGAAGATAGTGAAAATATATTTGATGAAGGTCTAAGTGATGATGATGACGCTGAAGAACAGGCAGAAGAGATTCCTCAGCAACAAAGAGGCGATGAACTGGAAAGCATTATAGCTGGTAACGTAAGCGACGAAGAGTTCAGACAAAGGTTAGAGCAATCTATAAGAGTATCTGTGTGGAATACTACTCGTCCAACAACAACAGATCCTCAACCATTAAGACGCAGTGCTCGTTCTATACCTGTTCCACCATTACCTAATCCTTCTACTCCAACTAGCAATATTGTATATAATGAGGTAGAATCCGCAACAGCAGACGAAATCGCAAGATATACTATTCAAGGAGTACGTCCAGCAGGCATGTTAAACATAGACGGAAATAGACGTCCTGTATATGATGCTGCTGAGTTACAACCCACTGGATCAATAGGCGGAAGAGACTATAACATGACAGCAGAAAGCGTTCGCTTCTTAATAGTAACTATTAATGGTACTCAAATATCTCCTGCTTATGATGCAAGACATGGTGTTATAGTCAATAAAACTCGATCTGGTGGTATATGGGTAAATGAGTATGCTGATAGTCGTATTCTAAATACAGACTATTATCGCGATAATCTTCGTGTCAAATGGGCAAGTAGAGACAGTTTATGGAGATATCTTGAAAGAAATGGTATTCCTATACCAGCACTTTATCCTAAGAAAAAATTACGAAGAAAGTACAAAGAAATGCCTAAAATAAAGGAGGAAAAATATTATGGTAATAGCAAGGAATTCATCGCCTGATCTTCCTAAATTAGGCAACGGAAATACAATTATCTTCGGGTGTATCGTAGGCTCTCATGCCTACGGTACAAACGTTGAAGGATCTGATATTGATAAGAAATGGATATATGTTCAAAGCGCGGATGACTATTTTATTAATGGTCCACGCCCACAAATTAACATTTCTAAAGATGAAACAGCCTATGAGTTGTCAAGGTTTCTGGAATTAGCTGAGAAGGCTAACCCTACCATTCTTGAACTATTATTTAGTCCTGAAGACATGATTATATACAAACACAAGGTGTTTGATATGATAATACGTCAGAGAAATAGCTTCTTAACTAAAAAGTGTAGACTCTCTTTTGGAGGATATGCTATCTCTCAGATTGAGAAGGCCAAAGGGCTAAATAAGAAAATGAACTGGGAGAAAGAAAAGATTGAACGTAAATCTGTTTTGGACTTCTGTTACTTTATAAGTAATTCAATGGAACCAAGTACAGATGAAAAGTACAAAACCTACCCCATGAAGAAAACCTTTGCTCTCAGTCAGATTAAACTAATGGGAGTAGCCGCAATTCCTCATACTCGGGATTTGTACAACCTGTTTCATGATGCTAAATATATGTTTCGAGGAATAGTACAAGATGAGAGCACATCTAACGATATTTCTCTATCCTCTATTCCTGAAGACGCGTATGGTATTGGTATAATGTACTTTAACAAAGACGGATATACCCAGCATTGTAAGGCTTATAACGAATACCAAACATGGTTGAAAAACCGTAATACTCAGAGGTATGTAGATATTGAGAATCATGGTCAACAAATAGATGGTAAAAACATGCTTCATTGCATACGTCTAATTGAGACTGCTCTTGATATTGCAGAATATGGTGAACTCATTGTAAGACGCCAGAACGCTGAGTATTTGAAAGAGATACGTCACGGAAAACACAATCTTGAGGATATTCTAAAACATGCTCAGGAAAAAATAACAGCCATTGATGAGGCATTCCTTCGCAGTAGTCTTCCAGAAGATGTTATCGAAAAACAATATTTAAAAGAACTTAATACAGACATTCGTAAATTTTTAAGGGCTACTCATACAGATGTAGCATTGGAGAATTAATATTATGAACTATTTCGAAGAAAATTCACCATTCTCATCATTCCTTCAAGATTATGATGACACCGATATTTTAGTAGAAGACAGTAATATTGATGACGACGATCTTTTTCCAGAAGATGAATTAGAAGAAGATTTTCCGGACTTTATTGATAACGACTGGTCTTGGTTACAATAAAATAAATTATGGCAAAAACAGACGATAGATTCCTAGTAACTCAAACAACTTATTTTGTTGACCCACATGGTTCTCCTGATAAAGGTGGAATAAAAAAGTTTATAACTGATAGTGATTGGTATAAAACTACACCTGAAGGTAAGTATCTCGATGGAGAAGAATACGTTGATGAGGACGATCTTCGCGGAAGTGAAGATGGGTACAATTCTCAAGCCTATAAATACACTGTGCGAAAACTTGATCCTTCAGAAGTTGAGCACATACAGACTGTTATTAGTGCTTATGAAAATTTAAGATAAAAAAAGGGGGACTTTATTTGCTTAAATAGAGTAATAAAGAAGGAATATCTACAATTTCTGGATTATTTCTGAGAATATTGGAGATTACCTTATGTAAAAGATTTCTATTTATAAAATCCAAGTTCTGAATTTGTGTACACCAAAGTAAATTCTCTACTCGGTTATCATTTCTGATACTGTTTATATGATGTACTTGTGTATATAAATCAGGATTTGGATTTTCTATAAAGGTTTCTGCTATAAGTCTATGAACTAGAAAGGTTTTACGTTTATTATCAATACCTAAATTAATATATTCATAACCATTTTTAATTCTTGTTTTAAGAATCTTAGGCTTGCTAAAACGCAAAGAAGAAACTCTACCAAGATTTGACACCTGATAGAGTTTCTCATAACCTTTAATGTCTTTCCAGACTTCTTTCATTAGTCTTCTAATGGAAGAGTCGAATCGACTTGTTCCTTAGTTAATCTCTCGCCTGTAAATGACACGATTTTCGCATTTTGCGATGGAACATCTCCATCTATCACTTTACCTTCTTTTTTCGCATTCTCTGCCTGAAAATGTTCATTCAACTTCTGTGTAAACTGCTCAATTTCATCGTTATGAATAGGGTTACCCTCTAAATCCTCGTATGAAACTGTCACCTTACCTGACTTATAACCACGGGCAAACACTTGCTGGAAAGCAGTATAGGCTGGTGCGAAGATATTGAAAAAATTATACAATGCACCTAGTTCTTCACCATTTATATCAAACTTTTCAGTACTTGACCAGTTTGGTACTTGGCGGAACGGTCTCATTTCAGGCGCTTTTGATTCACTCATTACTTTTGATTTTTTGTATTTTAATAATTTTTGTTTACGTTCTTTGTTTTTTCTTTGAGCCATAATCAACTTATGTTACACAAAGGTAAGATGAATAAACGATATTACAAAATATTTTTAATAAATTTTTTTCTCTCAATTGATTTGATTATTTTTGCAAGCTAAATTTTTTATATAATTAATGACGAAAGAACTATTAGACTATTTTAACGGCGACGAACTTTCAGCATCAGTATGGTATGGTAAGTATGCACTAAAGAATGAGAAAAAAGAGGTTGTAGAAACAACACCTTACGACATGCATGTTCGCATGGCAAGAGAATTAGCTAGAGCAGAAGAGAGGTATATGGATGGCAGACCATTAAATTATGGAGCTCTATCTACATTTGGTAAAGACCATTTTAGAGCACTTAGTGCGGCTGAGATAATGGAGTACCTACACAAGTTCAAATGGATAATACCTCAGGGGTCTATTATGTCTGGACTTGGTAACCATTATAAGTTACAGTCTCTATCTAATTGTTTTGTTGTACCAGAACCACTTGATTCTTATGGAGGAATATTCAAAGCAGACCAAGAAATCGCCCAACTCGAAAAGCGTAGAGGAGGAGTCGGCACAACTCTTAACAAACTTCGATATGATGATGCTGTTGTGCTTAACGCTGCCGGTACTTCTACTGGCGCACATAGCTTTATGTCTAGGTTTTCGAACACTACACGCGAAGTTGCTCAAAATGGAAGACGAGGAGCTTTAATGCTTCTAATGAGCATTCTACACCCTGATGTTAGACAGTTCATTATCAAGAAGAAAGACCGCACACAGGTAACAGGAGCCAATGTAAGTGTTCAGATAGTGGATGAATTTATGAATGCTGTAGAAAAGGATAGCGATTTTGTATGTCGTTTTCCTATTGATGCTAGTGTAAGTATTGATGAGCTTGAAGGTGCTGCTTATAATACTATCGTAAATATAAAGGTAGAAGGTAAAGGCGAAATTGCAGCAATGAAAGTGAAAGCTCGTGAAGTCTTTGACCTTATCGTAGAGATGGCATGGGAGAATGCTGAACCCGGCGTAGCTTTCATGGATCGAGTACAAGATTATTCTCCAGAAGGTGTCTATGAAGTATTTAGAGCTATTGCTTCCAATCCATGCGGTGAGCAATGGTTACAAGCTTATGACGCCTGTAGATTGCTTGCGGTCAATCTATTTAGCTTTGTTCGTAATCCGTTTACGAGGAACGCGAGTATTGACTATGAAAAAGTATACGAAGTATTCTATATTCAACAACGTTTAGCAGATGATATTGTTGACCTCGAAATCGAGTATGTAGACAAGATTATCGCTAAAATTAAGGCTGATCCAGAACCCGATGATATTAAAGCCACAGAGCTTAATCTTTGGGAGAAAGTAAAAGAAACGGCTTCTGCTTCTAGGCGGACTGGTTGTGGATTCACTGCTCTTGGTGACATGTTGGCAGCATTAGGATTGAAATATGATTCTGATGAAGCTCTCAAGGTTACTGAAGAAGTAATGAAGGCTAAAATGCGAGCAGAGCTAGATTGTACTATTGACCTAGCTATACTACGTGGAACATTTACTGGATGGGATAGAGATTTAGAGCTTGGTGAAGGCTTCCTCAATGAGAAAAGACAGATTGTAGGACTGAACTCTTTCTATCAGATGCTTTGTAAAGAGTTTCCTGAACAGGTAGAGAGAATGTTTGTCTACGGAAGACGTAACGTAAGTTGGTCTACCGTAGCACCTACTGGTACTGTAAGTATTGTAGCTCTCCTCATTAAGTATTCTAACACTACTGGGGGACTTGAGCCTTGCTTCTTGCCTTACCACTTTAGAAATAAAAAAGTGAATCCTTCTGATAAAGATGCTCGTGTTGACTTCAAAGATCAGAACGGGGATTGTTGGATGACTTATCCTGTAGTAATGGGTGGATTTAAAGAATGGTACGATATCAATAGACAACACATGAATCTTTTCGAGGATAAGGAAATTGAAAATATGACTAAAGAGGAGATGCAGTACTTATTTGAAAACTCTCCATACTATGGAAGTTGTGCAAATGATATTTCATGGGAGAAGCGTATTGAAATTCAATCAATTATCCAGAAATACACCACAAATGCTATTAGTTCAACCTTAAATTTACCAAAAGATGTATCAAAACAAACAGTATCTGACATATACTTTAAAGCGTGGAAAGCTGGTCTTAAAGGAGTTACTGTATATCGTGATGGTTCTCGTAGTGGCGTGCTTGTTACAAGCAAGTCTAGTGACGGGAATGATTTGGTTTATCACGATGCTCCAAAACGTCCTAAGTCATTAGAGGCTGAATGTCACTCTATTAGAGTGAAGGGTAACTCTTATGCTGTAATTGTTGGACTTTTAAATAATAAACCGTATGAGGTATTTGCCTTTAGCTCCGAAGAAGAGGACGAAAAACCAACAAATGGGAAGGGTATTGTCACTAAAGTCAAGAAAGGACACTACAGCTTTACTTACGATAAAGGACGGACAATTGAAAATATACAAAATCGCGACGCACATGTTGACGAACAGGTTCTTACACGCCTAGTATCGGGAATGATGCGTCATGGTGTCAACCCTAAGTTCATTATTGAACAAATTGATAAATGTCCCTTAGAGGTAGTAAGCTTTGGTAAAGCCTTAGCTCGTACCTTAAAGAAATACATTCCTGAAAAAGAGCTTTTAGAACGTTATAAATGTTCTGAATGTGGCTCATCCAATGTAAAATTTGAAGAAGGCTGTGGAACATGTTTAGAATGTGGCAGCTCAAAATGTGGATAATTAAATATACAACAAATGAAAATAAAAGTAGAAGGACACAAATACGAACTCGATAATTTCGAGAATAAAGAAAAAGAAGGTCAAACATTACAATTCATTCAAAAAGAATTAGTTGGTTCTGATCAATACTTAGTAACAGTAGCAGACGGTACAACTAACGAAGATGTGCTAGAAGTTCTCATTAACAGAATGGAATATTTACAAGGGAAGTTTCCTTGTAAGGAAAACGAGTATGCTATTAGTAATCTTCAACAAGCCCTTATTTGGTTAAACGAGAGAACAAAAAACAGAGTTCAGCGGGGAGTAGAAGGTAAACATCTTGCATAATGACAAAAGAACAAAAACAAAAAATAGGCGACATTGTCTGGGGAGCAGCTATAGGTGTATTTATAGCTGCTCTTCTTTGGGCAGCAGCTAATACATTTCAAAATTTATTTAATTAATACTACACAATGAGCGAAACAGCAGTAATTAACAAGATTGAGACAGAAGAAGAATTAATGGAAGTTCTTCTTAATGAAAACGACCCTAAGTTTAATATTACAAAACTCTGTGAAGAACTCTCTGAACTTCAGGAAGTTCTATTAAAGTACATCAACAAGAAACCAGAAAAAGCTCCTTCTAAACAAGCAATTGTGGATGAAGTAGGAGATGTTTTTCTACGACTTGGAGTTGTTATAAAACAGCTTGAAGTAGAAGAAGACCCGATTGGTGAGCGTCTTGACACCAAGATTTCTAAGTTAATAAAATACTACAACGAAGGAAAATACAAAGGAGGACTTTAATGGAGATTTTAGTAAAAGAATTGATTAGTACCGCTACTGTTCCTGAATACCAGACAGAAGGAGCAGCAGGATTTGATTTGCATTCGTCTGGAACATATATGATTGGTCCAAGAGAAAGAGTACTTGTAGGTACAGGACTTGCCTTTGAAATCCCTAAAGGGTATGAAATGCAAGTACGTCCTCGTAGTGGCCTTGCTCTTAAGAATGGTGTTACTGTTCTTAACTCTCCCGGAACAATTGACTCAGATTATCGTGGAGAAATTGGTATTATCTTGATTAATCATGGTAATAGCACATTCACAATAAACACTGGCGATCGAATTGCTCAAGGAGTTATTGCTAAAGTAGAACAAGCTACATTTAAAGTAACTCAGAATCTATCTGACACTATTCGTGGTAAAGGAGGATATGGTAGTACTAACAAAGAAAAAGCTTAATGACTGAAGTAAAAAAGAAAAGAAATAGACCAAAGGGGCTAAGATATAAACCTTTTACTAACACTGGATATAAGGGTGTATCCGAGATAAGTAACCCTGCTTCTGTAAATAAATTTTCAGCACAAGTATCTGCAAAGACCGTATCAGGAAAACTTACCACAATTCACATAGGTCATTTCGCTACAGCAGAAGAAGCTCATTATGAAAGATTAAAATTTATTTCCAACTTATTCTAAGAAATGTTTGGTAGATAGTTAAATACTATTTACCTTTGTGATCGAAAATTGAAATTAAAAATATGATTAAACGTAAAGCGACAAAGAAAACAGCTAAGAAAAACCTTAAGACTTCTATCTACACTCGTATAGCTCCAAACATCTACAAAGATGTAAGCGGCTCCTACTGTGTACGGAAGATGGTAGATGGCGTACGCCATTGTAAAAGCGTAAGCTCTATTAAAGCAGCTAAGACATTTCTGAACAGTTTATAATTGATTTTTTTTCATTTTTAGAGGTTTTGGTCCCTGCGGAAACGTGGGGACTTTTTTAATCTAAAAACAAAATATGACTAAAAAAGAAACTTTGTTTATTTGTCTTTCAGAGAATGGTAAGGATTTATTCTTACTTCCTAAATCAGATGTGGAGAAGAGTATTAAGAGCATGGAGGAAGACGCTGATGTTGATCTTGAATATTCTATTCTAGGTAGTATTAGACAACCTTATTCAAAAACACCTTTTTTATTAACCTATAAAATTTCAGGTTCAAATGATGTTCTATACGATGTGGTATATACGGATGACTCTTTTGAGTCTCATTTAGCACTTATCAATAAACCAAGGCTGAAAGACAAAAATATAAAAATTACAAATACACTTGATTTAAGGAAATTAATTGACGAATACTACGAATGATTGAAGCGAAAATTATTGCAGACAGTTTGGGTCCATTTGGGGACAGGATTATTACTTATGTGCTTACCTTTCCCCGTATCGTACTCGCTGAGTTTAACACTCACCGAGCATTATCTCGCAATAGTGCAAGTAGCCGCGCTATACCATTTAAGAAAATGCTTAAGATGGTACGGGAAAATCCATTCATCCCTATCAGATGGATGAAGGAACATACAGGAATGCAAGGTACTGAGTACTTTACGCATCATGTAGAGATTGAAAGATTAAATAATGCATGGCTTAATGCAAGAGATGGTAATATCGAAATAGCAAAAGCTTTAAGTGAAGCAGGTGCTACTAAACAAATTACCAATCGTCTTCTTGAGCCCTTCATGTGGCACACCTGTATTTGTACGGGAACCGAGTTTGAGAATTTCTTTGCATTAAGAGCACATCCAGACGCTGAAATACACATTCAAGAACTTGCATATAAGATGCTTGAAGCTGCAAATGCAAGTACTCCTAAGGTACTAAAGTCCTATGAATGGCATATTCCCTTTGGAGACAACCTTGACATGCAGAAAACTAAAGGGTTTACTAATGAAGAAGCAGGTGATTGGCAATTAAAAGTAGCTACAGCACGCTGTGCAAGAGTAAGTTATCTAAACTTTGAAGGTAAAGATGATTATAAGGAGGATATTCGTCTATATGAAAGGCTACTTAAAAGCAAACATGCAAGTCCATTTGAGCACGTAGCAAGATGTATGAGTAAAGAAGAATATGAAGGTTTTCGAAAAGTAGAGATAAGAAATGGAGAGAAAATAGATGAATACGGATGGTGTAAGAATCTTAAGGGGTTCATTCAACATCGTGCTTTACTTGAACTAGAAACGCAAATAGATGGAAGAGTTCAAAAAAGTACTACAAAATAATACTAGTAGTGGTTATATTTCGGATGTAGTTAACAATAGAATAAGAACAAACGTATAAAACGAAAACAAGAAAGATGAACGATACAATCGTAAATAATAATTTACACGGTATTGTCGCTATTATAAATGAGCGAAACGACCAGATTCATAAACATAAACTTACTGTCAACGACGACATTCTCTATAATCCAAATGGAGAACTTGTTCAAGCTGCTAGAGCTTTATTAAAAGAACGTCCTGTTCTTCATGATTTTCCTGACTCTTGGGGAATAGCTCACTGCAGGAAGATGATAGAGAAGTCTTATCAGGAAAGGCTCGCTGTTGCCGGAGCTTTAATTGCCGCTGAATACGATAGAACAGAGGAACTCAAGAAGCGGATAAAAGAAAGGGAACTAAAAAAGTTCCCAAATAGTCATGTTGGAAACTATCCTTTAACTCCAAAAGAAGCTAATAAACTTGCGAAGTAACGTTTACATCTATAAGGAAAAACCCTACTATATTGTTGAAGAGACTAGCATAAAAGTAGGTGGTACATGGATTCCATGTATCATCTACGCTACTCTCTACGATAACCCAGATGGAGACATTTGGGTGAGATTAAAAGAGGATTTCTTTAACTTATTTGAGAAAACAGACGCAATTTACGAGGAGGGAGATAATGTCTATTAATTTGTTTGGAAACAAACCAGAAGAAAGAGCTTTAGCTTCATTAATTCATGATACTAACTCTAGCCTTGGATTACTTGGATGGCACACAAAGAAGTTAGAAGATTGGGTGAAAGAACAAGCTAAAGCCGGAAATGAACGTGGAGAAAAAGCTAGTTCTGTGCCATTTGTAGCACTTGAATATATAAAAAGTCAAACTGATAGTATAGAGAAAACAATAGATATTTATTACAGAAAACTTGAAGAAATATCCAAAACTTCAGAGAAAAAGTAGTATCTTTGTATCCTAAACAATTATAAATGTCAGATAACAATTTAAAGGAATTATCTAAAGTTATTGATGAAATTCAGAAGGCTTTTGGAGAAGGGGCAATTATAAAGGCAGGTGATAAACCCTCTGGACCAATTGACGTAGTGTCTACAGGCTCATTAGGTCTAGATAGTGCTCTTGGTGTATGGGGTTTACCAAAAGGAAGAATTGTCGAAATTTACGGTCCTGAATCATCTGGAAAAACTACTTTATCTACTCATGTTATAGCGGAAGCTCAAAAGAAAGGCGACAAGTGTTTAGTAATAGATGCTGAACATGCTTTTGACATGGAGTACGCTAAGAAATTAGGAGTGAATACAGAAACTCTATATATTAGTCAACCTGATAGTGGAGACGAGGCTCTTGAAATCGCTGATAGGGCTATTAGCTCTGGCAAATTTGGAGTTGTTTTAATTGACTCTGTAGCTGCTTTAGTTCCTAAAGGGGAATTAGAAGGAGAAATGGGTGAAAGTAAAATGGGACTTCACGCTCGACTAATGTCACAAGCATTGCGCAAACTTACAGGTACTGTATCAAAAAACAATTGCCTACTTATATTCATTAACCAGCTGCGTGAAAAAATAGGTGTTATGTTCGGTAACCCCGAAACCACTACCGGTGGTAACGCATTGAAGTTTTATGCCTCTGTACGACTTGATGTTCGTAGAGCACTAGGTAAGGACGATGTAGTAAAGGATGGTGACGAAATGATTGGTAATAAGGTGAAAGTAAAGGTAGTCAAAAATAAGGTGGGTCCGCCATTTAAAATAGCAGAATTTGATGTAGAGTTCGCCAAAGGAATTGATAAAGTAAGTGAAGTAATTGAACTTGGTCACAAAGCAGGAATACTAAAGAAATGGGGAAAGCAAATCACATTATTTGTAGAGGGAACAGAACCACTAAAATATGACCTTGAAGAGTTTAAAGGAATGTTAACAGACAATCCTGAATTCTATCAAGAACTATACAACAGAATCAAGAATTTTGTTAATGATCTAAGAGCTAAAAAGTAAGGACATAATAAAAATAAGGAAGTTCCGGGAGCACATGAGGCTCGCCGGAACTTTTTTTTAGAAATCTTGAACGTAGATTATGGTTCGGCGGTCACAATTATATAAGATGAAGCTGGAAGTGATGTCTCAAGAGGGCCAATGAAATAGCACCCCTCCGTAACAGTATCTGCTCCTGATTGACTAAACCCATCAGATCCTGTAAGAGTAAATGTTCCCCCTGTAGTTACTGCTTCAATAATATTTATACATATTGTTGTGGCCTCCCTTGGAACACATATTCTCTGAGGAGACCCTCCTGTAATGCTTGTAGACGCTACAATTTCATCATTTTCATCTTTAAACACAATCTGCTCTGCAGCAGGAGAAGCTGCCGATTCATCGTCACTAATCCAATTGACAGTGACTACTGAACAGCATCCACATTCTGCTTCATCTATCAGATCTCTCACCTTGTCAAATTGCTCTTTTGTAAGAGAGAATTGTTTAAAAAATGATTTGAAGTAGTCATTTAATACTTGTTTATTTAATCTAGACATTTTAATTTATTTTAGTATAATTTTTAAACTTTATTTATTTTAGTTTCATTTCCCTTAGAGGCACCAAAATAATATCCTATTACACCTCCAAGTGTTCCAGTTAGGATGGAACCAGCTCCCATCATAACTACGTCTCTGTTCTCTTTAGGTATTTCTGCAAAAATAAAAGTAAACATTAGTGCAAAAGAGCCTAATATACTTATTACAGCAAGTATACTTCTTATTTCTCCATTACCTATTTTATTCAAAAATTCTTTCATATATTAATAATTTTATCTCATCCTTCTAGCTCTTATGGTTCCTACGAATTGAGGATTTCCTGCTGAGAAAGAAGCTTGTGTATTTAAGTAATAAGTTGTTGTTGATGCCAACGAAACTCTAAAAGGTGCTATAATACCTGATTGTTTAGAACTTCCTAAAAGTGTAGATTGTGAAATATAACTAATATTTACTCCTTCAACAGCTCCAGAAGCACTAGCCGTTGTAGTACTAACTACAAAGATAGCATCCCCTGTAATGGTTGCAGAATTTGTACTACATGTAAAAACAGGAATAGATATATCCCAATCTCCAGGTGTGAGAGTTATAGATGTAATATTTTGATAAGTAGCTGTTGTAGTATAATTAGTGTAAGTACTCACAGTAGAGCTTATTTCTTCTCCTATATTACCTGCCGTTGCATTATTATTAGTAGTAGTGCCAACTATAGAAGTTGTTGTACCAAACACAACATTACCATCTCCTTTTATTTGTACAGCAGGAGAAACACTATAACCACCAGTTACAAAGTTAATGACAGAAGTTCCCCCAGAAGCTACACCCTGATCTGTACCAAATTGCAGGCTCTTTGTTGCCTCGAACAGTGTATAGTTGGCTAAAGTTGAATGTGTGCTACTCATCATCCCAAATTGCCCAAGCTCACTAGCATCGTTAACAACTCTTATTATTGGCCTTGCAGCTGCTCCACTGTTCGTGTTAGTTATAATTATTCCATCTGAACCAGTGTTTGACATTTCTATATCAAGCTTAACATCGGGTGAACTATCTCCAATACCAACATTACCTGTGTTATAATAAATATCTGAACCAGCAGTTGTCCATTGTGAACTACCCCCAGAAGTCACTATAACATTACCTCCAGATGTTACACCCAACAAGTATGCAGCAGTTCCAGTAAATGACCCTCCACTATAACCAGTACCTAATGTTAACTGTCCAGTACTTAGAATACCCATTCTCTCGGCAAGTGACCCACCATCAGGTTTAGTGTAAAAGTGAAAATCACCACCACGAGCACCTGTAGTAGCACCATCTGCTGTAACACCAATGGCTGCCACACGTTTATGAGCACCACTATTACTATTAACTGTAAAATCAACAAAACCAACATCTGTTGGTGTACCTGCTGGTAGCTCCGCAAGTTGAGAAGCAAGTTCAACAATACCAGCACCAAATTGACCTGTAGTAGCTCTACCTAATATAGTCCCTGTTGTATATAAAGTACTATTAAGACCAGCAATATTAGCAGTGTTTTTTGTTCCAATAGCAACATCTCCTCCCCACATATAATCAATATGCGTGTCTGTACTTCCTGTTAAATCAAAATTAGAGGTATAGTCTCTTATGTGACCTTTACCTATTGTTACACCTGTACAATTTGTAATTTTTATTGCAGCAGCAGAAACAGTTCCTCCCCAATCTCTAATTTCAAAATCACTTACAACAATCACTTCCATTTGATCAATGTCAATTGCGGGTCCAGTAGAACCTACTGGAGCAAACTGATTAGAAGTAATATGTATATTTCGAACATAGGGAGAGACAATTCCTCTCATATATACAGCGGAAACTACCCAGTTCTCAAAACTATTATTAGATAGTATAATATCACTTGTTGGATCAAGAACATTTTCTACATATATATGATACTGATAACCATTTGCGTTATTAAATTCACATGCGTCAAACTTACAATCAACCACGCGCATACCTCCACCTGATTGCCACCAAATAGCCTTAGTTACTGCTGTTCCTGTAGCGAATGTACCAGAATTAAACGTACATGCTAACACAGTGAAATCACCTGTATCTGTACGAATATTATTATTAGTCTTTATACCAGCTATAAGAGGAGCGGAGAAATGACACCCAGTTATCATTTGATAATAACCTGATTCAATGTTTAACTGAATGTACCCTCCATAGAATGTAGTATCCTTAACTATGGTACCTTGTAGCATTCCTTTAATAACTATAAAGGAACCTCCAGTATTAGATCCAGGAGTGACTGTTGACTTAAAAGTAAGATTTTCTACTGAAAAAGCCGCCTTTGTTTCATCAGATTGCCTATCAAATACAAATCCATCTTTATTATCAGTTACGACAATAACACTTGACATTTCAATAGGACCAAGTCTGTCTTTTTCAAGAACACCCCCTGCTTGATTATTATGCAATCCTCCTGACTTAGTAACCCCTTGAAATCTTATACAATGCTCAAATGTTATACTATCAGAAAGTAGGTATTCTCCAGCAGGAAAGAAAAGCACTCCTCCACCAGATGTATATGCAGCATCTCTAGCAGCAATAATAGCAGCTCTATCATCAGTTACACCATCTCCTAAAGCACCATAATCTTTAACATTAAAGTAACAAGGTTGTCTATTCACCCATTCAGAAGTAGCACTATTATAACTTGCTATTTGTCCGTTTTGTAAACTTGTGAGAGTTACATCAGTTAATCCTGCAAATGTACTACTTCCTCCAGAAACAGTTCCTTCTATTATATTTCCAGAAGAGTCTACTTGAAGTGTATAAGCAGCAGTTCCAGTAAATGTTCCTGTTCCATATTTATTTAGCCTAGTAGCTCCACTTCCACTTAAAGTAAAAATGTCAGAGCTAGTTCCGCTATTTACACCTGTAATAGTAAACTGGGAGCTACGAGTAGCATGTGTTAAGTCTGTCCATTTCGAAATAAGCCTTGTGGACTGATATAAACCACTATCATCTGAAACATTCATTGATATTCCTACACCTATACCCAATGAAGCAGGAGAGCCATTAGCTTGATGTTGTGCATGTATAGCATCGATCACACTATCTGTATAAGGCGTACTGTTTGTAAAATGTCCTGCCGGAAAACTATCACCTGCAGTTGCTTGTACAGCAATACTAGTAGCAGATATGATTTGTGTTGCTATATTATTGTCAGAAGTAACTTTAAATGGAATACCTGCTCCTGACCCTACAACAGATAAACTATAATCTGTTGTAGCGTCTATAACAGTATCATGCAGTAAAGTACCTCCAAGCTGGAAATTATTACCTGTTAATGTAATTCCATTATCTGAGGTGTAGGTGTTACCTACTGGTATGGCAGTAAATGAAAGAAGTCCGTTAGCGTCACTTATTACCATTCTAGTAGTGCCAGAAGTAGTAGGTGCAGTTCCTCCTGTAGCTAGATTTGAAATAATGGTGCTTCCTGAGACATGAAGTCTTTGAGAAGGAGTATTAGTTCCTAAACCAAGTCTTTTATTTGTATTATCCCAAAATAGAATAGAGTTATCTTCAAGTAGTCCACCTCCTATTCCAATAAAAGGAATGCTTCCTGACGAAAGTGTAGTAGTGAGAGATATAACTGGAGCTGTGGTTGGATTTAATACTGTTCCATCAAATCCACTTCCATCCGTAAAGTTAACTGAAGTTACTCCACCACTAGCACTAAGAACGCCTCCGGAAGAAAGAGTAAGACCTGTTCCTAGTGTAATTTCTTCCACAGAACCAGTACTAGGAGAATATCTTCCAATAAGTTTTTGTGTACTAATATTTTGTATCTTAGAGAATGTAACAGCTTGTGGAGAGATGGTGGTAGTTAAGCTACTTGTACCTGTCCCAGTGACATCTCCTGTAAGAGAGACACCAGATATATAAGAAGGCGTAAAGTATTCTAGTGAATTTCCTAGAGTATTAACCCTAAGTAGCTGCAGCGCCCCTCCTAAAGCAGTAATACCTGTACCACCATTAGTAACAGCAAGAGTTCCAAGTACTTCTGTAGCTAAATTTATTTGTCCTGTAGTGAACCCTGTTCCTGTTCCTCTCACAGGACCATTTAGAACAGTAGTGATATTTATTGTACCACTTGTAGTAATAGGAGAATTAGCTACAGAGAGACCGGACGGTACAGTAAGTCCTACAGAAGTGACAGTTCCAGATCCTGCAAGAGCATCTACAGAAAGGTCAAAATTACATCCATCCTTAGTAATAGTTACAGTACTATCCTCACTTGTAAAATTAAGATTATTACAATTTAGTTTGTACCAAATATTTTGATCGCAGCTACAGTTTTTCTTACAAACTCTTGATTTACTCATTATTAATATCTTTCAGTATGTTTTATACAGTGTAACTTAAAGTCCAACCAGCAGCAGTAAGAGCATTTCTAGCTGACAAAGAAGCAGCCGTCACAGTTGTATCCGTGTTTGCTACTACGATTCTCTTCTGAGCACCAGTAGGAACAACCCCTGTCATATGATTACCGATTGCATTCCAAAGATCATCTGCTATAGAACTAGGCACTAGAAAATTAAATTTAAACAATAGCAAATTAGTAGGTTTGGGAAGCGCTGACACCCAAACATTGTCCACACTTGTTAGTGTAAGTGGATTACCTGTAAATATTAAATCTGTTAATACAGGAAAATTGGCTGCTGTAACCCAATCAAATTGATACAATTCATCTGCAGTATTCGTTTCACCAAGCCATAACATTTCTATCTGGGATAAATCTCTTAATTCTGTTGGAACAAATGATGGAAGAATATAATTAGGAGCTCCTCCAAAATGATCAGTTGCCCAAACCTTAAGATTTGCTAAATCTCCAACATTAGTAATTAAATTATAGTCTGTTGTGACAACACCTCTTGCAAAGAAATATTGTAATCCTGTAGGAAGTTGACCCTGGATAGTTGTTAATTGATTTGTAAATACATGTGCAAATACAATATCTACATTATTATGATAGATATTCATTTTTTCACCTGCAGTGTACCCAGTTAATGCAACATTTCTCATATTAAAAGTGGGTGTCACATGCCAGAAATAAGGAACAATGAAATTAAAAAATACATTGGTATCACTATTTACGACAGGATAGTTATTACTATAGTAAATAGCATCAGTAGTTTTATTTATAATTACTGCGTCGTTATCAAGATGCAGTGTTACATTTCCGTTATTTGCAAATGTAGTCGAAAAGAAATTCAATCCTAGTAAGTTTCCTGTAAATGTCTCATCCAATAACAAAACATCAAACAAAAAATCATTTGAACCTATTGATAATAATGCTTTTTCGTTATTTACAGGATCAGCATTCCATATACTAATGTACTCTTGCTGTGTATTAGCATCTCCTAAATAGTCTCCCACATAATTAAATACTCCAACAGGGTATTCTGTAATATTTACAGAATTAAAATTAACTAATTGTTTTTCAACATGTGTTGAACAACATGATTGGGATACGTAAGCTAAAGTTATATCTGCATAATTCCCCGTAATAGGTCTTCTATTAGTTAAGGTTCCATGTATAGGCTTATTATGAGAATCTAATTTTATGTAAAATCTCTTATAATTAGATATGTTTGTAAGTGTATTACAACATGATTCAAGATAATCAGTAATCTCTAAAAGATTATCTTTAACTCTTTCTGTGTACACTGGAGAAAATAACTTAGGTTTTCCACCTTTGTCTTTTTCTACGTAAAATCTATCACCTAGCATTAATCAAATTATTTAACTAAAATAAAGCTTGGATTCCCTAATGCGTCTTCCTAGAAGAACAGGTTTTCCGTTGTCAAATCTCCACATTTTAAATGCCTCCTTAATAGAGGGATCGTTGGGATTATTATTTACACGCTTAAGAAGTGTGCTTTTCTTAAAAGCTCCTACTCCAATATTGAAACAGATAGATGTAAGAGCATTAAATTGATTCTGAGAAATGTCATCTCTAGTAACAGACCAAACAGTAGTTTCATAGTTTTTTAGAATATGTCTGTACAATTCTATTGCTCTTTCCCTGGAAATTGCAGGATCAGTCATCTTGACGCGGCTACCATTCTCGTAGTAAGTACAACCTACACCAATTGTAGGAACTCCTCCATCATCTAAGTATGGATGAAGAACTAGTCCTTCCTCATTAACTAAGAATTCAATTCCTTTATTATCCATCTGTTTGATTTCCATCTGTTCGAGCTTTTCCTTCCAAAATAAGCTGCCTATCTTGTGTCTCCTTTACCTTCACCTGAAAAAATTGGAAGAAAGGAAGAGCATATTTGAAAGGTGTTTGTTGAATTAATTCGTCTAATTTTTGTAAATCTTGTTGTGTAAACTCTATATTCATTGGTTTATGTATTTATTTAATAACTCCGACGTTCTTTCTAAACTTTTTTTGTAGTAATTAAGTCCTATATTTCTTATCATATGATAAACAGTTTTTGTAAACTGATTATCTTGAATAGTGTATAGATTCAGAAAAGGTTCGGAGTAATCACACTCGTTATAGAAAAGAGCATAATCAATATATGCCCTAGATTTACGTAGGTAATTGAGACCTTGCAGTGTTCTAGGAGGCTTAGTCTTCAGATAATTTTCTACATAAAGTTCTAGTCGTGATTTATTAATTTGCCTCATTTCTTCAGCATTGCAGCTAAGTTGAAGTTAAGCCCTACACTTACTCCTATTCTATTAAAGTTAACATCAGCCTTCTGTGTCTTAATATCATAGGTGAACGGTGTCCAGCCTAAATGTCCTCCTATCGTAACAAGAGGAATCTTAGTCTCTTTTTTAATTAAATTATCCTCAATTATCGCTCCTTCTAGGAGTCCCACTGTCATATTAGGGTAGTGAGGACGAACGAATATTTCGTATTGTTTCTTTTCATTTATTTTGAGCCCTACAGTAGCAGTGAAGCCTATTTTATCTTCAGTGAGAAGACTAAAAGCTTTTCCTTCTTTAGCCTTATATTCACTTTCAAAAGATATTGTTCTAAAGTTACCCTTAGAATAAGTAGTATCTATCCGAGATCTTATCTTTATAATACTATCCTCTTTATTCACATATACTGTAGTAGGTACTGAGACAGTGTCATGTTTTATTTTAAACCCTATATTCTCTATAGCTATAACATTACCTTTTGAGAGATCTAATTGTTTAGCAAGAGAATCACTTAATTCCTTGAGTTTTCTCTTAGTAGAAACAACATAAATACGCTTACTATACTCAAGTTCGCCATTCTTAGCTTTTGCTACTCTTATGGTATCTTGAGCAGCAGCTAAGTTATTTTCTGCTCTCTCTATCCTTTGCTTTGCTTCTTTATATCTCTTGTAATTCCAATGATTAAGAAGCACTAAAAGCAGAATAATACTTGCTCCCGCAAGTAACAATTTTGACTTACTATCTGAAATTACCTTTACAAAAATATCCTTAACACTCCCCATAACAATAGTATTATTAAAAATGCTGCACTTTTCTTTACAGCACCATTATGTCCAAATATTTTTAAAAATATTCTATCTACACCAGAAGTGTTTCCAATATAGGTTGTTGGTAAGGAAGTCCACTTGTTAAAAGATAGGTCGTAAAAACCCAGTCTTATTAGAAGTGCTTGGATAGGAGCACTTACCCATAGTCCTGTAGCCCAGGCTAGAACTAGTGTAAATAAGCTGTGCATTATAACACCATCTCTGTGCCACCTATCAAGACGTGATTTTGTCACTCCTTGATATGAATCCAGTACTCCTCTGAGAAGGAAAGAACTTGCGTCCTTTCCAGACAGAAGAAGTGTAAATGCAAGAGATATTATGAATGCCAGCCAATACATTATTGATCAGGTTTAATAGGTTCTCTCTGATCTGATTTCCACTTGATTCCACCTAAGAAACCAATGATACCAAGACCACCGAGTACATTCCATGCTACTTGCCAGAACTTAGAATCTGCATAATCTGACCAACCAAATCCACCAACAGCTAAAACTAGGCAGCTTAAAAGACCAGATACAAACAGAATGTCTTTTGCTTTTCTACTTAATTTAATACTCATATTTTTGATTTTAGTGACAAAGATACACTAATTTTTCGAATTCTCCAATTCTTCATTTAGAATTTCTTTCCCCTTTCTAAATGCACGAACTTTACCTACTATATATTTATAAATTCCATCAATTATAATCATTCCCATCATTCCTATGATAAAGGATAATGCTGCCATATATTCAATAGGGATTGCTTCTTTATACGCAATTAACGGAGTAATATATCCTGCTACAATAGAGCCTATTAATATCTGTCTAAGTGCTTCTATTAATCGTAGTTTCTTATAGATTGACCAAACAATAGCCCCAATAAGCCCATTAAGTAAATAGCGCCATCCAATCCCGAGATCATTAAGAAATTCTAATAAATTCATATCAATGTACTCTCCTTTTCTCATACATACATATGATAGATTATTTTATACCTATCCACTTAACTGCTCCAGCAGAAATAGTAAATGCAGGTAACCTCCCACCTTCAGCAGCAGAAATAGGAAGAGTTTCCCCTACTGTACTAAGAGTGTAAGTTGTTGCATCAGCGAAAGTAATTGTTGCAGGAACTGTTGTAGCTGTAATACTAACAGAGTTAAATCCATAGGGAATATTTCCCGTTCCGCCAGTAATGGAAGCTAGAGAGGGAGTGCCACAGAGGGTATTTGCAGTAATACGCGTATTACGCGCAATTTGATCCAAGACAAGTAGAAAATCTCCTTGAGCCATATATTATCAATTTTTTATTATTAAAAAATCCAGCTCTAAATAAAAGAAATAAAAGAGCCCAGCAATTGCTCGCTAGGCACAAATATATGCTTTTTTTATTAGAAATGAAGTAGTTAGAGTTCATTTAAGAACTCTAATAGCATTATCTACCAGTAAGTTTATAGAATTTAATTTGCTCTTCCGGGGTTAGAAAATTAATGAGTTGCCTAACAACAGGCATTAGTTTTAACGTCTTAATATACAGCTTATTATCTCCTTTTTCAGCTATGCCAGAAGCCCTTTCATACTCTTCAAATGGACTAAATATCTGAGTAAACCAACTTATCCATTTTTCCATCATGTTAATAGAAGCTGCAGGATTACGAATCACACGAATAAAGTCTGATGGATTGATATACTGAGTAATATCTGCACTAAACCGTGTAAGTTGAAGTTGCATTTCATTATCTAACCACTTGTCATCCTCATCTCCACTTCCAATAAGTCCTATAAGAACAAATGTAGCTAAGATAACACTAAATTCATATAAAGATTTATTAATAGCTGATTTCTGAAACTCATCATATCCATCTTTAGTCCACATTCTTTGAATAGCTCCCCATTTATACTCTTTAACATCTTTATAAAACTTACTCATAAATTCTCTCCAATATCCACCATCATCTGTTCCAAGCTCATAATCTACATACTTCTCACCCCATCTTGACTGCATAGCTTTAAAAAGATATTTACGAAACATAAGTGCTAGTTTACCATACCAACGTCTTGATAACATAGCTTTATCAAAACTATTATACACACCTTGTAGATTTTTAACAACAGCATGTAACCTATTTCTAAAAGCTTTATCGTCTTCTACACTCCATCCAAATTTTGACGCCATTTCATCGAGATTTCCATTGGTCTCTTTCATAGCAGCATAAAGACTTGTTTGCTCTCCTGTTTTAGAATCAGTTAATTTAACAGAGTGCATTAAAGAAAGCATTCCTGTCACCTGAATCTGATGTTCACCCCCTTTCTGTAAAAAGAATAAAGTGCTGGTTTTCATTAATTTATTGAATGTTCCCTTAGAAACATTTTCTCCATAATGATCCTTAAATTCACCTTGAGGAACATCATAGTGATCTGCTAGTTTGTTTAGAAAAGAATCTCCCTTTCCAACTGTTTCAGCTACTAGAGAAGGAAGCTCCCTAGCGTATACTCCTTGAGCCCAAGCATAGTCTTTTGCTGAATAGAAGCGTCTACCCATAGCTTCAATAGTATTGTTAAAGTTACCTACAATAACGTTACTTATACCTCCATTTACGTTAACCGCCATGTTTTGTAATGCTGTAAGTAGTGCCACCTTATTAGATAGCTTGTTTAAAGATACTTCTCTTCCACCCATATTAATAGCTTGTTCAAACTCTGCATCTCCGTAAACAATGTCATTAATAAACTCGTTTAAACGATTATTCAGCATGTCTTCACGCGCCATCTTAGGAACCACTTTCTTAGTAATAGCATTGAATACTTGAATACCCTTAGAGTTTGTTTTAGCTACATCTCTACCTTTAATACCTAGATTAAAGTCTCCATTAAGTACAGTTTTAAGAACAATAATATTAGGCTCAATTTCAGTCATAGTAGAGTAGTTATTTGCCATCTGACTATACTTTAGAACACCTTCAAGTAAATCTAGTTTAAGATCACTTGGATTTAACATTGTTGTGTAGTAAACCGGCACTTTCTTAACCTCAGCACCATCTTGTCTTTGAACAGTTTTTTCCTCATCAAAGTTAGCCGTAATAGAATCCTTCACTCCTTTCCAGGCTTTCCCTAGATTTTTCTTAACTCCATCTTTCCATTCTAAATCAGAAAAAGCATTTTGTCCTTTAGATAGCTGTGGAATAATACCATATTTAAGTCCAAAACTTCCAAGTTTGTCATTAGCTTCTTTATAAGAATTATAGAGTTTCCTATAATAAGCATTATTCATAAGAGTAGAAAACTTCCTATCCTTGTATTTTTCCGCAGGCCTAATAAGCTCACCGGAAAGAGCACGAAATGTTCCTTTTGTTGGGTTAAAAGAGTTCTGTAATACTCTTCTTCCATAATAATGAGAGAGTTTTCTACCATATCCATAATCCAATTCATCTATCTCTTTAGTATTTGTTAACCACCACTCTTCAAATTGTCTCTTAGTAAGAGTTCTTCTTTTCTCACTTATAATTCTTTGATAATCAGGGTGAATTTGTGTATTCTGAGCATACCATTCACTTTGGGCTTTGTTCCAAGCTCTTAAAGCTTTTGCATCGTTAGTAGGTTTAGGCCCAAGTTGTCTATAAAATTCTTTCTTGGCCTTGTCAAATTGATCCAGTTGGTACTCTTGATAAAAGGCTAAACGTCTTCTGTAATCATATTTATCTTCACCTGTTTCAGGATCAACTCCCACTTTCTCCCATACTTCAACTTCTCTTAAGAACTCTTTGTTAAAAGTCTCTTCGTCTTTGGAGCTTTTGTAAAGAGCTGAACCTCTTGCCCTTTCATATTCATTTGTAAGCTCTTTCTTTGTATCAAGGTCTTTTAGATGATTATCATACACCACATCTTTAAGAGCCAATCCTACGGCAGCAGATACAGGATCACGACTATTGATAGTTGTACCTAACCAATATCCAGCAGCAGAAATATCTCTTAAAGCCATTACTAATTGCTCTCTGAATTGATCTTTAGTAATCATCATGTTTTGTTTGCCTTGAGCTTCTAAGTTTCTATTTGTAGGCTCAAGATATGGAAATAACCATTCTGTTAGATAGGTGAGGCTGAATGATTTAAAATCCTCAATAATCTGATTTTTTTGATCTATAGCTGTAGCAAGTTCTTGAAATCTTGGATTGTCGTATCCAATACCCTCCCTAAACAAAAGAGATTTGACACTATCTAATGAGTTGTATACGTTCAAAAGCTGCTGAATTTCACCAAGAATATTCAAATTATAAGAAAGTTGATCCTTTGTTAGCTGATCAGCTTTTCTTACAGAATCTCTTAAAGTCTCAAATCTTTTCTTAGCTGCGTCAATATAGTATATTGAGTTTGATATAAAGTTATTTATAGACGTTATCTCATCCTGATTTTGGATGATTTCATTAAGCACACTAATATCTTCCTTAAATTGGTCACCTTTCTTTCTATTCTTAATTGTTCTGTTTAGGATAGATACTTTATCTTTAATTCTTTGATAAACAGACTCATATGTTAAGTCTGTGTCAGGCTTTTGATATACCGTTTGTATCTTAGCATCTTGAAGAATAGCTCGTAAGTCGGCTACATAAATATCATCTACTATTAAATCAGCAACTTCATCAAGAGTCATATCAATCCTAAAGTTCTTAGGATCAATTTGTATCTTCTTAAATAAAGATTTTAACCAGTTAATAAAACGATTAAAAGGAGATTTTGGAGTGTTATATTTTTGAGCTGATAGTTTTCCTAAATACTCTACTAAAGCTTCATTCATTTGTTGCTCTTTAGTAAGCTCAGGATATTTTCTAGTTACTTCACCTATTACTTTAATTCCTTCTAAATCACTGCTAAGTTGAACTAATAAGTCTTTATAAAGAAAGGGATTCTGCTGTTGTACAGCTAGAATAAATGGGTGTAAATATTCATGAAACACTGTATCTTTCTTAGCATGAGCTAAATTAATAACCACACCATTAACCCCAAACCATCCTCTATTAGGATTGCTGGGATCATTAATAATACTATAGGGAATATTGAATCTGTTATTTAGCTTCTGAGCAATTGTTTGAATCTTTCCGAATAGTTCAAATGAAGAGTTATCTCCTTTCTGAAAATAGATGCTGTCACTAGCATTAGGATTATCCATTTCAACCATAGAGGAAATCTCTCTTAAAAGAGGTTCGCCATTCTCATCTCGTTCTCCTTTGAATTTCTTCTTGAAGTCAGGAGTATAAGTGGTAGCCCATAGTCTTAGAGCCTTTTCCTTATCATTCAATACTCTATCAAGGATATTAAAAAGTATTGACTCCTCACCATTTGAAGCCAATACTTGTTGAATTTCATTATTACTATTTCTTATTACGCTACATTTCATATTTAACAGTCATCTAGTTTGTCTAATGTGTCATCAATACTACTACTATCAGTAAAAAAACCTGCATCAAATCCTGAAAGATCATTAGGATCAAAAGGCATTTGTTGCATTCCTCCAAATATACCTCCTTGTACTATTCCTGTTGATTCTGTTTTAGAAGTAGGAGTCTTTCTAGTAATTAGTGTATTAAAGTCTTTCTCAAAAATAATATTTGGTGGAATAACAAATGCTGAGAACATATCTGCAAGCTCTTGGTTAGAATACCCATTCAGATTATTTCCTGTCTTACCCATATAAGCTATAAGGAATTGTTTCTGAGGGTTACCATAAGCAAGTTTGTAGAGTTTCTCAATGCCGCTTGTTATCTGTTCAGCAGTCATACTTCTTTTAGTTCCGGGAGCAGTTACGGTTGTTAAACCATAAGCCTTCCCAGAATCAGACACCTTATTGTCCATTTTCTCACCTTGTTTCACCCATCCATTTTTAAGAGCTGAAAGAGCTGCTCCACCAGTTCCTTTATCAGGATTTCCATTTACACCTAGTGGATTAGAACCAAACACAAATACTTGATTCTCACTAAGAGAAGTTATTTGTCCTGAATAGGTTCCACCGCTTATAGGTGTACCACCAGTAGGACCAGAAGGCTCAGTAGTAGGTGCTGCTGGAGGATTTTGTCCACCACCTCTTAACTTATTATTGAGAGTTTGAATCACTTGTTCTTTTGTAGGACGCGGTCCTAAATTAGCTACGCCTGTAGAGTTTGATGTACCTACAATATCTACAGGAGCATAAACAGCATAAACACCTCTAGGAATAGACTCACCTTCTGCAGTCATAGCTGCTCCTGAGAAAGCTTGTGTTCTATTATTTGCTCCTTGTCTTTCAACATTTACAAGTTGATACGTAACATATACAATTTTTTGTTCCCCTGTAGGTGATGTTCCTGCACTTCTTCTTATACGAATAAATTTCTTAAATTGAAGATTTGTTTTATCTTCCCCAACTTTTACACTGTTAAATCCAGCCGCAGCAAGATCTTCCATTGTTTCCCTAAACACTTTAGATCTTTCTTCACTACCTTCTTCTGTAGCTCTAAATTTCTCAGTAAACATACCTACGTGTAAATAACGAACTCCAGCATCCTCCGCAAAGGCTATACCGTTAGCCGTCCTTGCTGGACCTGTCGCAGGTTTTACCTTAGTCCTAATTAGCTCCAAATTAAACTGATACCGGGCATCTGTAGCATAAATCTGTTCAAACCTATTATAAAGTTGATTGTAGTTAAGACCAAAAACTTTTTCATATAATTTATTTTTTATACCTAAAAGGTCATTATTTCTAAACAGATCATTGAATTGCTGTCTATCAGCATCTGAGAAATAGCTTCTATAGTTTCCTTCAGAATCTACTATTTCCAGAGTGTCTATCTTTCTAAGAAACCTACTAAATTCAGCTCTTTGAGAAAGGGAGAGAAGTTCTGTAGCTAGATCAGTAGCATTAGACATCTCCTTGAACATGAATGTAGGAATCATTTTAATAAACGACTTATTTCTATACATCAAACCATCTTTCACTATAAGGTAATCAAATAGTGCTTTAGCATGATATTGAGTTCTAGGATTTAGATAAAGTTCTGAGAATGAGTCCATCATGTTAGCAATAAGGTCTGGTTCTATTTTACCACGAGTTTTACCTTCGATAGTATTAATAATATCCTTATTATTTATGTTTCTTACCTTTCTTTTTCCTATTTTTACAGTGGTGCTTACAGGGAGAATAAATTTTAAGAAAGTATTATCAGGAGAGAGTGCAATAGCTTCTTTAACAATATCTACAACAGTAGAAGTAGTTCCTTCAGTATCATAAATAAGACTGTTATGTAATGTACTTGTTTTCTTATCATTTACGTCTATCCACTGTTTGTAAGCAGCTATTTGTAAGAAGGCTGCCAAATCATCTTTAATCTCTCTCACTTTATCAATGTCATCAGCCAGACCTCCTTTAAGATTTGATATCACTCTATCTGATATATTCATAAAGGAAGGAGCTTGCTCCATAAACATTGTCTTACTCAAAGAATAAACATCCTTCATTATCTTAATGTTATTCGCAGTAATCTTATGATAATAAGGATTTTGATCAGCAGATCTATATCTGTCTTCTCCTGAAAGAAGATATCGCACATCAAACGGAGCATCTATTTCAGTATCAGCAGGAAGTCCAATACCAAGATCAGTAAGATTTTTAACAACTCCTGCCATCTGATCAAAGCTCTTTCCCAAACCTTTTGTAAGGGCAATGGGACTACCCATCTTATAGAAGAACTGAGATTGTTCTTCCATTCTTATAAACTCATCCAACATTTGTTCTTGGAAGACACGCAGTTGTTCAGGAGAATAATTATTTTCTCCAAAAGCTACTTGACGTAACACATTAGCTAACGTAGCAGTGTTACGTGCAGGTTCTCCTTTAACGCTAGACTCAGCTATATTATTATCCTTGAGATATTGAAGAGCTTCCCCTTGACTATTAAATGAGATTTCCTCTCCAGCACTATTTTTTACGACATAAGTACAAGCCATAAAGCAAATATACTAATTTAATTACACTTTTTTATGAAGGTAAGTGGAAGTGATGATTATTGTTAACATCTTACCTCCACTAAACTATTAGCCTCAAACATGCTGAATAGCTCGCTGTCAGACATGTCCTTATAATCCTTAATTTGTTTTTGAGTTTTTAATACAGCTTCTTGCCTGAAGGCATCTCTATAGAGATTCTCTTCTTCTTTAGTTTGAATTGTATTTTGCTTTACAGCCTTAATATCCAAGTAGTTACGAATAGAAGGCTGGTTTACAAAGTAGATGGCTGTCTTTAAAGGAACTTTAAGAGCTACCAAGTAGTTTACTACTTTCAGAGCATCCACTCCTAAGTTATACAAGGCATTTAACTGTTCTTTAGCCTCATCTGTAGCAGCTGTAATTAATGTAGAAAGAACGTCATTTGTACGTTTTCCATCAAACTGCTCAGTTTCTAAATTATATTCTCTATTTCCAGAAAAGCTAGAAAACTTCTTACTGTCCATTTCAAATCCTTCTTCAGGGTCTGTTAAGGATATATCTCCTTTATTAGCTACTGAATATATTAAGTTAGCATTAACATCAATACCAATATTGTTTTTGCCTGTAGTGTTATTCTTAAATCCATAGAATTTACCCATTAAACTATCTACTGGATAATTTGTTTTCTTTTGAAAAACAGAGCCTATTTTATTTCCTTGAGCATCTCTCAACGTAATGTCATTCTCATCCTGAATGTCCTGTAGAGCTGTTAAGCTAGCAGGTGTAGCAGCAATTTCATGCATTCCCCTATTTGTTAAAAGAGTACGATAACTATCTAGTATTCTATTATTCAGAACACCATTATTTAGTTCTTTAGTTCTTGAGGCTTCTGTAAACTGCTCTAGTGTAGAAGGAAGTTTTAGATACGCTAAAGCTTGAGAAACAGCTCTGTCATAAAGTTGCTTTTTTAATTGTCTAGCAGCATCGTCAAATGCTTCTTCCATCTGAAGCTCTCTTAATACCTGCTGCTCATCTTTAAGCTCCTGATAAGTAGCGTCTTGTAAAAGAATATCTCTTACAGTGTTTTTAAGAGACTTATTGTTTTCTAACATCCATCTCTTATACTCCATCCATCTACCCCTATCATTCGTAGCATCACCATATTTATTAAATTTAGGATTGCCATCTGCATCTTTAGTAAGATAGAAGTCATATCTAGTAATAAAGAGTTTATCAATGTCAAAGTCAGCACCTGATAGTTTAATCAACTCCTTAGGGAACATACCTGTAGACCCTAAGTTAGCTGGTAAGAAGTCTATTAGTTTTAAAGAAATGAATGAGTGTTTATCTTGAGAAGGAATACGTACACCAAACATATAAGCTATAGCATCAGGAATTTCATCCCCTGGTCTAAGACCAAGAAGCTCTTTAAAATGAGCAGGAAGCATCATTTCTGAATAATACCCTTCTACTTCTCCCTCATAATTATATTTAGGGACCATGTATTGAAGTTCATCCAAGAATAATTGCCCTTCTTCAGTCACTTGATCTTTAGAACCAAGTATCTGTTGATCTCTCACCCCATTATGGTTAGCGTCCCATTCATCTCTTCTAACGTAAGCCCATTCTGTAACAACTCCATTCTCAACCCTTTTAGCTATTCTAGAAGTTTTAGTATCAATACCTGAGAACAGAGCTACAGTATAACCAGGATTCTTCTGAGAAAGAACTCCTTTAGAAAAGTATGACAGATAAAGCTGTTGAGATTTAGTTTTAATTGCTGATAGGTTAGCGTTAAACCTAATATTTCCATTCTCATCTAATGAGAAGAAGTCTAATAATTGCGCATCACTACCTGATGACTCTAATGTAGAAGATATACGCTGATAGAATTTAGCAAGACGAGGAGTTACATGACCATTAACAATCAAAGTATCCATATCTTCATTAAACTCTGTAATATCGTATATTTCATTAAGAGCTGTATCATAAGAGTTTACTACTTTCTGAGCTACAGACTCTTGATAAATTCTCTTAACTTCTCCAACACTAGTTCTTGTGCCTTGGAACACTACTTCTACACTATCATCTTGCTCAGAATCAATCAATTGTAATAACTGAGTAGGTGTAGTAATTTCAAGCTTATTAGAAGGATTTTCTGTTTGTAGTCCAAAATACTGATTATCAACTAAATGTCCTTTTAAGTCTGAGAAGTCTTCAGCTTTAGATACATCTAAAGTCATCATTTTAGAAGCTGATTCTGGAGCAGCAAAATGTATTCTGTCTTTCTCCATCTTTCTTCTAAGACTATCGAGGGTTTCCCATCCCGGACGAGTTATCCACTCACCTTGCTCATTCCTTCTAGCAGTAAGATTTGGTTGAAGAATAACTACAGACATTTTGTAGTATGTCTTACCATCTTTAAATACGAGTTTTAAAGAGTTAGTCATTTCATCCCATCTTAAGATGCCTTTACTATCATCAAACACTCCATCATAAGTTTCACCATTTGAATCTGTTAAGTTGTGAATATCATCTCCTCTTTCTAAGGCGTCTAAAAATCTAGCTAAACGTGGAGAAAGTCTACCAAGTCCCCATAATGTATAACGAAGAGCACGTACAGTAGCATACATTTGAGCATCGGCTACCTTTGTTCCATCTGGAGCAACAGGTTCCTTAAAAATAGCTACACTTGAATGTGTAAATGCTTCAGTAATTCCAAGCTCTGGAGCTGTCAAATCAGTTCTAATAGAAGTGATTGCAGCATTGTCACCCTTGGCACGTTTTACAGCATCAATACCACCGTCATTCTTTAGCGATAACGCAGGATCACCATGAAGAATCTGATTATACGCTAATGTATTAATGTAGTCATTTATGAGAACATGTCCTATATTCGTTTTAAATTTTACTCCTTTATCAACACTTTGTAAGTTCAGTCCTAAACTATCTTTACCTTGAACAAAGAACTCGCGATGAAGAAGTACGTTTTGATAAGAACCTTTAGGTCCTATCTTAATAATACCTTCAGCTACCATCAGATCAATAGCGTCATCTACCATCTTATTTAAAGAGTTTTTAATCTCTTGTTTAATAGTAGCAACATCTTCTTGAGATAGTTCTAGGTTTGTACGAGCTTTCCTTTCAAGTAGATTAGCTGTAGATTTAGTCAATAAGGAAGTCATGTTATCTGTAAACTTCAGGCCACGATAACCCTTTCTTACAGTAAATCCATCATCTTCAAAACTACCTGTATGATAATTTTCCACTATACTATCTGTTAAAGTTCCTACTTCACCCTGCACTCTTTTTATTCTGTTGAACTCTTTTTGCACCTCCTTAAAAAGAATATCTGCAGTTTTCTCTGTTACTGTACCTTCTCTATAAACATCTAAGTTGATAGGTAGGTTTACAGTGTTAGCTGTTTTAGAAGCTTCAAGTACACGAATTAGATGAGGAGTAGTAATAACATCTCCTGCTGCTGTCTTCTGAACTTTAGCATAAGAGATATACATATTTGTAAGGTTAATAAAGAATTCTCTAGGAGAATAAGAACCATAGGTAACACCTTCTTTTTGGTCTCTAAACTCCTCTGTAATTACTTTACCTTCTTTATTTGTTTCTACAGCACGAATACCATCTATATTCTGAAACAATAGATTATCTGCTACTGCTTCAAATGAAGCAGAGTTTAACAAGTAGTTATCTGTTAACCATGCAGAATCGTAGGAATCTGTAGCTGCAGAAGCCTCATTTCTTATACCAGTCTCTCTAAGTCTTCTTCTGGTTTCAGCATCTCTAAGTGCATAAGAGGCCTTAACATTAAATGTACCATCTTGGTGAGCAAATACTAATTTATCATCAGCATTCATATAAGAAGACTCACCTACAGTTTCATCAAATAAAGCATTACCCTTAGCGACATTTGAGATACGTGTCACCATACCACCCTTTGACTTTTCTTCTTCCTCATCAATATCTTCACCTTCTCTTAATACACGAAAATAAGGGTTCTCATTAGCTGATAAAGACCTAGAAAGCTCATCCATAAACTCTTTACTCAAAGTAACTTCATCAGCAATCTTCATTACCTGAACATAGTTATAATCAGCTTTAGAAATAAATGTGTTTTGTGGATCATCAACCTGTAATTCTGCTCCCTGAGCTTTATATTCTTTATTTAGAGTATCAAATCTTTTAGCATTAATACTTAATAATGAATATCTTATATAGTCGAATGACAGTTGCATACCTACTGAAAGTAGAGCATTCCTTACTTCAGTAACTATCACATTGATTTCATCAGCTGTTCTCTTTGTAGCCCTTCTTGGATCAAAGTATCTGTTTCTTATGTTATCAATAGTTCTGCGTATAGTAGCCTGCTGGTCAGCACTCATCTCAGAGTATCCATCAATAAATACATTAGACCATTTATCGAATTGTACATTTTCTACATTTCTACGATTTGCATGATAAGAGCGATATTTACCCTTCTTCATGTCATACTCTGTAAATATATAATCAATACGATACTTATTAAATGCTTTTCTTACCTGCTCAACTAAGGCTTTATTTCTGGTAGCCTCAATTCTACCTTCATTTAATGCGTCTTCGTTAAGTCCTGTATCAACGAGGAATTTCTTAACAAAGTGACGACTCTGCTCATTGTTATCAGCAAAGCGTATCATTCTCTGAAAGAATCTGACAGGATCATTGATATTAGCTGTAGCACGTAGTAATCCATAGTAAACTGATACAGCATCAATTGTAGCTATTACGGGCTTACCATTAGCTAATGTAGATTGACCAAATCTATTAGTTACAGGATAAGATGTAAACCCTAAGTAATGACGAACCATTCCTGGAAGAGAGCTAAATCCTCCAATATTCTCAGAGCTATTATCATATCCAGTTCTTGGTGCACCTGTATCCTGTTCTTGATCTTCAAGTTCCTCAGACTGGAATTGTTCAAAATAATTCATTGAATTAATGTACTCTTTAGCACCTTCTTTTATAATAGCTCTTGTCTCGTCATTTGAATAAATATAGTTTTCGTCAGAGTTAGCTATTATATTTAATTGCTCTTGAGTCATTCCTTCATAAAGAGGATTATCTGCGCTGTATGTAGTTTTTAGGTCGTCCAATATTTGGTCTAATAACTTTTCATCAGACAGCTGGTACTCTCCCATTCTCTTGTACATCTCAAAGTAAGCAGCTACATTTTGAATCACTTGTGTAGATGTCTTAGCATCAAGATTTCTCTTTACTTCAATAGTTCCTCTACCGACTGCCATTTGCGTAGGACGAGCAGGAACAAGCATGAATTTAAACTCCTGAATATTAGTGTCTTCAGTTGTCTCTTGAGTGAAGGAGTTAGCAGCTATATTAGAATATTTATACCCTCCTGTATCTATTTTGTGGAATAGGGCATTAAGATCATTTTGATTTCTAGTTATCCATCTAAAAAATCTATCAATTAAATCAAATAGTCTTTGAAGAATACCTGCGTTCTTTTTTTTATTTTTCCATGAGCGAAACTTTTCTGCCATCCATTCTTCAGCTGCTTTATTAGCTGCATGGGTATCAGAAATATTTGTCCATACTCCTTGTTTACGCTGTTCATTAATATATTCTCTAATAGATTTTCCTTCTTTCTTAAGCTTTTTGTAAAGCTCATCATTAGCATAGTTAAGAAGAGACTTTTGTTCTTCTTGAGGAATGAATGAATTAAATACAGCATGGAATGCTTCATGATACTCTTGTCCTGCTGATGGAGCTTGCTTATTAAGATAGATGATCCCATCCTTGAAAGCTCCCCAAACATTTTTCTCAGGATTTTCAATTCCTTGCTCTCTAATCTTATTCATTACAGCATCCATGTCCTCCACACTAATAAATGAGGGAAGAATAGAATTGATGTACACTCTAGCATTCTCAAAATCTACCATGTTGTTTAATGTAGATAGATTTTGCTCAGAACGCATAAAGTCAAATCCTGTACCTCTCTGAGGTCTTTGTTGAGGTGCAATAGTAAGTCCCATAGAATCAGCTAAGTCCTTTGGAGCTACTCCAGGAAGATCAAGTAATTGGCCTGTACTAATATTAAAGAACTGAGTTTCACCTTCTACTGTTCTATAGTCTATGTCATTAGCATTTAATGCTTCCTTAACAGATGTATAAACAATTCCTTGTGCTTCCTCTTGATTTTGAGGAGCAGTCTCTATAGGTGCAATAGGATTTCCTGATTCATCTACAGGAACTCCTGTCATACCTTGAAACATTCCAGTAGGAATCTGGGGACCAAACACATCTTCTAGTGTACCATACTCCTGAGGTTGTTGCTCTGTAAGAGAAGTAAGCCCTTGAGGCATTGCTGGAGTAGCTGGAGTTTCAGGAGCAACAGGAGGCTGTTCTTGAGCTGTTTGTTCAGGAGTAGCCTGTTGTGTGCTACCTCTTGCATTTTTATAAGCTGATGCTACATTTCCAGTATCAGGAACAAGTTTCATTGTTCCGTTCTTAAATACCTCTGTAGATGTAGCAGCAGTTAGTTGAGAAGCCAATGCTTCAGCATTAGGAATATTACTATCATCAGCTATGTTTTGCCTAAAGTTACTACTGTTTAGTCTTATTGCTAGTCCTCTGAGAGTTTCATCATCTTTTTCTTTCTTTACTAATTCATTATTAAATGCATCAATCATTGCTTGGAAAGAATCAAGTTTTCCAACCTTTTGAGGAGCAACAATAAGACGATTTCTATATCCAGAATTAGGTTCATGAATATCCAAGCGAAGAGCTCCAATTGGACTAAGTGTAATTTCAAACCACACTTTACCATTAGGATCTGAAATAAACACTTGATTATTTATATTGTCATTGAAATCTTTATTATAGTCTTTAGCAGCGTCACTTGGAAGTTTATAGTAAACCTCATCATTACCTATTAATAATACATTCTTAGGAGACTCCTCCTTTGTAGAAGGAACAAAGTTTGTCCTAAGAGACTCTGTTGATCTATCTATAAGAGTTTGGAGTAAACTTGTTTTAGCAGCAGTGTCCATTTCTGCTGGACGTAGAGCAATAAGAGAAAAACTACCATCTGGTTTAGATACTAGTCCTATGTAACGAGAATTCACTTTAATAATACTGTCAGCCGAATTACTGATAAAATCTAAAATAACACTATCATCTGCACTTGAATTATCATAGAAATTTTGTCCATAGATAGGATTGATACTTCCTATTCTTTCACGAACCATTACACCATCTTCATCCATCTGACGTTTAGGAGCAGACAGTATCACCATTGTATTTAATGTTCCCCCTGTTGAGATAGGAAGAGATACAGTGTTGCGTCTTAGCTGATTATATAATGGTCTTTCTTGGCCAACTGGTATAAGGTCCAACTCTCCATAAGTAATAACAATATCAAGAAGCTCATTAATCTCTTGTGGAGTGAGAGTAATTTCTTGTAGATTGTTATTTCTAAATCTTAAAGCTAAGTAGTTTGTAAAAGCTACTTGTTTGTTATATTCTTCTACATCAGCAGCATGTTGAGCTGCTGGCCTGCCAGTGAAATGTTGATATTGCTCAGGAGTAAGCCTGTCAATGTTAACAAAGTCATTACCTACTCTAAACAAAAGTCTCTTTGGATAGGCTACTTTACCTATTTCATTCACTTCGATACCATTAAAGTGTGAAACAGAAATATCAACAGGTGCTTTAGACACATATACTCCTGGAAATCCAGTCATTTGTGTATATGATCTTGTAGCAGATTGTTGATCAAATTGCTGCTGGAATTGAGGCTCCAGTGGTCTTACACGAATACTCATTCCAGTCTTAACTTGATCCCTAGTTCCTGAGAATATAGCATTGTTAAACGAGAGTTTTAAATCTCCCGGAACAAATACTTTTGCCATGAAGTCATCAGTCCTAAGTCCTCCTGTTCCTGTAGTAGGAGGTGGATCATTAGGAGTGATAGGAGGCGCACCACCTTGATTTTCATTGCTTTCTTGAGAAGCTCCCCCTCTTAGTACAGCTAACTCTGCATCATATTTAGCGTTAATTCTTTCTTCTTGACTATAGTTTTTAAAATTAACTATAGAAAGTGTAGAATTTTTAAAGTTATACCATACGTTTTCGTTATCAAATTGAACTCCCAGTTTTGATCTTCTAGTAACTACAACATCTTTATTTTTAAATCCTCCGGACAAGTTTGAAGAAACTTGTAGTTTATCTCCAACCTGTACATCCGATAATTTAATACCTTGTAACGCGTCCTTCCTTTTCTTCTCAATCTCAGATACTAAATTAGATATTGTAGAAGGTCTTTTGTTATATTCTTCTAGGAACTCTCTACCAGCCTTTATGGTGTCTTTGTGAAGGTAGTAGTGCCTTTTTGACTGAGTTCTAATTTTTTCATAATCCTCTACTTTAACTGAAGGATTATCAAACTTTAAATCGTCAATAGTCTTAAAGCCTAAGATTTCAGCTTCTATTTCACTTAAGACTCTCTTTTCGTCAATAGCCTCAATCATGTAAGTGATGAGTTCAGCTCTTTCCTCGTCTGCTGTTTTTATTATACCAAGTTCTTCAACATATCCTTGTTGTTGAGGAATTGCTGTAGGTGGTTGAGAAGAAGGAGTTTGTGCTGTTGTATTTGTAGTAGCTGCTTGTGGCTGAGGAGTAGGTGCTTGATTTTGTTGTACTTGAGAAGCATTAAATGCTGCTTGTTGTTGCGCTGCTTGTCCTTGTGTCTGAGGTTGTTGTAGATTAACTAATAAATCATTAGCCTCCTTTCTTGCAGTAGCCTCTTTATCAAAGTGCTCTTTAAATCCTCCTTTAGTAGTTAAACTAGCATATCTATCAACGGCAACCTCATTCCTTTTTTGTAAGTAATAAATATCTTTTCCCAAATCAGTTAAATCCTTAATAACATCTCTTGGAAAAGGAGTGTCTACAGACAACTTCTGAGAGTCAGTACCATATAATTTATAGAACTTATTATCTTCTTTTTGTGTTCTATCAAATACATCATTTAGAAATTTGTTGTATTTAACATTTTGAGTTTTCTCATCTTTCTCATTAGTAACATCTTCTATCTCAGATACTTTCTTAGAATACCACTTAACATCCCTTTTATTTTTAGCATCATTGGGAGCAAGCTTAAGTGATTCCTCAGCAAGTTTTAATTTTTCTTTATATTCCTTTTTGAGATCTTGTATCCCTTCTATTGAAGAAAGCTTAATAACAGTTGAAGGGTCTACAACAGTCTGCATAGAAGTAATCTGACTATGCATATCTCTAATGCGATCTGCCGAGTCCTTAGAAATAGACATTAAGCGAACAAGCTCATTTTTTACCTTCTCGTAAATGATGTGCTTCTCATTCTCCTCGTCTTGTCTCTTTTTCTCTTCAGCATTCTTGTAGTTACCTGTTCCTTTAAGCTGATAAGGATTAACAAATGTACGAGATACCCTTTTGTGAATTTCCTTTATATACTTAGCATTTTCTTCCAATTTGCCTACATATTCAGACACAGTTTTTTTGTTCTCTGTATTAGAAGGAATACCAAACATTTTTTCAAATTCAGAACCCTCAAGCTTCTTTAATTCTTGAAGTTGTTCAAGGCGGGTATCAAACTTATTTTGTTGAATACCACTTAAAACAAAGTTTACAAACTGATCGTGCTTATAGTTCTTATATGCAAATACATTATTCTTAGCAGCAGCATCTTGCAAGTCCTGCTGAATAGACATAGCTTCAACAGCAGTGCCGTATTTATTCTCAAATATACCTGTAAGAGATTGGGAGTTTAGTCCATCAATTACAGCATCTATTTGTTTTTTGTAGTTAGGATTGTTATTTATACCTCTTGCCTTGTAATACGCATGTTCCCCACCTTTATAAAGTGCACCACCTAGAAGGCCCTGAACTATATTCTCCCAACCTTCCTTAGTACCTAATGTTTCAGCTAAACCTGTACCAAACGATTTTAAAAAGTTGTTAGTAAGAGTGATATTCTTATCTTCATACTTCCTTTTGTAAAAATCGTTAATACCTTTCTCAATAATATATTGAGCGCCTTCTTCAAATCCTTCAGAAGATGAGCCAAATAGAATTTGAGATACTTTATTATCGGTAAGGTTCTTTCCCCATTTAGCTAGTCTGGAAGTATGTTCTACAGCTTCGAAAGCGTCCACACTTCCTTCCTTTAATGCTATACGTACACCTTGTTTAGCTTCTGCTTCAAGAAGTTCTTTAGTAGCGTTTAGAGGACGAAACAGATTACCCCATTGAATACTATTTGTTGCTGCTAATAAAGCAGTATTTAATAAGAAACGAGAGTTAGCAGCATCTCTAGCAAGAGCGTCTATCTTTTGATTTTCTTCAAAAGAAGGAGCTTTACCTGTTTCTTCAAAATATTTTTGTTGAAGGTCTTTAGATAGTGTTTTGTAAGATTCAATACCTTCAAAAGCAGCTTCAGAGATACCTGATGTAATCATATTAGCTCCCCAAAGTCCTTGACGAACAGCATAATTGAATCTATCTATTCCTTTAAGTCCTTTTACAATATCATCAGCATTTCTAATGTTAGACTTAAGTGCTCCTAAGAAATCCTCTCCTGCATTAACAAGCTTACCTAGCTTATAAACAGCTTTATTTATTTGCATAGCAGCAAGAGGTACTTCACCTACCCCGCCTGTTAATCCACCTACAATTAAGTCTTCTACTACAGCTCCACCAATAGCACCCACAGTAAAACCAAGATTCTCTATTGCTTTGCCCCAGCTGTTTGCAGCACTACCGCCATGAAGAGCACCATAAATAGGAATAAGATTAGCAAAAGGATGCTCTCTTTCCCAATTTGTCTCATAATTAGGCATAGCTTTTTCACTCCACTCCATAAGATCAGTAGCCCAACTATTTGTTGGATTATCCCACATCTTATCCAGAGACATTTGTCCTGTTGCTGATTGAGCTATAATGTTTGGAATGTCCATTAAGGAATTAGCAAAGCTACCTATTGCCTTTGTTCCAAGCTTGCCAAGACGATTTCCCCATTGATTAAACCAGCTTTGATTATCTCCATACCAATTTTCAAGGTTCATGTCATATGGATGATAACCACCTATTTCCTTATCCCCATATCGTCCTGCTATTGTCTCAGGTGTGTAATAAGGCTGACTTAAAAAGGCCTGTTTTCCATTAGCATTCTTTAATGTGTTAATATATAATGCGTAAGCAGGATTCACCTTACTAGCACCTTCTGCAGTAGTAGGAGCTGTACTATTAAACAATAAGTTAAGAGCAGTTGGAGGAGCAACATATGGAAGTTTATTTACTACTCTACCTGCTTCAGCATTTGGATCGTAATTGTTCTGTGGAAGATTTGTTACTTGTCCCGGTTTTATTGGGTCTTGTTGTGGCATAATTATTTGTTATATATCTGACCTCTTGATAGTTGATCTAATACTATAATAGCGTCGTCGAATGAGTTCAGTTTTGTCATACCTTCCATATATTGAGTAGCTAACTCTGGCGTATTGAAAGGTGTATTATATAATGATATTGGACCTGATTTACCATGTACAATTACAAACACTCTATTATCATTTACATCACCTAAATTGTACTTTTTCATATCATACTTTAACTGATAATTGTTTCCGGATGTTGTACCAATATCCGTCACTTTACCTGTCGCATGTAGTCCAAATCTATATCCAGAAATGTCTTGCATATCACTTCCAAACCCAAAGAGAGGTGCCTGTTGAGGGGATAAAGGTACTTTATTAATTGAATACTCATCGGCTTTACTTCCTGTCTTTAATTTAAATGTTAATACAGGCTGCCTTGAAAAAGTTCCACCTGTATTTATATAATCATATCCTATTGTCATAGGTTCTATGTTATCTGAATTTAGAGTAGCTTTCCCTACTACATTCCCTGCTTCATCATAATACTGCATAGTTCCTGCATTAGCCGCAATCATTTTAGCTGTATTCTTTTCCTTGTCGTCTGAAATAGTGACACCTGGAAGATTAAATCTCATAGAACCTCTTTCTATCAAACCTCTTCTCTCAGCAGTTCTATTAGTCATGTAGTTATTTAATTTATTCATATCAAGTCCAAGAACTTGCTGTTTTGCTTTAATAGCTGCAATCTCTTTATTGTACTCTGCCTGATTTTTTCTAACTACACCTCCTTGAACAGATGTTATAGGATATTTCTTGTCTAGTTCAGTATATTGCTGTTGAAGTTTAGCATAATCAGCAGCCTTTTCTATGTCAGCTCCAGTAAATCCATACTTCTCTCTTACTTGATTATCTACTTGATTGTAGAAATTATCAATAGCTTCTATTTCTTTTTGATTTTCTTGCCATTTAGAGATGAAATTTCTAAACATTGGATCTACATGATCGAAGTTAACTTTCTCACCCCTTTGCATGGCCTCCCACGCGTCCTTATAATCTTTAGCTATTTTTACAGCTCTGTCATCAAACTTGCCTTGTAGAAATCCATCATCTGTAAAATCATTAACAAAGGCATCTGTCCATCCCATCTTCCAACCAAAGTCTTTCACGAAGTTATTAAAGAGCTGATTATTTGATTGAACTAGAGCAGTCTTTCTAGTGTCTAGAGCTTTCTCGGTCATTGTATAGGTTTGTTCTTCACCTGCTCCACCCATAATAGGGAGCATTGAATTTGCTCCTCCCGCAGCTGTCCCTGTACCACCTTTACTCTTAGCATAGTTTCGTGGATTAGAAGGATCAATGACAGCAGTTCTGTTACCGAATGCATCTGTACCCCACATAAGTCCCTTGTCTACCATGTCTACCATTCTGTCAAGCTGATCCTTTTGTTGCTGATAGGCAAACTTACTTTTATCCATATCATACTTCAGTTTGAACATCTTGTCAGTAGCAGCTTGCATTGTAGAAGTAGCTTGCGAGAAAGCGTAACGTGCTTGCAGTCCCTTAAATTTCTCGTCTAAGTAAAGTTTCTCTCTAATCTGATCAGCACTTTTTTGGACAGGGGCAGTTAGTCTAGTAACTTCCGCTTCCTTTTCAGCAACAAGTCTTTGATAGTCTTGTTGATCTTTGAGAGAAGTAGCACCTTTAAACTTAGTTTGATAGTCCTTTAATTCATTTGTAGCCTCTCCTATTTGTTCATAAAGTTTAGCATCGTAGGCTTTAGTAAGTTCAGAAATTGGTACACCTTGATAAGTGTAACGTCCTTCTATAGCAAGCTGTGTGCGCTGTTGAGGAGTAAGCATTTGAGATGCTGTAGCCCAAATACGATCAGGAGAAACATATTTCTTTCCATCTTTAACATACATCAAGCCTCTGTCACTCCATTGTACCTCTATATTAGCTGAGTTAGCAATTTTATCAAAAAGCTTTTCCCAATCTGTCTGATAATCGTGATATGGAGTAACTGTTCCCGCATCACTAGTAGTAGAAGACCCTACCTGTCCATCCTGTAACCAGCTTGAGAATTTATTCATATCGTACCACTCATTAGCTTGATTCCAATCTTTAGGCTTCTTTTCTTTAAGATCTTTGTAGTAATTCTGCACATAGCGAAACTTTTTAGTGTTTCCCACAGCATTGATTATCTTATCATCACCATAGATTTGACTACCCATTCCTGAAATCTGATTCTGCACATTAGGATCGGAATAATCAACTCCACCAATACTATTGATAGCGTTAACCATATTACTCAACTTAGCGTTAAGATATTGTCTATCAACGTCTTTTACCACGTCTAATGCAGCAATAGAGTCTATGGTACTTTGTACATTTCTTACACCTTTGTCAAACTCCCCTTGTTCATACTGTAGTACCTTCCCAAGAAGATTTAAGTCTACAGGCTGAACATAATCAATAGGTTTATGTACAGTGGATTTATAACTTATGGCCATATTCTAATATTAAGCAAATATACTAAATTTAATTATATTATTTTGTAAAGGTAATAAGAGGTGATTATTTACGTTGTAAAAGCCTATTTCCATCAAAATAATATGTTTTACCACTTCTTCTATTGTAATAATCCTTACCAGCCTTTATCTGTTGTAGACCACCACCAGGTTGACCTGCTAATGCTTGAGTTTGAATTCCTGCAGCAGGAGGTGTAGTGAATATAGGAGCATACCCATTATAATCTCCATATTGATCAAAGGCTCTTGAGAATTTCATTATCAAGTTACCATTTCTATTTAAAGCTCTATTCTCAGCAATTGTCTTATATAAAGAATCAAGGGCTGTAAGTTTCTGTTCTTGCTGTATAGCTTTAGACGTAAGTACTTTATTTTCAAACAATTCACGAGCTTGTTGATCTGCCAGAGAATTCTTATCACGTACTTGTGTATTATAAGTGATTTCGTTATTCTTAATCTGAGCATTCTGGTTCTCGTAATTCCCTAGCACTTGATTATTGGCAGCATATTTAGAAGCAGCAAGGTTAGCTATATTAGCAGCAGCTGCACCTGGATTATTAGGTGCTAATGACTGAGTAGCATCTACAGCAGCATTGAAATCTGCTTGGTTCTGCTGCAAGGCTACTGTTGGATCAAGTAGTTTGTAGCGTAATTGATTAAATTCTGCTGGATTGTATTTACCTGGCTCACGCTCTAAAGCAGCCATATAAGCATTTACTGGAGAAGCTACATCATACCAGCGAAGAGGTTCATTAAATCTACTTCTAGGTTGCTGTATAATATCTGGAGTCGTAATACTTGTGTCTAACTCTTGTCTTAATTGTGGAACATCTTGTACTGGAATGTCATCATCGCTCCAAATACGAGGAGGCTTTTTACCAAGTTGCATAGTTCTTACACCAAGAATACCATCTGCATAAATATCTCTAAGCTTCTCAAGATTTTTTGGATCATTTAGAGCACCTTGTTTAAATAGTCCTTTATCATCAACTAAACCTAACTTTCTAGCTTGAGCCATTCCTGCTTGATGCATTCCTTCGCCCCACATCTTTTTAATAGCTTCAGGATTGTTCTTTAATTGATAATCATATAGAGCTAACTGGAAATCTTTAGGATTTGTTATACCTTCATATTTAAACCCTTTTCCTGTTAAATCATTTAAATAGTCATTAAATGAGAAATCCTTAGTAGCAGGAAATGCATCTGAATTACCAGCAGGAGTTTTGAGTCCTGACTTATTACCAGTGTACCCTCCTAATTGAGCTTTTTTAAGTTCTGGGTATTTAGCATACACCTTAGCAATTACATCGGAACGTCCATGTAAGTGCGCGAGACGCAATGCATCTTCCGCATCAGCTTTAGTAGGTATAGGATAAGATCTTCCTCCTCCAGCAAAATCTGAAGAATCTACTGAAGCATATGGTTTTTTGGAAGATCCATAGTCATCTTCTCTTGAGAGTCCTCCACCATATTTAGCTTGCCCACCTGTAGGAATATCATATTTAGCCTTTATCGCTTCTTGACGGTTAAACAGACTTTCAAACAATTGTTCTTGTGTAGGAATAGCCTGAAATTGTTGCATATTTAATTTTGTTGAAAGTTCACCATACTTGTCAAGATCACTCCTATCTTTAGCAGCAAGTGTTATTTTTTTTGTTATTTTATTTCTTTCTCCTTCGTAATAGTCATTAGCCTTTACAAGTGCTTCAGCATGAGACATTGAGCCTTTTACTTTAGCTCCAGTAGCTTCCTCTACATCAGCAGAACTAAGCTTTAGAATTTTAGAGTTCTTGTCTTTTCTAATGTTTGATGTATTCTCAAGTACTCTATGTACATTAGGAAGAAATACGCCACCTTGTTCATGAGTGTTCGCATCTACTGCTACTTGATTAATAGAACCATCAAGATTCTCTACTACTTCTCCTCTCTCAGCTTCTACATTAGCAAAAGCTTTTCCACCCTTTTGAAGTCCATAAGTTTCAGAAACACTTCCCCCATCTTTCATTGAAACGAGAGCGGGGCCTATTTTATTACTAGGACTTACATTGCGAAATTCTGATGGACCATAACCATAGCGCTTCATGTTGTCCTTCATTGATTGAATCTCTGGATCATTCGTGTTTACATTATAGAACGTATTTATTCTTTGTTCAGGAGTCATTCCTTTTAAATCAGTTCTTTGATTAAACTGATACAAATAATTATACATGCGTGGATCAAGCTGCGTTCTGAGCGTTTTGTCTTCGCCAGTCTGATTAGGAAGTAATCCAGAAGAAAGAACATTATTAATTAAATCAATGCTTTTAGACATCCTCTTATCAGGAAAATCCATAGCAAATTGATTTTCTGTGAAAGCATTTGTTCCACTAACTACTGATTGACCACTAAATTGATTTGGCTGATTATAAGGGTTTACTAGGACAGGTTTTTGTTGCCCACCAACTTGATACTTAGATGTTCCTCCGTATTGTGTAAACACAGGATTAGCATTAAGGCCATACCCTTCCATATTTTCATAATAATCGGGAGTAATAGCTCTTAAATATTGGTCCTTTTCGTACTTTCTATTCTTCACCTCATTTATCATATTAGCTATACCTGTAACTGTCTGTATACCAGCATTAAGAGACTGAATTGCAGGATGAAGTTCTGTTTTATTAGTATTTCCAAGTAGGCTCAAAAGATCAAATTTCTTCCTCGGTGTTCCTGTAACATCACCTTCAAATGTTGGTGCTCCTTGGTTATCTTGTTTAAAGTATTGATTACCATAAATGTCTGTAGCTCCTGTAGCTGTTTGATTTACTACAGAAGGAGTTTTTTCTTCTGGTATATTCCAATTAAAATTGGTAGATCCACCTAGTTGATAGGCATAATATTTAGGCTTTCTTTTTTTCATATATTAGAATTTTAGTCTCTTTTCGTATACTTTTCCATTAAACTTAGCTGTGTCTTGTGGACCATATAATACTTTGTACTTCGATCCATCTGTCACCATTACAGGTTGATGATTGTCAAGTCCTCTAAATGTATTGATACCTTTCATGTTAAACACAGCAGTGTTATAATTAGGGTTGTTAAGCCCTATTCTTTGTGTTTCATAATCATCTGCATACAATAAACTTTCATCTACTTTGTATTTGGTAGACTTCCCTCCATACTGCCATATTCTAGGCTTTACCTTTCCTCCTCGTGGAGGAGTAGGAGTTTCATCGTCCTCATCTTCATCGGTAGATGGTGGTGAAGTATATGTTTTTCTTGGTACTGATGTTGTACTGGGTTCTTCTGCAAACAGCATATTCATAATTTCCCAATCTACCTGTGGATCAGATTCCTCTTGCTCTTCTATAGTGGGAGAATTTGCTAATTCTTGGGTGGTAGATACATTATCTATATCATCAGCAGATACCATTTCAATTAAATCACTATCAAATGATGTATCATTAAACCCAGCTCCTAATGGTGTAGACTGAGAGCTAGGAATAAATTGCTCAAAATCTCCTTGTGCAAGAGGATCATTTGAGTACGTGGTTCTATTTAAAAAGTTATACGCCATTATCTATAAGTCTTCACAGAATTATTCTGAAGGTATTTAAAAATCATTTTATAGTTAGTGTGCTTATCATTTATCAACATAATTCTATTCCACTCTCCTCTTATACGCTTCTTATCTAAATCAGGTGTTTGATAATTAATAGCTGCTGGATTTGGTGTTCTTATTGTATTAGAACAATCATTTAACCATAATGGAATGTTGTTAGCTCTAGAAGGAGCCAGGTCATAAAACTGATTAAACCTCCATATACCATCACTATTTGTTACTCGAATTGTAGTACTATTAGCATTTACTTTTGGATAAGTAGTGAGGTGGTTTAGGTTATTTTTATTATTATACTCTAGCTCTAATAGGCCTGTAGATTGTCCCTGATTTGACACAATCGCCTTATTAAAGGTAATTTGATTGTTATAGAAAGGATCATAGTCACCATGATAGCGAATAACGTCCATTGAGTACTCTACTGAGTTCAAGTGATTCTTTGACAAATCATATTTACTAATTGTCTGTATAACCCACGGATACTTCTTTCCATAAAATACTTGGTAAGATTTATTAGTAAGATTGTGATTCCATAGAGTTCCATTTGTATTTAATCCTGAAGAAAAATACTCTATTCCATCTACATAATAATTAGGTTTATATGAGTGGAATGATGTCCAAGCTTTAGTTAAGAAGCTAAAAGATATTGTCCAACTCTTATCACAAAAATACTTATTATCCTGTAAATTAACAACTTCGTTACCTTTTTTGAATACCTTCTCTTCTTGATCATAGGTAACTGTCTTATCTAAAAGCTTATAATCAAGTTTGGTAATAATTGCTCTACTAAATCTCTTGTCATAGACCATTGTTATACCTATTCCTTTGTAGCTGTTGTCTAAATCATCTGCCTGAATTTCAGGAAAGTCCTTAGAAATATGAAAAGGAAGATTTTCTTTAAACCAGTTCTTCATACCATACTTAGAGATTTCATCTAGCCCTCCACCTGATAAATTGATTATTTGACCTCTTTTAGCATCTACCCATAAGTGTCCGAATTCTGTGTTTAATATCCCATTATGCTGAGATCCTCCATGACCAAGAGTTGTTTTTGCGTATTCTTGGGGCTTTGTTGCAAACATTCCACCATTACCAACTTGTATGTTTATTCCATTGGTTTGTAAGGTGTTATAAGCATTATGTACTAGAAATGTGTTCTCTGTACGAATTAATATTCTGTCACTTTCTATGCCATTCACAGAGGTGAGTCTTCCATAGGATAATGGTACAGGAAAGAAATCATTAGCTTTATATTGCAACCAGTTAGCACCATTTGAGTAAATAATGCCATTTGGATGACTTACCTTACAAGCTCTACCAGGCTCAAAGGAAGCTGGATAGATTGTATAAGAATGCTCTTTATTTTGCTTGGAATAAGTGTTATTATAGAAATAGTAATTAGGTTCTCTAAGCCTTACATTTTCTTCTTGTAACCAGTAATCAAGATCTTGTTGAAGAGGATAGAACGCTTTGTCTGAGAGATTCTCAGCATAACGAAAATCCACATTTACATCAGACTCTACCAAGAAATAAGGAATTCCATAGTGATATAGGTAAATGTATCCATTTTGATAGAAAAATTTACTAGTAGCAGCATCACGTATACTCTTAGGTCTTCCAAGAAAGTCTCCAATACCAGATGGTGTTATAAGACTAAAAATGTCACCAATACTATCAAATTCAGAAGCTACTCCTACTGTGCTGTTATAATAGTGTCTTGGAATGCCTAGATTTGGGAATGACGAATAATCAAAATCCGTACCATTCATCATCTCAAAAGTGTCAGCTAGGAAGTATGCCACTTTTCTTTTAAGGGCAAATCTATTTATAAACGTATCACCACCAAATATAGTTTTGCATGTACTATTTGAGGTAGTCATATCAAATATATGGGATCCTGTAGAAATATACTCTACATTGTATATATTACCATATTGATCTGGCCTGTAGTTCTTAATAGAAGCATAATAGGATGAGATGTTCTTTATCACCTTTTTGTCAAGAGCCTTACCTACTGCACTATCTTCAATTGTAAAGCGACTTTGGTCTTGAACACCTGAGAAAGTGCTTGCATTAGGAAAATCATTACCTACATATCTCAAGTACAAAGACTCTTCACGATGCCAGTTATTAATTTTTGTACTAACAAACTTCGTAGGATCAAGATCAGATGTTTCCGGGATAAGGCTATTTTCTCCCTTTAAGTATCTCCAAGAGTTAATACCACGTATCTTATTTCCTGTGTTTGGAACTGGTTTATAAGCATTATACTTACCTATCGAGTTATACTGAATACACCAGTCCCTGTAAGGAGTTAGTGATTTAATAAGATCAAGTATAATACCTGACTCAGCTAGCACAGTAGATAAAAAGCCTGATACTAAGTTTGTTAACAGCACTGGAAGTAAAGGAAGTAACAAAGGCTTCCTTGTAGCAAGATATACAGGGTTAGCCCAATCTTTCCAGCCACCGCCTACAGTTTGTGTTGTAACCTCATGAGCAGCATTAATTGAAGCAGATTTCTGAGGATTAATGATTGTATTTATCCACGATTCGGCAGCTGCTACTGCAGCACCACTACCTGTCTGATATGGTAGAAACGGACCAAGTACACCTGACGCTACTCCCATTCCTGATGTCACCATACCCTTAACAGTATACTGTGTTATTTCTTTTTCAGTGGTTTTAGTAAGAGCAGCAACGATTCCCAGACCGAAAGCAATAGAATAAGAAGTATTAGATAGAAACTTTTGCTTTGCTTGTCTTTTTGATACTGTAAAATACCCTTCAGAAGTTCCATATTCTGCTGTTTCAAGTGTTAGTTTTGTACCTATAAACGGCTCAGAAAAGTGTGTATCTGGACTATGAAATGTATATCTTTTTGAGAAGATAAATGGAAGATCTGAGCCCTTTTCTTTATTATGCTCATCATAGTTTCTAAAGTCATCAGTAATAAATGGATTTGCTCTAAGATCATTATATGGATAGTTAGGATAATAGATTATGTCATTATCAAAATAATTACCATCCCTTTTACGTCTATACTGATTTACATCATATAATATACCTTTAGCTACAATAGACTTATTACCAAATCTGTTTCCTCTTACAATCTCATATCCCTTAATTCTATTTTTATCTTCAAGAGTTATAATACCATCTGTAACAGCCTGATCAATAGCTGCTCTAACTGAATTATGATCCACTTTAATACCTATTGGATAGATCATGTTATCCCTCTTATTATCCACAGAGGCATTTAACCCATCATGTATATGTGTTACAAGAGAATCAGGGAATTTGTGAAATCTAATAGGTTCATTACATAATTCTCCCCATACATCAGGATTATTTGGGTACTTTTCAGTACTTTCCCAATAGGCAAACTCCCCATACTCCCAACATGTTTCTTCACAGTCTTTATAAGGTTGATGTGGAGAAGCTATAATAGAGGCAGTATTGTACACTTCCCATTTCTGTTTCTCACATCCTGATACAGAAGATTCTGTAGGAGTTACAAATGTTCTGTAATAAAGATCAGCATCTTCTGCCTCACCAGCTGCATTCTTTGGAACTACATACCAATTATAAACAGTATTAGGAATTAGATTTGTTAATGTAAATGTTGAATTTGTGCTGTTTCCAACAAGACTATAAGGGTCTCCATCCACAGCTAAATAAACATCATAAGAAGTAGCACAAACAGAGTCATCCCAATCAAGAACGACTGTTGCAAATGAGCTTGTTAGAGAACCGTTTACAGGATATAATAAATTAACTGGATCAGGAACACTATCACAAGGATTATCTAATACATATATAGTAGTGGTAGCCTCAGAATAGCATTCTTTATTATCTGTCACTCTAAGTCTAAATACGTATGTGCCTTCTACAAGACCTGATACATCAGTGTAAGGCTGTGTAGGAGAGTTTATAGTAGCTGTATTAGGTCCAGAATCTTGAGTCCACAAGTAGGACGATATAAGCATATCATCTGATGATAGTCCTCCGTTAAGATATGATGTAGATGTAGGAAGCACAATCATCTTATCTCCACCTGGATTTGCAACCGGTGCAGCGTTTGTTCCTATATTTACCGTAATAGTAACTGAATCTACACCCCTATTTGTATTACTATCTGTAACTACAAGTTGAATTACATATGTACCAGTAATAAATCCATCAAAGAAAGTATTAAGGTTTGTTGGATTAGCAATAGTTATTTGATTAGGGCCAGATATCTGTTTCCATAAAGTTGTTACATATGTACCACTATGTATTTCTGTACCGTTGAGATTTACAATACCATCATAGTTAATAGTCTGATCAGGACCAGCATTAACTATAGGAATTGCTCCTGTACCTGAGAAAAACGAGGTAGAAGGAGTATCAGAGTAAGGAGTGTACGTACATGACTCTTCTTGGTTAGAATTATCTTCATTTAGGGTCGGAAGATCATTGCTGGGTACAAACGTAGTTTCATTTAGGTCTTCTGCTTGTACTTGTTCTTCTGAACTTCCTTCTCCACAGTCACCACAACTTGTTTCTGTAATAACATCTGTATTATCTACGATTGTTCTATCAGATGTAGTAGCTACCCTATTAGGAATATGTCCTATAGTACTCTTTTCATTATTATCATAGACGAGAACAAGACCAAATGGATACACCTCATCACGCATATATGTCTTATAGATATGTGCATTGCGAGGATCTCTGTAAGCATTCTCTGGTATTTGTGTTGTTTGCCAATAAAGCTTTACCTTATTAGCAATGCGTTGTACATTAAGCTTCTTTGTTTCCTCAGGACTGTACCAGAACAGAAAATTATTGGATGTAGCTGTACCTCTACTCTTAGAATAGTACACCTTTGGTGCAAATATCTCTTGAGCCGAAAGGTCTTTTAAGCTTTTCTCATTTCCTGTGTATGTTATACGTGTAGTTCCAATAGGGTATGTTCCAACATACTCAAAACTAGAAACACTATTAATTGTTTTAACTACAGCAATATTAAAATTTTCATATGGACTATTAAAATCTATTCCTTCTATCTCGAAAGTAATAGATCTATCTGTTTGATAGTCTGTATCAAATGTCACTTCTCTTGTAAAGATTGGGATGGGGTTTGTGACATTTAAATAAGGGGTTCTTACTCCACCATCCTCGTTAGAATAGGCAAATAGAAACTGATAAACGCCTGCTTTTAAGCTACCTCCACCAGTAATATCTACAAGATTTATATTTGGAATAGTAGCAACAGGGTCTATTCTAAGCTTATTACAGTCAATCTGAGTTCCATAAATAGGAGCTTCACAATCAGGTGTCAACCCTATTACTACCTTGAATTTATCCTTTATTTTTAGATGCTTAGACGGATCATCATCCACATACTCAAATTCAATATAGCGGTTGTAGTTAAGATTATCTGCAAAATATATAGATATACCACAATCTTCAAGACGATATACAGATCTGATAGGATGATCAATGCTAAAATTAAAGCAAGTTTGAGTCGCAATGGTGACATATTCACAGCATGGAATTGGATTTTGATCTTCTAACGGAGACTTTTCAGGAGAATACCCTGTATCACATCCTGAACAATACCCTAAGTCTTCATCATTATCTATTAATGAGTCACCACATTCATTTTTACCTAATATTTCTCCTATTTGTGAAAATCCTGTGGTTGGGTTATGTAGAAATAAGATTTTTCTATCTTGCTCAACAACATTAACAACATTTACAACTTTGTATCCAGAAGGAAAATTTGCGCACTTCAGGTTAGAAGATTCATTCTGGAGAATAGGAAATCCATTTCCACTAAATTCTTCTACTACAGAGTTTAAAGAATAGTCATACCCTTGTTCAGTAAGGTTACTAGGATGAACATCAGTGTTCATTCCTTTTATTGGAACAGAAATATGCGTATTATTATCGGCCATAATTAGATTTGGAAGTATGTTCTAAGATTCTTTCTGTCTACTCTTATTTTATTAACGACAGTTTGAAAACTAGGAAGTTTAGCTAAAAATTCTGCTTGTCCAAAAGCTTTCTCATAATCCATTGCTACCATCGCTAGTTTATTTTGGAAGTCAGGAATTTCAGAATTTAGGTACATGTCTTTAAGAGTGTTGTAGACTATATGTTCCTCAATAGCTTTCTCGAATATTGTATTGTCTGGAATAAGAGGAAGTCCTGTTTCTGGATCTAATGGAAAGGCATAGTATTTTAACAACACGCCATCACTTTCAAAGTTAGCATATAAGGTGTTCTTATCCAAAGTGATTTCGCCCATGTCTGTACCAAATATGTTCTTGTTTTTGCAATCTTTTGTACAAAAACTTCTCGCATTAGCACCTACCTTAAGAAGCTGAGGTTGAGTGAAATTCATAATCATAGGCTCTCCTTGAATATACGTTCTTACTGTATACTTCTCTCCCTCTATAAAATCTCTCTTTGCAGAGAAGCAGTTCTTACATTGTCTATAAGGCTCATGAATTTCATCAATATAGAACACAAATCCTGTTTGAGGCCATAAGTTATTTTTGGTGTCTGTAAGAGTAGAAGCCTGTGGTGTACATTTATAAGCAGCATAGAGATATGAGAAATTATCAGGAAGTGGACCTTTATAGTTCTTCACCATAACAATAGCCTCACTTTCTTCATATACCGCTACACCAAGCTTCTCTAATAGTTCTTTTATATACCAATACCAATCTCCCTCGTCGAGAAGACCAGCGTTGTTAAAACTTCTTAACCTTCTTCTCACTCTTGCAAATAAGGCATCATTTTTTTTAAATTGAAGATTATTTGCGGGATTTATCGTACTCATTTATCTATTTTTAACTTTTTATTGACCAATTTTTCCAGTTTATTCTGGTTCCAAAAGTCTTTTAGAGTCCATTCATGATATTCTTTTCCAGCTTTTATTTTCTTAGAAACCTCTGTACGCATAGTGCGAAGAGGTACAAACTTAAACACTTCATTGAAGGCAAATCGAGAAATTCCAGTCTTAAACCATTTTATATGATAACGATATCCAAAACTGTGAAGATTTAAATAGTAAATCTTCTTTCCATATTTCTTAGTATCAGACCAGTTGATAGCTTTCTTCTTTGTTTTGTACTTGATTATACACAAGTATCCAAGATTCTCTGGGAGTTTAAATCCATTTTCATCTTCTAAAACAATACTAAATATCTTCTTATTTGACTCCTTAATTATATTTGTAAAATCTGTGTAGGAAATATCTTTTCCTGACTTTTGTCTGTAGGCTTTCCATAATTCAGGACTCAGTACCTGCTTTCTATCAGGGAATTTATAGTGACTATTCGCCGCTGGCATTATTGTTGTTCGTTTACTTTGAGATTATTATTCATATTAGGACTCTCGTCAGTAGTCACTCTCTTATAGAAGCCAAATAAATCATTCAAAGTTTCCTTCTTTATTACGGACTCTAGGTAGTCAGGGCAGACAAAAGGTTGGTCTAGTAAGCTAGTACATTTTTCTTCACTTTCAGAACATGAATCAAGCTTTAATGCGGCAGCAGGATCTTCAAATACCCCCCTAAGTCTAACAGACTGCACCATTGAATCTGGAATAATTAAATACCCATTTGACATCCAATAATACTTAATATGTTTATCTTGAAACTCCCTAAGCTTTACATCCTTATATTCCTTTGGGGTTTTCTTACGAAATTCCTTAGCATATATAGGATTATGAACTTCTAACAATTCACCATAAGCTGTCTCATATGTAACTGGTATTTTTTTCTTTGAGCGCATTACAGTAGTACAGTCAGGAATATCCTCATTACAGCAGTCTACAAGAGGATACTCACACATTTCTACACATGCAACGTCTGTCCACAAATCTGTAAGATTTAGAAGTCTTCTTGACTCAGCATCTTGCTTTATAAATGTTTTTGCATAAGCCCTTAACTTATTGAGAATGAATCTTTTACTAACCTTGTCGTCAAGATTAGCAGCCCTTAAGTCTGTAATTATATCTGATATTATTTGTCTATTTGTAGGCATAGGAAAAAATAAGTACAAATGTAATGAAAATTTATGACTTTCTAAATTACGTAATTAAGAACGATTATAAATGAAAAACCCCTCTTTTGAGGGGTTTGTTCTTAACCGTTTAAATAATAATAATTAGCAATGAGTCCTTTATCTCGATGGTAGAGAAATGCCTCTGCCCCTTTGAGAGAGACATATCCTTTCTCAGCATGCCAAGCATCATTAGCTGAGAGAGAGTTTAATACCTTTACAGTAAAGCCCGGATATTCCTGAACATCTGTAAACTTTATTTGTTTAGAGTGGTGGAAGTGACCCACATGCACTCTGCGAAATTTGGTGGCAGCCCATAACTGAGGTTGTTCAGTCGCACAAATAATGCCCAAGTCCTGCAACTTTTCTGAATGTCCGTGACAGTACATCAGTAAGTTTGAGCCATACTGTAAATATTTTCTAGGTGTGTGAGTGTTAATCACAGTTACCAATTCATTATTATGATACCAAGCGTCTAATACTTCTCCAAGCGTAAACATTGCTACAGTATCATGGTTACCTGGAACCACTATTACTTCTACTGGAGCTATGTCAGACAGCTTATCAATAGTATCAATTAATAGATTCTTAGCAGTTTGAAACATTTTACCAAAGCGTGAATCGCAAGACTGAGGAGTTCCTCCTGTTGTTGTATTAGCTTTGTTGTCAATATTTATCATATCATTACCTATAGGTAATATAATTTTCTCTAATTTTAGAGGATTGACACGAGATAAAAGTTCATTAATTGCCTTCTTATAACGTTCAATAGCTATTTTAATATCGTAGTCTTCACCTGTTTCTTTACCCCATGCAAGCTTACCAATATGTAAATCAGGAATATTAATCTCTAAAGCTGTATCTTTGGTACTTAAATCATTGTTATCTAATGCAACAAATCCTTTAATTTCCCCTTTATAAGCAACGGAACCACTCCTTTCAAGTCCAGCCTTCTTAATCTCATTAAGAATTATATCACGTTGAGCTTTAAGGTTTTCATCAGTGCGCTTAACTTTTAAGTTAGCACGTACGCTGAAAAGCTGCTTAGATTCAATCTCATTATTATCGTTTTTAATCCATGCGTTGTAGCTTTTTACTTCATAATCTACAATGCTATATTTTTCGGTGTCAATTTTACATACACGCACGAGGTCATTAAGATTCTCTATTTTCTCAGAAGTAGTAGCTTGTATGCTACCTGTGCCGTTAGAAGAGAATTTAAGAGTGTGCTCATTTTTAGCAGTGGTGGTAGTAGTAAATCTGTTAGCGTCGTAACTTGACGTTTTAGGATTATCCATATTTGTAGATATATACCCTATAGTAACTTTTTTCTTATTGTCAATAGCTCCGTGACGTTGGAGCATCCTCCAACGTTTGCGAGCTTTTTCAGGATGAATACCAAATAATTCAGCTATTTTTCCATAATAACCTGTTTCATTTGGTTGACGAGGATTATTAAGGATATATTTGTCAATTTCATTGTTTAAATTTTTTCTTGGACTCATTAATTATTATTTATACAAAAATAAGTAATATATTGCATATCTCCAAATAAAATAAAAAAATCCCCTGTAGAAACAGGGGAAGAAACACTATGAAAAAACCAACAAAATCATAGTTTTTGAATTTATTATACAACAGCAGTTACTGAAACTACACTATTATATGTAGCTACTGCAGTGTTTGAAGAATTTTTATACACAAGATCCACTACAATAGTGTCTCCTGTACTAATACCAGCAAGCGATTGTTCGTCAAAGAAGGCATTATTATTTGGAGTATTGGGTATGGACCACACCTTAGTTCCAAGAGTACTGCTTGTTGTTGTATTTCTGATAGTAGCTGTTATTGAAGCTAAAACAGGATTTTTAACAACATCGTCATTTAGACCAAAATCTATAGAGTACCTTGAACCTGTGCTCTTAGCAGTTAGAATAATGTTAGAAGGAGCATCAAGAGTATAACTCACAGGACATAATGTTGTATCTGTGTGAGGTGCAATGTAGTCTGGATCAGAAGAAACGTTAGCTTTTGTGTTTCCTGTTGGAACTAGAGTGTCTTCGTTAACTTCCTTGAGAGTCAAAACATCAATAATACCATTTGGTAGTGCAGATGGATTTTGTTGATAAAATACTGCAGAACCCACTGTTGTGGGACTAGAAGGGTTGATATCTCCTACATTAATTGTAAGAATGTCTCCATTAGTTAACGCGAGAACACTTGTTGCTCTTGGACCTCCTATATACGTTTTCTTTATATCTAGGGTAGATCTATCTATCTTATAAGAAATCATTTGATTCGTAGGAGCATCGTCAGAAGAGGCAATAGCTGTTCCACCATATATAAGATCTACAAACAATTCACCAGTTATACTATTTATACCAAATATCACTTGTGTAGTACTATATGTTCTATTATTGTTGAAAGTAAATGTTTTTAATAGAGCATAAGTGTTTGTATCATAAACCTCTATAGTTCTTGACATATAATCATTTATGTAGAATTTGTTATTATCTACATCAATGAAGCAATTTTGCCAGTACTGTGATGTTCCACCAAACCCTGTGTTAGAATTAACAGGAACTATTTCAAGAATTGGAGTTAAATTAGAATTAAATACAGCTATATTTCTATATAAACTTGTATTATTTCTTGCAACAAATATTCTATCATCAGATGTTAAAAATCCTCCCCAGTTAATGTTAAACGGATTTCCTGTTATACCAGCAAAAGTAGGACTCCCTGTAGCATCCAATTCTGTAGCAAGTGTTTTTGTAGTCTTATTTATGACAATAACCATTCTACCTCTTGTAGAAGAATCTGTTCCCCATGCTGTTATAATGAGATTAGAGGTGTCATTTGAATGCATTGTAATGTGCGTAAAAATATCCGAAGATACAGTTGTGTTATAAGCCGATCCTGTACTTCCTACACCCACTTTTCCCCAAGTTCCAGATACAAAATCATAGTAATCACATCCATAGGATCTATAACTATGAATATAAAGTGTTCTTGATGACTTATCGTAAAAGTGTCCTGTTATAAGGGTACTTCCAGATCCACCATCAGCATCAGCTCTATAAGGTACCCCTGATGTATATGTACCACCAGATACACCATATGGTTGTCCACTACGAGTTTCATTTAAGTAGGTGATGTCTCCTACAGTAGTAGCTGTATTTGGATCAAGGCTCCAAATACATCCAGTGCTATTATCTGCTGATACAAAATAAACGCGTCCACCATCCTCAAATGCTGTAATAGGTTCTGGAAGATTGTTTATTGTCTTGTTCGTAATAAGATCAAGATCTTCTGCTTGACATTGATAAGTGTTCATAATCCAGATATATGAAATGCAATTAGAAACAAGTTCACAAAATGCATCCCCATATTGGTCACGAATCTTATCTAATAAAGCTTGAATATTTAGTGTAGGTACTACTACTAGTAGTCCACTCTGATTATCTACTGTTACAGATACAACTCCGTCTGATCCACCAACTATTTGCTCTTCTAGGTAATCAGGAGTGTCATTGGTATCAACCTTTACCCAATAATTTTCATTATAAGGTTTAGCATATACCCCATTCGATCTAATTTCAAGCTGGTTTAGTGTGTCTGGTGATACTTTTATATCAGCTTTAACTGTATGATTAGCTGTTCCAGAAGCTGTAATGTCTATACTAGGTGTGTCTACAGGTGTAATAGGTATATTAGCACTATTACCAAGAAAATCATCAATAGCCTCAAAGATCTCCTCAGCGGTAGATCCATTCGGCATACCTAAGTTCTGTAGTTTTGATGGTTGTGTAGTTGGTAATGGGTGATAAGTGACGCATTTTGAATCTACCTCATAATTACAAGGAGTGTTCTCTGAGCACTGCTCGCAAAAAGGCTGTTGTGACTCACAATTGCATCTTAAATAATCATTACCACATACCGTGCAATTAGGCATATTCTAAATTTTATTATGATGTTGTAATAGTACGGACATTACCGTCTAATTGAATTCTTAATCCACTAGCAGCAGACAAATCTGTGCGGAACCAATATTGTCCATCCAGAGGAGAAGAAGGGTCAGCAGTAACATTTCCCAGAAATCCAGACACTGGAGTGAATAGTGCTGTAAGAGACACTGTATTACCGCCAACTATTGTTAACTCCTTAGTACTATAATTTACGGAAAGGATCTGAGGAGATGCAAATAATCCATTTGATTGTATAGACAGTCTATTTCCAGAATTTGGTGAAATAATAGCATCAGCCTGTAATGTATGATTTAATGTACCAGAAACTGTCAGATTAATAGATTGTGTGTCTACTGGTGTTATCGGTGTTGCTACTGATCCTGACACAGTAGTAATATCGTCTGTTAATTCACAAAGAACAGTATCTACTGCCTCTGCAAATTCTTGAAGGCTATTTATTGTGTATGTAGCACTTAAGCAAGGAAGATTATAGTCTTGTGCTTTTATTTCCCCTATGTAAGTGTCTACTGCCTCAGCAAATTGATTAAGAGTAGCTCCATTTGCAAGACCTAGATTAGTGAGATTTGTCACCTCATTATTATCTTTGTGATAAATTGAGCAATCCCAATCAAGTTGTATAGGGCAACCTGTATTACTATTACAAGGGTCGCAAATAGAAACCACAGGAAAAGTTGTTGTTGAATTGCACCCGCAATTTGACATTGTTATAATTTTTTATTGTTATATTCCTAATTCTGTTTTGATTGCGCATATCTCACTTGCAAATAACGCAAGAACAGATATGAGTGTATAGATGTTTGTTCCTTGTTGACAAGGTGCGGCAGAGGATGCTAGGCATCCAAGATTTATCGTAATAAGTTCATTAGCAATATTTAGCCCTGCTAGTTGCTGCTGTAATGTTGTAACCATAGCACTCAAGGCACAAATTTTATCAGCATGGGCCTGTGACACTGTCTTTACTGTTTTAGTAGTAGGAAGTGTTCCACAAGATAAAGTTTGACTTGCCATATCTGTAGCTTCTTGAAGTGCTTTAATAGCTGCAGATATTTTATCAAACACATCATCTATATTAGCGTCACATGCAGGTTGATCTTCAGTTGAAAGAAAAGTCAAATCCTTTCCTTGATAGGGAACACATGTAGAAGGAACAATTGTGCCGCACGAATACTTTGTTGCCATTATTTTTGTTTTTTATAAAGAAGACTACAAATCCTCTTTATGTTATATTGATCATATTTAAATTTTGTCTTTAAGAAGTCTATCACACTAAATCTGCAGTCATCTATTTCATAGAGGTACTTACCTCTTATTCTCTCAGCAAATATTATTAGTTGTTGCATAAATTTAGTGCTGTTAAAACAGTGACAAAACTCTCGATTTCTTGAAGCTCTTTGTGAAAGTAACAAGGGTTATTAGCATAGTTTTTAGCAGAAAGTAAGAAACTTAAATATATATTTAACTGTTTCTTTGTTATATTAGGAACTTGTGTGTAAGCTCCTGTAGCTTGAGCACATTGTACCTTATTTAACCATACATCTACTTGTTCCATTGTTATTTCACAGTCTTCACTTTGAACAGATGTTTTCTGAATAGTCTGTACTTTACTAGCTGACATTGCTCTCTTAGCTGCTTCACAAGGTGCACATCCCATTATCTACAGTTTTTATTACAAATTCCTTCTGTTAATTCACCTATTAGCTTTTGAGCTATTTTATAATAAGAATTAGCCCTTTTCTCATTCTTTTCTACTACTGCCTGAGCACCTGCAATTCCTGCGTGAATCTCTACCAACTTATATTCAAATATTCTCTCATCAGGTGTAATATTCTCTGGATTCTCTATTTGATTATACAAGTTTTCTAGTTCCTTTTCTAATAATGTAGTCCTGAAGAACTTCTTTACTATATATGTTTCATCATAAGGGCAAATTTTATACTTAAAAGTATAAATACCATCTGGTAAATCAATTAAACAGTCATTATTTAGAAGCTCTGTAAGTCCTATGGTATTTGAATTAAGAGTATTTAACTTTCTCGCAGTAATATTAACTAGAAAATATTTACTATACCCAGGAAGAGTTACTTCAAGAAGAGGTTTCTCAGGCTCTCTAAAGTAGTCTGATGAATCTAAAAAGACAAGAGTTTTGGAATTCCCTGTAGGAATTATCTCAAAATCCAATATATGTTGTCTGAAACCCTTCATAAAAAATTAATGGCGGACGGGTTTAGCACCCACCCGCCAATATTAAAAGATGAATAATGATTAGTTCAATTCAATTTCTACATCATTACCAACGCTTTCAGCGTAAGTAATTAAAGCCTGTTGCAGCTGAGTACCAGAACCTTCTGGTACGTAGATTACTTGGTGATAGCTGTCTGTGTAAGTCTCTGACCATCCACCTACTTTGTATTTGAAGTCATATTCGATAGTAAACTCATCGTAATATGCTTGAGGATTAGTCTGAAGAACGTAGCCTTCAGCTTCACGAACAGCAGGATCCATAGAGCGTTCTTGTAAGAAGTAAGAAAGAGATTTCTTTTCTTCATCACGAACACGAGCACCTACACCTTGAGGGTATTTAACACTTTGAATTTCAGAAACTGGCCAACGATTCTCACAAGGAGAAGCATTGTAATCAGCATTGTATTCACTTACTTCAATATGAATTGTATCAGCTTCATATGGGAAGTACTCATAGGTGCAATCACCAGTGATACGATTTACAAAGGCTGTTTCAATTAATACACCAGCCTGTACAGTACCACTAGGAGTAGTAGCTACTTCTTTCCATTGAGCATTACCAAATGCAGGGATTGGAGGGAAGACTAATTGATCTACCGCACAATCTATTGAAGTAGGCTCAGAAAGAATAGTTGTAGAATATTGATGAATACAATCTACTGGACCATCAGCTTCTTGAACAATTGTCAAGTCTGGATAGTAAGCTTGTAATTCAGTCAAACGAGACTCACCGCACACATTATCTTGTAATGTGATTGTGTATTCTTTAGGGAAAGCATATAAATCACCTACATCAGACCAAGCTGTAGTAGTTGGAGTGGTAAGTACGCAAGTGCTAGTCTGGTTGTCAGCTAACAGTTGGTAAGTACCAGCACTAGCTGCACCAGCAGTTGTTGTTGAAACAACAGCAGTACCACCAGTTAAACCAGAACTATCGGCAGTCATTTGAGGAACGTTAGTATTTGCATACTGTCCACCAAATGTGATAGTTACAGCAGTACCTGGAAGAGCACCACCAGCAACAGTTACGTCACCAGGATTAATATTTGACAGAGCTTCTAAAGCTGATTGAACAGCAGCAGCGTTCGCGTTGTAAGCGATGTTAGCTGTAGTTTCACCATCAAAAGTTAATGTGAAGTTACCAGCAGTTGCACCTGTAGCAATTACACTTTGCACTTCATTAGCAGCAGCAGTAGGAGATACGGCAGCAGATGTTCTAATGATGTAAGTAGATTGTCCGAATGTATATGCAATACGTGCAATTGTTTCTGGAGATACAATTCCATATTGTGATGTCACAGTAGCTAATGCTGCAGCATCTCCAGCATCCATCTTTCTAACGAGGTAGATGTATTGGTTAGCGTTTAATGTATAGCCTGTAGGACATGTCTCACAATTAGCAATTGTGAATAAACCAGCATTTGTAAACGCAGCAGGTAGACTTGTAGCGATTAACTCATAAGTGCTTATGATACCATCACGAGATATACGTTTTACAGTAAATCCAGGGTACTGTACTTGAACAGTAGCTAATGAGGCTTCATCACCATTATCAGCAATAACTAAATTGTATATATTATATACTGTAGTACCTGTGGTATCTAAAGCAGAACTTAATACTTTTCTAGCGCGGAATAGTTGACCACCACCTGCATTCCATTTAGGATCTGTGTTGATTTTCTCAACTAGAATGTCAGCAAGTGCTGAAGGGTCTACATCTGCGCAAGAATCTCCGCCGCATTCATCGCAACAACCAGTGTCAATACGGTATTGACGAATAAAGCCGTGTTTAGAATATAGTTTATCAATTGGGTTACCTGTTGCCTTAACATATACTGTACGTACCTCACCGCAGCGAGCAGATAATGTTTTAGTTGTGTCAATACCATCGAAACCTATAGCTACAACTTGGTTTTGACCACGACTAGCTGATTTACGACGAATTTTCTTTAACAGTTTACCCTTAATCAGTTTAGAAAGCTGATTAGTTTGTGGGATTCCTGCCATTAAAGGCAAGTGACTTACATCGGGCATCCCTTGGCCAATGTAGATTGCTTTGTTTGTTGCGTAAGTGGGAGCTGTAGTAGCTGTGTATGTGTTTCCATCAAAGAAACCTACTTGACCTACTGCTAGATCCACGGTTGTACCTGACGCAAGTAAGACGGGAGTATTACTAACGAATACACGTCTAAACGATTGATTCTGCATCTGTTGTTATTGTTTTAAAATTTTTATTTTTCACTATTTAATCTATCCTGAGCTAATTGAAAGCCTTCAGGGTTTTCATATCTTCTTATAACCTCCTTAGCACAGCGATTCAATATTTCATCAACATATAAATCTGTTAAATCAGGGTCTATGTTTGTAGAAAGAGAACCATCAAGCTTTATATATCCTTCTATATCTATTGCTCCTACATTCCTGTAGTAATTGAGCAATGTTTTTGTAACGCTAAAGTCCTTTTTGTATACAAATAGCTGATTATTAGACAAATCTACGACAGTTTCTTCAAACTCTAAAGAGGGCTCATAATTACTGCTCTCTAATAGCATATTTTCATTCTTTGGTTTGAAAGGAAGATGTCTTATAATTATGTCTGGACAAGTTCCATCAGTACACAAAGAATAAGAACTTATATAGTCTGAGAAATTATCAGGGAGGTTGAATACATCGTAGTCCTTTTCTCTGTAAAGAAGTTCTAGCTCTTTATATTTAACTTGAATTTCTTGAAGGTCATGAACAGCATCTGAAGATTGGTATGTATGTACCTTCTCTCTTAACCATATATCTTTCTGCTCATTGTAAAGAAGTACAAATTCACCTCTGTTAATATCAACATCAGTGTTTGTATCATTCTTGTTTATTTTGAGCTGAAATCTTTTGAAGGCCTCTGCAGATGTCATCTGTTAAAGTTTTAACCTAAAGTACGTTTTTCTTCTAATTCTTCTTTAATAGAAGCAAACTCATTAGCGTTTTCAGGAGAACTTAGATATTTGACTACCTCTTTTATACTCTTACCATAAGTAGCGTTACCTCTTTGGTAATATCCTTCTCTAATACGGATAACGTGTTTAGAAACAGCGTCATCAATAACAAGTTTGTATTGTAACTCTTCTATTGTTTTAGAAGTAGCCTCATTGAATTTACGCACAATACCGCCATCTTTATCCGTTTCTATATGACTGCGAAGAATATTATAGATGCTGTTACTACTCATACCGTTCTTGACCTTTGTACCAAGAACATACTTACCAATAAGTGTAAGCTTGTCTTGATTCTCGGACATATTATAAAGAGTGGCGATAGCTTTATCACGTTCCTTGCTCTTAATAGCTTTAGAACCTTCTTCAGTTTCTGTACGATGTACGTAAAACTTTGTATTTATTAAATCTGGATTGTTACGCGCTTCTAACTCAGGAGCAGCGTATTCATTTGCCAGAAGTACATAGTATTTTATACGATCACTAGCTAAGTCAAAATTCAGTGCTAGTTTATCTACTATTTTTATAAAATAGGTTTCCCAGTACTTAGAAGTAGCGGAGAGGTCTAGATTTGTTAGACGTTCTAGTTCTTCTCTGAGTTCACGGATTTCTTCTCTACGTTGAGCCTGCAGCACAGGATCTTTAATTTGGTTTAGAGAAGTGGCCCTTTCATCAAGTCCTGTTACCCATCTGCCATCCGGAGTACGACCGGGCTGCATGATTTCAAATACCTTTGGAAACTTGCTCCGATTATACTTATCAAGTCCTATAGACTGTGCGCTTTGATCAGGTGCTTGTTTCACTTCAATTAATGTACTCATTGATTTGTTTGGTTTTTTATGGAGTGATTTAGATAAAAATCCTACTCCTAATAAATTAAAAGAAAGTTGTTTAGTGGGCACAACTTTCAAAGCCTATAGTAGATTAGAACAATGTTCTTTTCTTCTCAATAATTACTGAACGAGTAGCGTCTTTCAACCAGATAGAACTCATGTTCTTCATCCAGATGGCATAACCATCACGTTGAGAACTTGAGTAGATTGGACCTTTAGTACCAAGTGGCGAATGTGTACCAAGTTCGTATCCCCAGATAGTATCAGCATACCCTTCAGTTTTAATCATTACAAGATTAGAGTTATCATTGAAACCGTCTTGAACACGATATTCAACTTCTCTAGGTTTACCGGCAGCATTTGAGGTACCACCATCAGTAATGTCAAGAATCATCAGAGTATATGATTCAATTGGGAATTCACCAATTAGTCCATCTTGGATACGATTGTAAGTGTTATCAAGAGCAGGATTGTACTCAAAAGTAACTTCACCTGCTACAGGCCAACGCTTAGACGTAAATCTGAAACCATAGCCCAGATTCATAGCATTGCCATATAGATAACCTTTAACATCACCAGCATTTACAAGGAATGGATTGCTGTGTTTGAAGTCGTCAGCAAGAAGCTTGCTAACCTCAATCATAGCCCCAGTACCAACCATAATTTTTGTTCTACGTTGTTCGAAAGGAACTCCTGAGTTGTAGAACAGGTTAGAAAGAGTTTCCTCAATTAGAGCTAGTGTTAGGGTTGTATACTGCACACGATTACCGTTTCTCATCTGTTCATATAAACCTGTGTTTACACGAACATGACGACCACCAGAACCAACTACAATACCACCTTTATTCCACATCAAGTCTTTTTCTTCCATCATCTTCATCTCAGCCCACAACATAGCTTCAATACGGTTCATCCACTTCACTGAAGAAGGAATAGCATTACCATATTGATCCTTGTTGAAGAATACAAGAGTTGAGTTATTTTTCTTCAAATCAGCATATTGGTTCATCCAACCGTAGCGAGGATCACCTCCGTCTACCTTTAACATATCTGCATATGCAGTAATCCAGTGGTAAACTGAGCGTCCACCTCCAAGTTGCATTTCAAGATCTAAAGAACCTTGACGCAGCCAGATGCTTGACTTTTGAGTATCATACTCACCATTAACGTTTGTAATTTTGCAGTATTCCACGCCGGGTTGCAAGAAACGTTTAGGGAATGATTTTGTCTTGTTTGAAGTAGGAATAATTACTGTGTACACCCAGCCATCACTTTCTTCGTAGATTTCCTCTTCAGTGATGTATAGAGTAACACCATCACGTAAGTCGTAGGTGATAATATCTGTATTAGTAAAACAGTTTTCACTAAGTTTGATCTTAAACTTTTGTCCATCGAGACCTGGGCGCTCTATGTCACCAGTCATATCTTCCACAGAGTATGGAAGACCCATATCATATGGAATGCTATAACGGAACTTGCCTTCAGGACCGTTCACATACATTACAGAATTATTAAGCTCAGTCTGAGAGATCAATGGAGTGTTCATCAGCTTACGCTGGTTCCACAAATGGATCATCCCCTTGTATGTAGTGAATGAGTCTTTCCTATACAGACTGTAAAGGCTGTTCAGGTCGGTGTACTTGTTAATATCAAACTTAGTCTGTCCAACAACAACAGAGTTGTTAAAACCAGTTAGACTAGGTGTTTGAATCTTTGCCATGTTTAAATTTTAATTTTTAGGTTATACTTTGTTATTTTGAAGGAAGCCCCCAGTCAAACCCGGTGACTTTATCATTCTTTCTAATTTGCTCATAAGAAGAGCCTTTTTTAGCAGATACTGCACCATTACCTTTTATAAATTTAAAGGCGCTAGCAGCAGCTTCTGTTTTTTCCTTTGTAGCTACTTTCTGAACGAATTTTTGTTTATCCATTACAAAAAGTACAAGGTCAATATAATCAGCAGGATTGGCCTGCATTTTAGCGAAATTAACGTAGAACTTATTCACCATATTACCATTTGGTAACTTTTGATCATAACGTAGAAGATAGTCTTCGACAGTTTTACGCTCAGAAGATGTCAGATCTTTGCGTTCTTTAACAGCAGAACGAATATTAGATTCAAAAGCCTGTTCTGCTTCCTCTTGTCTCTTAGCAAAAGCTTCACGCTCTTGGTTTAGGCGCTGAGTTTCCTTTTGATAGAATGTGCTTATATTCTCTTTTACTTCCTGAGCTTCAGCTTCTAATTCATCTGAAAGAACAAGATTAGAAATATATTTTTCTGCTTTTTCTAGTTTCCATCCCATCACTTCTGTGTAGTAATGCTTGATGATTTCTTTTTGACCTTCAAGAGTATTGATATTAATACTATCAATTTGTTTTTGTTCTTTAAATAGGTCTATAATCTCATCAGGGTTTCCACCATTTTTTACATAGTCAATAATAGCTTTTCCAAATGGACCAGTACTGTCAACTAGTTCTTCAAACATTCCTTGAACACGACGCTTATCTTGTTCCATAACAAGTTTAGCATAAGCTTCCTCATCAAGTTCCATTTCTTCACGTCCTTCAAAATCTTCCCACGCGCCCTGCTCAACTAGATAATCTACAGTGTGTTTTAATACTGAGAATACTTCTCCTTTCTTTTCTTCAGCCTCTTGAGCTTTCTGAGCAGATTCAGATTTCTTTGTAGGTTTCTTAGGCTTTTCTTCTTCCTCTTCTTCTACTTCATTTTCTTCTTCGTCGTTGTTTTCGTTGAAGTCTTCAATGTCGTTATCATTGAGGTCAATGATAGCTTCTTCTTGTCTTACTTTAGGTTGTTTAGGTGCAGCCTTTTTCTTTGGTGCTTCTTCTACTTCTTCCTCTTCAACTTCATTTTCTTCATTCTGAGAGGATGTTTTTTCTTTACGTCCTCCAATAAGAGTGTCAGCATTCACTGTCTTCTCTGGAGTTTCATCGAACAGCTGCTCTAGTGCTGATTCGTCAATATTTACAATAGTTGTTTCTAATCCATCCATTGTTGATTGGTTTTTAATGTATTATCTTATGCAAATTTAAGTAACTATTTATGATTACGCAAATACCATCTTTATTGTTGATGATATATGGCATTTCTTATTTTTTCTTCTTAGAAGGTGTCTTTTTATCGTATTTGTTTTTGTTTATTTTTGCTACTTTTACCTTTTCTTGCTCAATTCTTTGACGCACTTCTAGCTCTCTTTGCTTAAGAGCGAGCTCTCTTAATTTCATTTCTTGGTCTATTATAAACTTCTCTCTATCATTTTGAGCTTTTTCTCTTTCAAGTTGAAGTTTCTGAGTTTGAGCATCTACGGTGACAGCAAGTTTATCGTATTCTAATATATCAGGAATACCTGTTGCGTCTTGATCTTTGGTGTTATCATCCTGACGTGAGAACGATGCAATATAGGCTTTTTGAAGTTCATTCTCCCTGTCAAGTTGGTTCTGTTCTGCTTCAAAGTCCATCTTAGCTTGAGCAATTTGTTTTTCAGTTTCCATCTTTTGCTGTTCAAGCTGCATTTGTTCTTGGTATTTCTTCTCATTATTAGCAGCAGCAACTTCAAGCTGTACTTTAATTTCTGCAGGACTATTAGAAGTAATAACAGTAGCAAGATCAAGAGGAGTAGCTCCTACATTATTATTAGTCATAAACAGTTGACGTAATGTCTCAAGTTGACGTACGTCCTCTTGAGAATTAGATACATACACATGTAGATCAGCTAACAATAGGTCTAAGCCGTTAATCTTAATAAAGGCTCTACTCATATCACTCTTAGTATATGTAATAGTGACGTCTTGTTCTTTAGACTGTACATATTGAGCTATATCAAGATTCATCTTGAACGTACGCTTCTTATACTCGTTAAATCTTGTGAAGTAGCTCTCTGTTTGTGCGAAAGATTGAGTGACAGCCTGTTGTGTGCCTGTGGCAGTTTCTGAAGCAGCAACATTACCTAAACGTTGTGGAGTGATACCAACTTGTGATAGGGCACGTTGTTCAAAAAACTCCATAAGTTTAGCCCTAGAAATCATACGAGAAGACTCATCTAAGTCTACATCTCTGGGCATTGTGTTAGATATGTTAGCCCCTTTAAGGTTTTGAGGACTTGTATCAACAAATGTAACACCTAATGACTTGGCAACCAATAAAAACTTCTCATAAGCATTCTCACCACCCCAATCTTTCATACCAGTAAGCATGTTCACATCCATAATTAGGAAGCGACCAATTTCACGTTGCATGATTTGATAAAGCTGATTAGCAGCTACGTTAAACCCAATTTGCCAAGGTTTCATCAAATCCACTAAAGACATTGATTGAGAGTTCCTATTACTGAAAACTTGTCCACATACAGGGAGTTTACAGTAGTAAGGATTGTGATCCCCTTTAAACTGAAACGGCACGGGTTTGACATCAAAGAATAAATCTTCTAACATGTCCGTTCCATGCTTGCATATTTTCTTACCACTCCAAGTTTCATTTACCCATGTCCAACATACAGTGTTTACTGTATTCTCATTATCGTAGAGAGAGGAGTTAGCTTCTTTGAAACCTTCTGGAAGAACAAACGTTTCATCTACTAGACCTTTAGCTAATAGCCCTGTTTCAGGATCAATATAACATATTTGTCCTATCATCCTTTGAGACTTCCAATAAGCCTCTACTACTTTTACATATCCTCTAGTGTTAAGATAAAATGGATTAATTTCTGAAGTATCTGATAGGAATGATTCGTTAAGTGTAGGAATTGGAGCTGCAGGATTAAATCCTAATGCGTCTGTTATAAGTTTGCCGTCTGGATAGTTAGCGTATGGAACAATAGATCCATAGGGAATTCCATACCCATCTCTACCAACTTCAGCTCCCATTACATCCCTTTGCTTCTCAAGTTTCTTAAGCTGTCTTTTTGTTAAGAGATGCCCATAACGATCAATAACGTCTCCAATTGTAAGAAAAAGAATACGACCAACATAGTCTCCTTCTTCAATATAATCAACTTCTGGGGATTTATGAAAGAATGTGTTAACAGGATTCCAGGTTTCTTGGTTATACCCATTAGAGGTGAGGTAGAAATGACGGAAACATCTGTCAGCAATCAACATATCCTCAAACTCTTTTCTTTCCTTTTCAGGTAGAGAGAACCTATGTCTATCTAGTTCGAGCTGATGTTGTCCCCATATTTCAGCGGCATCCTGCCACTTATACTTCATGTACTTTTCAATCTCTGGAGGAGTAAGAGCTTGTCGTTGTTGATCAATCTCTTGTGTGTATTCTTGTTGTTCTTCTGGAGACTGAAAATCTTCCTTATAAGGATCAAAGCCCATTTCAGACAGGCGAAGATCAATTTCTTTATTTATTTCTTGAGCTACATACTCTGTAAGAAGTCTTGACTTTTCACGTATGTAGTTATTTGTAGTATTCTCATCGAAGCCTTTAACACGAAAATTATCTGGTCGCTTTTGGAATTCGCCCGAGAGAGTATTGATTACTTGAGAGATGATATCGTAGTGACGTAGGTAGTTTGGAACTTCAAACTCTCTTGAAAGCTGATGTACCATATCAGCATATTCATCTTGTTCCAAATAATGCTTAAATATGAACTTACCTTTCACCATCTCATAATTTTCAATAAGAGAAAGGTTGTGAATATATTGGGAACTACCAATATTTTCTAGGCAATTCATAGTGTCTTCCTTCCAAGCGTCCGTCTTTCTTGACAACGGAATCATCTGTGGTGGGAGACTTGTATTAGGGTTTATGTTAGTAAATGAGCTTACCATATTGTGTCTTAAACCCGCAAATATAAGAAATTATTATCGGTTATTTTTTTGTGTAACTGGAATAACATATTATGGTTATCGTATAACATTCTTAGGCATTTTGGGGAAAGGACTATTTGATTTTGTAAATCCTCCCATAACTGGTGAGAATGGAGAAGATGTAAAAGGGTTCCTTTTAAACTCTGTAGCCTTTGGTTGTTCCTTAATATTTACTATAGGATAGTACTTATCTAAGTGTCTAGCGTATGCTAAAGCATGTCTAAATGCTACAACGCGGTCAAAGTTACCTTCATTATCATATTTAATAATCTCTTCTAAGAGCATTGGGTCTTTAATACGTGTAATTCCGAGCCTCATAATAGGTTCGCCTGTTTCTGGATTAGTACCTACTTGGATTAGCTCTTTACAGTAGTCCAACATTAAAGACATACAGAAGTCAATATTCTTCACTGTAGCTGCTAGTCCATAAATACGTCCACCACCAGTAGCTTTTGTATTAGGATTAATCTCTTTAGCAATATTAAATCCTTCTGCTAGAAGATGTCCTTTGTTCTTACGCTCAAAGTGTTGAATAAATGTACCAGCTTCATTTTCAGGGAAGCACACAGCATTGTAATATTCTAATAACATTTCCACTTGTTCGTGCCACTCATTCATTGTAAGAGGTCTTGAAGCTAGAGATGCTACTACCTGATCTTGATAAGTTTCACCTGCCACATCTATTTGTCTTTTCCAGATGCAGACGGTTCCCAAAGAGTCTGACCACGCAGACACGGACTGATTATAAGGGTCAGCCCCCGCGATGTATAGACCTCTTGGAGAATTGGATATTGGTTCTTCCCATATAACAACGGGACAATCTTTACCCAGGTTGCCCTTTGTAGGGAACTCACTAATTGGTCTGTCATGGTCTTCTGCAAATTTGTGGTATACTTTTCCATTTAAATCTCTATGAAATCTTACGTAACGTCCTGTAATATTATTATGTCTTAAGAATTCTAAATGATCTTGAGCGGCTTGTATAGGGAACGGGTTTGTTGATCCTGATAAGAAACACTCCTTAGGATTAAGAGGGTAGTACATTATAAGTTTTAAGTACTCCGTTTTATCTGGGTCTTTAGACTTGGCAAGACGCTCTTCTTCAATCTTTTGCCTAGCTTTCTCTTTGTCAGACACCTTAATAGCGATGTCTTTGAGTTCATCTCCTATATTATCATATCCTTTACATAGAAGATACTCATAGAGATTTGACCAGAATTTACAGTCTTGTCTATAAAGACCTGACATAAAAAGTCCTGTTTCTTTACCTGTTTCTGGATCAATTATTTCTTGGAAGTTGTTAGCTCTAGGATGATAGAATACACGTTCAGCGTTCTCACCTTTTTCGAAGGCACCGCCTGTTCCTACAAGCATTGGTACACAACGCCATCCAAATTCCGATAAGAGGGCTGGTTTAAGAGCCTCAAATACTGGAGAGAATGGATATTTACCAATCTCATCAAATACTGCTGCTTTAGCTGTTGTACCCGCTGCAGCTTCTGTATTCAAGCCTTCTTCAGCATTACGAATCATTATCCAGCTCCACACATGGTCTTCATTCTTCTTATCTTTAAATCCTAGTCTTAGAGTAGGTCTGCGCCAATCCTTATCTAGTTTTGGGATTTTGAGTCCTTCCCACATATGCTTCCATCCAAAATCAATCTTCTCGGTGATAATACGTAAGTCAGCACCATTTCCAGATACCAGAACATTTTGACTATTCTCGAAGAGCGTCGCTGAAAGCCCAATATGCCCCGCTTCCCACTCTGACTTTCCACCTTGTCGAAGACCAACTTCAATATATCCCTTTTGGGCAAGTCGTGCTTTTTCATAGTATTCTGCACGTTCCCATTCATTATCACGTAAATCTGGATGCTTGGGTGTACGAATAATGTTTCCATATTTATCCTTTGTATCGACAATGATATTCCAGTGATTTAGATAGGAATAGAGAATTCCTGGAATGTGAACACCACCAATGTTAATACCTCCAAAACACTTATCGAGTTCCCAATCAACTAGATCATCAAACTCTTTTGTACCTGGAGGTGGAAGATTTTTAAAATTTCTAAAAAACTCTGTGGTTCTAATTTCCATCTTTATTTTTCATTCTATTGGGAATACCAGCATCCCCTTTAGCTTCAGCCTTAGCTTCTTCTTTCTCTCTAAGTTTATCTACCACTTCAAGAAGCTGAAGATATTTCACCATTGTTTCTTGTACAGCTTTAATTTGCTGTTCTTTTGTTGCTGTTACTACCCATGTATGTCCACCTTTAGGCATCTCTTTCTTACCCCATCTATCCTCTAATAGATGAAGTGGATTAGCATCTACATAGTCCCTCCAAGACTGGAGCTGATTCTCAGCCCAGTCAAGTTCAACACTTATATATGAATTAACTTTCTTAGCCATGTTAGTTTTCTTTTTAATCTATCAAAGAACGATGGTTCTTTTTTAGGATATTCTGGGATTTCAAATGTAGGGATATCTGCATAGAAGGAAGGATCCTGAAGGCGAGCTTCGTAATCCCATATAAATCTAGCAATAGACATTACTGTAGCTGCATGAATAATATCTGCATCAGTGAGATTATAAGGCCTAAGACTCACCTCTTCTTGAAGAATCCTTGTTTCATCACCAACAATAAATATGCGTTCTTTAGTCATATTGGTTTTTGTGAGCACAGTATCAGATTCGAACTGATTCCAAACGTTTTGCAGACGCAATAGCCTCCAAGACTAAACTGTGCAGATTACATATGCGAAAGTATTCTTAATAATTCATTAGCTTCTACATCACTAATTCTATTAATCTGAGCTGCATATAAAAGCATATTTAGCTTTTGAATTAATATTTGTCTTGGAGAAAGCTTCCAAGTGTCAGATTCTACTTTTGAAGGTTTTCTGTCAAGTTGAGGTTTTCTTTTACCAGCCATTTATTAATAAGTAGTTTATTCTTTAATACGTAATCAAATATCTTTTCATTTATAAATCCAGATAGGTAGGCTCTTGTTTCTGTGTCCACCATACCTTTGTCACCCATTACATAGTCTACTAAATGCGACACTTCATGTGTTATAATATTGGGTGTTACACTTTCTTCTGAGTAGAAGATGTAGTAGGTGTGTACAAGTCCGGGATTTATTGCATACCCGTGGACTTGGTCACCATCCTTAATAAGAAGGTCTTCATTCCACTTATTTCTCCTTATGAAGGAGTTCGCTTTCCTCTCTACATCCTTGTCGATTATCACCACACACTTGAACTGGTAGACAGGAACTTGTATTGTTAGTTTGTGCATACTCACTGAAATCTATAAAAGTTGATGTATACCCATTCTCAATGAATGGACCGTTATAATCAAATAGAGGGTTATAGGCTACTTCTATTTTCATAGTTGCGGGAGAGAGAATCGAACTCTCGTTATCCGGCTTATGAGACCGAGCTGGCACCTCTCCAGTCCACCCCGCAATTTTTAGTAATGTTCTTCTCTTAAGAGATAATAATATCTATGCTCTGGATGTTTAGTTCTTGACCACCAGCATCCAAAAAGTCCTGGAAGCTGCCCTGTACTTCTGTACAAATACCAAGAACCTTTAGATAATTTTCTAAACCATTTAAAACTAGTTAGCATTTTTTAATATTGCTCTTCTTTCTCAATAAGTTCCCACCAGAGTGCTTCTGAGTTGTGTACCCAACATCCATTTATTGGTGCTGGGAATTTACACACAACGTATTTCCAATTACCTCCTCTCATCCATCTATAGAATTTAAAGTAACTTGGAAAGTATTCTAAGAATGCTAGAAACATTACTCGTCTTCTTTAATATTATCTACTAATTCAGTTTCAAGCTCATCCCTATATTTCTCAAACTTTCTTAGAAGCTCTTCATCAGTCCACTGGTAACATCCTGTTTGAGGGCGTAATACATGTACCATATGTTGAGCTATGGTGTATTGAGGGAACAACTCTACTATCTCCACAAAGTTATGGAATATCTGTTGCTTCGTCTGAATTCTTTGTTTGTTGCTCATCTTCTTGATTTTTAAATTTGAACCATTTGGGTTCAATTACTATATTATTCTCTGTATTAAATTTTTTAACGTTTTCTTTAGCACAATTACATTCTGAATCGGGATTACAACAAGATATTCCACAATCTGAAGAAAGAGAGTTTGTTTTTCTTGTTATTGTACATCCACACATTATACAATGCTCATCAATCCTATTTGTTTTATATCCATCCTTTACAGCGTTTGAGCTATTGAAAGGGCATGTTGCACATATTAATCGTCTCCTCACTATTTCCTGTTGTTCCTCTTCTTTCAGCATCCCCAACTCGTTCTTCACCTGATTCCATGTTGCCTCTAATATCTTGTCCGAGTTCGCTATTATTGCTGGAAGAAGCTTCACGTACTCTGCTAATCCTTTTAGTGTAATTTTCATAGTATTGTTTAGCTAATATATTTCTTTGTTTTAAAGCTTTTCTTAGCTTGTCATAGTTCACTTCTAATAAGAGGGCTGTTGTACTTTCTTTATATCTTGTAGACTTACGAATATTCCTTATCTTTCCTATCAACTTTTTTATTATGTAATCTACTTTTCTCTTAGAGACAGTGAGAGTACAAAGACATTTGATTGAAACTGAAGTGTATTCCATAGAAGATAGCATCTTTCTTGTTTCTTTCCAGAAGAAGTCATTCACATCCTCTGTTAGCTCTGGATCATAGTTAAACTCTCTTGCTACCAATCTTGAAACTATCTTAATATCCTTCATTAAGCATTATCAATTTTTATAAGAACGCCCATTGCAGGAGTGAGTGTAAAGTCTAATTCCTTTCTTAGAGAATACTCCTTACTGTCTATATTCCTAACAAGCATTCCAAATTTCTTTAATTTAGACAGAGTGTTCTTTAAACTGTCGTCTGATTTTAGAATACCTGCACTTAGAATAAGATCTTTTGTTTTTCTATTTATTTTATACACCATGAAATATGCAAGTACTGTCAACTCTGTATCTGACAGTTTGATATTTGTTAGTAAACAGAAAATGCTAATCATTGTCTTAGCTTGTTCTACTTTACTACTGGTTTTCTTTCGTATCTTTACTAGTTGCATTTTTCAAATTCTTAACAAAGATAGAACTATTATTGTAATTTTCCAAATAATTTGGTAATTTTCTTAAATCTTATCTTAACACCTCTTCTCTACCCATATTCTAAACTCTCTGCGACTCTCGCGCTCAACAGACACTCTGTTGGTTTGTTAGTGCGACTCCGCGCTGACAAAGCTACAGAAAATTTTTGGCAAAGTCAAGAATTTTACAAACTATTTTTAAAATAAATGAAAAAAGCTCCCTTTTAAGGAGCTTTAGCACGGGATAGACGATTCGAACATCTGTCCTACGGTTTTGGAGACCGAGATAATAACCACTATACGAATCCCGTATAAGGTGACAGTGGAGACTCGCACTCCATTCTCCTCTTTCACAGAGAGGCACTTTACTCAAAAGCTTCAGTCACAGATGCCTTGGATTGTACCGCCCAATCTTCTTCGGGGTCAAAACCCGACGTGTTACTTTTCTACTACAAGGCATTATAAGTGGGGAGAGCAAGAGTCGAACTTGCATTTAAGGCTCTTCAGGCCTCTACTCTACCATTGAGTTATCTCCCCTTCCAGAAATTAAGGCATATTTCTACGTGCGCATCCTTAACTTCTTTATGTGAGCCTGAGGTCGAAATCGAATCGACAACCTTTCCCTTACAAGGGGATTGCTCTACCAGTTGAGCTACAGCAGGCGTTAAGCTAATGGGGTACGATTTGAACGTACATGCAGAGGTTATTTATTTCCTTTATCTGCGCCACCGAGACGAGGAGGTGCGTCTGCCAAATTCCACCACCCATTAGTGTGTTAAGCGGGAAATGATGGTAACGCTCCACCGTCCTGAAGTTAACAGCTTCTCGCTCTACTTTTGAGCTAATTTCCCAATTGCGGTGTATCACGGTTACGATCCGAGGACACTTGTTAGACAGACAAGTATGATACCATTTCACCAATACACCGTTAAAGTCGAGTAGACTAGGCTCGAACTAGCATGCCCTTCCTTCCAAGGGAAGACGGAATTACCATTCCCGACACTACTCGATTAAAATAAAAAACCCTCAGCTTTTTGACTGAGGGTGTATGGAAAAACGTAAGAAAATCCTTAGTTAGCACAATACACCCTAGCCCGATCAGGTTGATTGGGAGTGAAGGTAAATGTATTATGCCAGTTGTTAATCATAGTGCAAAGGTAAAACAAATTTTTGAATTTTCCAAATTTTATTTTAAAGTGGGAGCTGATGGCGTCGAACCACCCGAGACCAAAGCCACCTGATTTACAGTCAGGCCCGCTACCCCTACGGTATAAACTCCCAATAAAGCGGAGGATAGAAGAATCGAACTCCTGTCGGTATTACCCGCCCTCTGTTTTCAAGACAGCGCCATTACCAGCTCTGGCAATCCTCCAAATGCGGAGAGCAGTGGCCCTGATCCACATACTCAATAGTACGAACGTCTTAGCAGGACGCCCCAGCTTCATGCTGATTTACTCTCCTTATGTAGCGATGGTGAGATTTGAACTCACAAACTTCAGATTTTAAGTCTGACGGCGTTACCAATTAGCCTACACCGCTGTGTACCCCCGGCGAGACTTGCACTCGCAAAACTCTAGTTTCTAAGACTAGCGACTTTTCTATTTGCCCACGGAGGTATATAAATAAAAATCCCCTGCTGTATTTAGTAGCAGGGGAGCCCGGTAAATTCCTAAGATAGTTAAAACCCGACAATATACTCCCCTGCCACAGGATAACTGAGGCTAGATAAATAGGAGAGTAGATATTGTTTCACGAATTTCATAATACAAAGATATGGTAAATATTTGAATCTACCAAATTCAGGTGGAGATAGTCGTAATCGAAACGACCACAGTCTGCTTGCAAGGCAAACTCGCCAGCCTTGGTACATGTACCCCCAGAAGTAGGAAGTCTGAGAATCGAACTCAGGAATTCATCTTGTAAGGATGATGTATTAAACCACTATACGAACTTCCTATAGTTGCCTCACTTGGAATTGAACCAAGATTTCATCCTTATCAGGGATGCGTGCTGACCATTCTACTATAAGGCAATTTGTTGGCTCACTCGGGCTTGAACCGAGAACATCCGGTTATGAGCCGGAAGTTTTAACCAGTTAAACTACGAGCCGATATGTACCCTCGAACGGTTACGCTCCGTCTTCTCCGCCTTGAAAGGGCAGCGTCCTAACTACTAGACGACAAGGGCTATTGTGCGCTACCGGGGAGTCAAACCCCGCCCCCCTGATTGGAAGTCAGGTAGACTATCGAAATCCTTGTAACGCAAGTTGTAGAGCTACTGTGAATCGAACACAGAATAGCAACTTAGAAGGATGCTGTTATATCCATTTAACTATAGCTCTGAGGACACAAAAGGGGTCGAACCTTTACTTCTTCACGTTCGTAGCGTGATGTTTTTCCATTAAACTATGTGTCCTTATTGTACTCCCGCACGGTACTGCCCCGTGTTCTATAGGTTAAAAGCCTATAGCTTCACTTTAAAGCTTCGAGAGTGTATAAAACAAAAACTCCCAAGCTTTTTTAAGGCTCAGGAGCTTCGATGTTATGACAAACTAAAGGAAAATTAAATATCATCATAGTACATAGAAACGCCTGAGCCGCATTTTATTGTGCGCTCCGCTCCTCTACCGACTATAATGATTGTTGACTGCATAAATCTTTTTTATTCTTTATTTGAACACAAAGGTAGGAAAACTTTTTCAATTTTCCAAATTTTTCTTTTAGAGTTCTAAATCTGAATCTGTTTCCTCATCAATTTCCTCATCCTCAGGGTCTATATAGTCTATAGGAATGAAGTCATTAATAGTTTTTCCTGAATATTGAACATCTATTTCTAAGAATTCAATGTATGGAATTTTAAGCACTAAACTGTCTCCATTCTTAAAATGAATTGTTGTATGTCCTTTTTCCTTAGCTCTGTTATAGTGATGGACATCATCCATTTCAAACACTACTGGACCATATTCATGAACAATTTCTGTCCTATATAGGCTTTGTTCATTATCGTTTCCTAAGAGTCTTTTAAGTTCTTGTTCTCCTTGGTCAATATTATTTTGTTTCACTGACAACTCTGACCATCTAGCTAACATCTGTACTTTTGCCATTATTTATTCTAAATTTAATAATTTTGAAACATCACCATCTGTTTTTTCTACTAACTCAATTAATGTATTAATATTCTTTGAGCCTACTGTCTTAATTTCGGTGTCACCATTGAAGAACTTCACATAGTCTTCTCTTTTAAAGGCAAACCAAATTTCCTTGTAGGGGTTAAAGTGAAATAACCATTGATATAGATTCTTGTTGCTCATCTTGTTTTTTACAAATATACACTGATTTATGGAGAATACCAAAGAAAAAAGGAAGTATTTTTTACTTCCTTTCTGGGTGTAACATATCTTTTACACATTCTTCTGTAAGAGTGATGATTTGTCCTGTTACAATATTAGTAAGAATACAAGTCCGACGTTTAAAATCATAAGTATCTATTCTATATACTCCTCTATCATCTGAGACTATGTCTCCTGGATAGTATACGTCCTTATTTTTTCCGAATATAGGCTCCATGTTTTACATCTTTCATTATTTCCCTCCACCTTGTAGCTAATAAGGTGGAATAAGTGACATCATTCAGCCCATAATTTCCTAAGCTCCATCCATCATTTATCTCAATAAGTTGAGTTTCTTTTCTTCTAGGATGACCCATACCTATTTCCATAGTTTCTCTTAGAGCTACACCAAAATCTATTCCATAAGCGGCAGGTGCTCCTATTTGTTGATAGTGTTTAATAGTATCTTGAACCACTCCTCTTTCAGGCATACTCCAGAGATCACCCAAATAGTGCTTAATTCCCTTAATTTCTCCATTAATTACATATACTCTCCACTCTGATTCGAATTCTATTACTTGTGAGAGCATAATTGGCGTGTCATCAGGAATATCCTTAAAATAGAAATCTACAGACTTCCTATCTTTCACTACTCCTGCTACAAACTCCTTAGCATACCTATCAGGCTTTACAAAGATGGGAAATCTCACTTTGTCTCCTCTTAAGTCCTTCATTGTAGCTCGTGCTATTTTTCTCTTAGCCCATCCTTCCAACTTTTCTGGAACATTTAAAGCTTTCTTTTTAGGAAGTCCTAGTTTTTGGAAATACTTGTTTGTATCCTCTATAAAAGCTACTACTATATTTGTGGTGCTTACAGGTACTTCATTAATATCCTCAAAGAATACTATATTAGCCTGTTTCTCTTTAAACCCCATATAAGCAGAGACAGCCCAATCAGCTATTGGAAAATTATTTAAACTCTGTATGTATATCGTGTAATTCATTATTTTATTCCTACTAATTTACATATTGTTCTGAATGTATTAATATCTGGACATATGAAATAAAGTCCTGAGAACTCTCCACAGCGAAGATTTATACGATGATCTTCTTCTATAGAAATAGTCCAATTTCCTTTCTCATAAGAATCAAATAGTTTCCTATACGTCCATCCTTCTGCTAAGAGTTGCTCTCCTGATAAGAAAGGAGCACGTATTTCAGCACATCCATCCCATATAGCTAAGGAAAGAACATCATCTATATTACAATTCCATCCATCTTTTGCTTCTTCATCTGGGTAGAGAATAGTGATGGGTTCATAAGTGTTCTCATATCCTAAATTCCAATTAATTTCTCCCTCCCATCCTACTCTTATTTCCTCTTTAGTAGGATAGTGATATTTATTTTCCATCTTTCATCTTATTTATTATATTGTACCATCTAAGACTATCAGCACACTCTTCCACTACTTTCTTAATAATCTCTGGGTTTTCTAATACTTCCTCTATTTCAAGGTTTCTGTAAATAGCTATTCTTTGTCCATTATCTCTATCCATCTCTAAATACACTCTTAATTTATCTTTTTCTTTCATTCTTTTTCTTTTGAACACCTACAAGGTGTATAATCACAGTAGGAACAATGTGGGCTGTTTGCCCTAAATTTTTCCTCATATATTTCTTTCTCAGTCATCCACTGGTGGGGGTCAGTAGAGGTGTGGTTGGGCGCGTCCTCTTTTTTCACAGCTTTAAATGGTGTATCCTTCCATATTCTATTCCACTCATCTACTGCTCCGTCCACGAAATCATTGAGCTCGTTCTTTGGCGCTCTCCTGATTTTTCGATAGCCATTATCACAACAAGCTATAATATGCATTACATTAGGATCGTTATGACAGCCGCATGTGCAGGGAATCAGATCATACTCTCGCTTCTCCACATCGAGCACTTCTCTCTTTTTCCGATCTTCCTCCACCATCTTATTCCAGAGTTCTTCTCTGTTGGGCCACCAAAACTCATTTTCCCACTTATCCATTAGTTCTTTACAGAACTTCTCATATTCTTCTAGGCTCTCTTTTGTTCCCCACATTTCCACTAGGGGATGTTTAATTATTTCCGTTGATGATGATTGTTGCTGCTGGTTCATGAAATCCGTCTTTTAACTGTTTTAGAAAATCCTCTAGGAACTTAATATACTCTGCTCTTATATCTGAAGGAATATCATCTACTGAGAGCACTTGCCATTCGTTTCCTCCTATATACTTGTACCAGTAGGGATTGGCGCACATGTGTGTCACCCCTTTTGGACGAGAAACATGCCCTGTGCTACTAATAAAATCAATTACATCTGGGCGTAAATCTATTTTTATCATTTGCTTTGTTTATTGCTTTGTTAAAGGCTAGAATATCTCTCATTGTTCTATATCCTGCCCCATTAATATAATACGTGTGAGGAGCGATCTTCTTAATCTTCAAATCACACTGTTGTTTCGGACGTTTCATTATTTATAGTTTTAGGTGTTTGTTTCACTCTTATAAATCCCAATGTAGGAAGACCTCTCCACTTACCCCGAAGAACGCTCTCATCATCTCCATCCCATTCCTTAAAATAGGAAAACCACTCTTCATCTAATAGTCTTTCTTCCCACTTCCAACCAGTATATTCATCATTAAATAAATAACTCTCATAAGACTCCTTAGAAAATGTACATACCTCCATATCATATTCTCCATGCACCCGAAACTCAATGGGCATTCCTATATAAAGCTCTTTTTTTGTTGGTGTTCTATACATATACACAAAAATACGAAATAGCCCCCACATTGCCAAATTTATTATTTGATGCCCCCTACCCTATAACTAATTATTATTCAGTGTGTTAGTATGGGTACCCAGTAACAACACCTCCCCTCCTTAAATCTAGCGCGGCGATAGTGCCCGTACCACCACCTAAATTTGTTTTTATGAAAGTAAAATTCACAGTTGTCACATGCAATCCTAATAAAGAAGGAGGATTTGTATTTAAGCTTGAGAACATTGAAGAGGTGAAAGCCTTTGGAATGATTAAAAGCATTAAGAGGACATATTACATCGGAGGAATGCCTCAGGAAGTACCAGTTGGCACTGAGTTTGAAGAAGAATTAAATAACTTCGAGATTAAAGAACGTAGCTATGTCATTGATACTGAAGATGAGGCAGGCAATTCTAAACAAGAGACTATATGGCTCAAATGGTTGCATGTGAAGAGTACAGTTGATAAGAACACTAAAGTGAAAAGAGAGGCGTAAAGCCTTTCTTTTTGTTAATATTGGATAGTTACAGACCAGTAAACGTATCGTACGAGGAGCAGAAATGCACACTAACAACTATCTGGTCTGTAATTTCCATGAAATAGCCACAGATTTAGAGCATGGTTATGCGAAGAATTTCGCTGAAACTCAAGCTGGACGGGAATTGTTCCTTAGGGAGAAAAAAATTTATTTGAACATTCACCGTTAGTATTCACATGAGATTACCAATGTTTTCTTGAGCATATTTAGGTGGAAATTTACTGGTTAAGGCTAAGGTTTACTGGGTTTATTTAAGGAGCAGAGAGCAATTTCTGCTCCATTTTATTTGTTATTGGCTATTCCAATCGTTCATAACTGATTGATTGTGAAGTTGTTGTAGGTGTGGAGGTGTTAATGCTGGGTACAACACACGCATTAATTAAGTACAAAACAAATCGTCCAAAACAATATTATTAACTATTATTCTATTGCATTTATGAAACATATTTGTTACAAATCCAGAAAACAATTAATCTCTATATATGGAGAGAATATTGGTTCTGTATTACATAAAGTCATTTATAGTAGAAGGCAATTAAATAAAAGATTAGGT